GGTCGGAACGGGAATTAATCCCGTTCCTCCTACTCGATTTGTCCTTCATTACCATATTAACCTTGTATATCTTTGTACCAAAACAAACGCAAGATGAAGAAACCGACCAAACGTCTGCTCTGGACGGAGGCGTACAAGCTGATGAACGCCCGCACTCCGGACGGGAAAAACAAGCCGTTCGACATACGTTTTGTGTGTAAGGACGGAACGATAAGCGAATGTTACAACGTGCAGCGTGCCGTTTCGTACAACCGAGAAAAGGGATACCGTAAACTGGTAATGCAAAACGGAGATTTCCGTTACGTGTACGACGTACTTATTCTGCAGATTAACGACACAAAGATATTGGTTAAGTAGTTATATGGCGACAAACACAAAAAATATAAACCGTAAGAAGTCAAACCCGGGAATAAAGGAGTTCAGAGGAAAAGTGACTTCACTCGTAGACCGTGGATACCAGTATATCGGCATGGCCCGCGTGTCGGAAATCCCGTCTGTATCTTCCTCGGAAATGATGAAAGGGGGAGGGGCCATCGGCGGACTTCCCATTCAGGGCACGTTTGATATTTTCGACAGCCGGCAGTCAAACCCGGTGCCGGTCAGCAATGCCGGAACACCCGGTCTGGGTTACATTCCATGGGGACCTGGCAACATGCTGCCGAATACCATCTACAAGCTGGTTGGAAGTCTGCCGTACACGGCAACCGCCATCAAATATATTATCGACCTGACGGTAGGGCTCGGGCCACAGCTCATGTACCGCTGGTCACGCTATGTAAACGGTACGGTAAAGACTGAGCTGATTCCCTTCAAGGATGCCGGACTACTGATTCGCAACCGCATCATGGAGATTCAGGCACAGATTGACCAGCAGAAAGCAGAAAGCGGCGAAGAGCAGGGTGGGGGAGGCACAATCACCTGGTCGCAGGCCGTGCCCGGAGAGGATCAGAAAGATACCGCACAGGTTGGAACACCGGAATACGAGCTGAAGCAGCTTCGTGAAGACTATCGCACCTGGGAAGAGACAGACAAGGAATGGGACAAGTTCTGTGAAAATAACAATCTGGAACTTCACTACCTGAAGTGCATGACAGACGACGCGCACATGGACATTTATTTCCCGACCATCGGGCTAAGCATCGGACGGAAGGACGAAGAGTGGGACCCGAAGATTGTGAAGCTGGGAAGCATTCCGGCGGTGTGCTGCCGCATGGAGGAAATGGACGAACGGATGCGCATAAACTACGTGTATTATGCGGAGAAGTGGCGAAAGGATGCCACGCCAAAGCTGGAAAGAAAGGATGTAGTGGCCTATCCCACACTGATGCCGGAAAACATGCTTACGGAGCTTCGCCGTCAGGTGGAAAAGAGTAAGAACCGTCCTCCGAAGAAACGTACCACCTGGTTCTGCTGTCCCAGCTATTACCCTTCAATGCTGAAACCTTATTACCCGCAGCCAGCCTGGTGGAGTATCTTCCCGTCGATGACCTACGATTACGCCACGACATTGATTACCGACAAGGCCATGGCCCGACAAAATGCAACCATGTGGGGGAAAATGATTTTCATCAACAACGAATACCTTCGTGCGATGTTCGATGAAATGGGAGCGGATACTACCGAAGCGAAACAAGCTGTACGTGACAGTATCTATAAGAAGGTGAATGAGTTCCTTCAACGCCGCGAGAACAACGGGAAAACTATCTGTCTGGACTCGTTTGTAGGCCCTGACGGAAAGACGATGCAGCATGCGGTGGAAATTGTGGATGTGCCGCAGCTGACAAATTCCAGGGATTTAAAAGAGGAGTTGTCCGAAATCTCAAGCGTGGTGTTCTTTGCCATAGGGGTTCACCCTTCTTTGATTGGAAGCACACCCGGGAATAGCGGAAGCACCGGAGGTACCTACATGCGCGAATTGCAGTTGCTCAAGCAAAACCAGCTTTCTACCCGGCAGCGCATTTATCTGCGGTTCCTGAAGAATATCTATACATTCAATAAATGGGACAAGCACGGAGAAATAGTCATCCGTCAGCAGACATTTACCACGCTCGACCGTAGCGCAACCGGCACAGAAGAGACAGAATCCACGCTATAACATACATTTTTCTTCTTCTTTTTTTGGTTTTATTCACAGAAAAAATCCCGGCAAAACGTCTGATTTGTCGGGATTTTTGTTGATTTTGGCTCAAGTGTTTATTAATAGATTTTTCAGTGGCGTAGTATCGCCACTCCAGTCGCGCTTAATAGATTTTTTGGTGGCGATACTACGCCACTGAACTCGCATAACTACGATTTTTCTTCATCTTTGCTTTTTGAATCTTTATTTTCCGGTTGTTTTTCATGGCTTATGCTCCCTTGAATGGCGTTTAAAAGATTGATAATCAATCTGTGTTCAATCCGCTTTATCATCAGGAACTGGGTGCATGTCTTGGCTATCTGTGCAATGATGAAAGAAAGCATCAATATAATAGAGATGAAAAAATTGTACAACAAGTCCCTTGTTTCAGTCCCGTTAAAATATGAAAAAACAGAAAAGGCTATTTGAGCACATACGAAAATAGGGAAAATAAAGTTGATTGCTTTTAAGATTTTATCTTTCATAATCTGTTTGTATTTTTATGTATAAATAAATGTATAAAATTACTGTTCTATTTCCACACTCAGATAGGGCATTCCACCTGGTAGCATTGGCCATATCTCCGCGTCTGGTGTAAGCATCCGCATCTGTTTTGAAGCGAGTCCAAGCAGGCAAAGCTTTTCTACCTCTGTATGGAATCCTGTCCATAGTTGCCCGTCTTTGGTAGAACACGCCTGAAGGAAAGAGGCTCCATCGCCTGAGCCGGGAAAGAATCCGTCGGGCAGTTGTGAAAGCATTTCGCGTATCTCGTGCCGGTGCACCTCGATGCGTTCCGGATGGAATCCGACTTTTACTGTAGGGTTCTGAATGGAGTTCACAAACAGATAGAGGTTTTTCCCTTTACATTCTTCGTATTCTTCGTGGCTGCGAAACATGCAGTCGGCGAAAATTCGGTCTACATTTTCAGTATTCAGTTCGGTCATGGCTCTGTGATTTAAATGTCGTCAAGGTTATTGAAATTAACGATGATTTCGCTAATAACGTATATATACTCTCCTTTGCTTTCACTTCCCAGATAGGTGGTAGTATTTATTTTGTCAATATTAGAATGTGGGAAAGAGTTTTCAAAGAGTTCTTTCAGCATATTGAAGTTTTTTTCGGATGCAGTAAGGTGTTGTCCATATCTTACTAAAGAAGATACATCGAATCCTTTATGTTTCAACATGGACACCTGCTCTTCTGCTTTTCTCACATGTCTGAAAGGATGGATATATCCTCTCAGAGTGGCAGTCATTCCGTATTCATTGAATGTAATGCTTTCTATGTTCCCGGTTCCTTCATTGTGCCACCATTCATAGAAGGATTCACAGATAAGTTTTAGCCGTTCTCTTGCATCCTCGTTTGATACTTTCATCCCAAGCTGTTTTCTTAGTTCCAGGTTCTCATGGTTGAGTGAGCGTATTTCCTGGATGTATTCATTGTATTTTTTGTTGATGTCACCTTCATATCCGAGGCTGTTCAGAATTTCTATAGAATTTTGTTCAAACAATTCTGCACTTGACTCTTTTGTACCTTCGTTTAGTTCCCCTTTTTGAAGCAAATAAAGCAATAATGAGAAATTTTTGACCAACGTCTCCATTTTTACACACAACATTCCGTGCAATGTTCCGTCCGGATCAAGAACCGGAGTATTATCATCGTTCTTTTTAAAGTTTATTTTTCTTTCTTCCATGGTTTTTTCGTTTTAAATGTTTTCGGCCAGCAAGTCTGCTATGTCATCAAGTCTTATCAATTCGCTTTCCTCGCATGAATTTATGCAAAGAATAATGAGTCTGTTTATCTTTACTTTTCTATTCATTACTACATCCAGCTTTGTTTTTCCTCGATTTGCATCGTTTAAATACAAATGTTCATTTACCGCTTCTTTCAGTTCTTCAGATGGGTCCTGTTCCGAAGATTTGGCAAATTGAATCATCAGCCTGACAGCTTTTTCTTCACTTTCTTCCAATTCACGTTTTTCTATGTAGCCATAAGTCCCGCTTTCGTCCAGTACAAAAGATTCCAGATCGGCGTATTCGTCACAGTCGTATTTTGACTGTACTACGTTTACAATATCCAGTGCTTCCTGTGCATTATCTCTTTTGCCTAAATCTATATATTTCTCGCATTCCTGAGCGAAAATGTCTCGTATATATACAAGCTGGTCCTCTGTAAATTCTTTTTTCATGGTTTATTCGTTTTATTCTGTATCTAAAATATCATAGGTTTTATTATCGCCCTGATAGTCATCCAGCGGGCACCAGTCTGGGATTTCTATTTGTACATCAAGAAATTTGGTTACGTCGTTTCGTTTTACCACCCTATTCATGGGTGAACATAGAATAATATATCCAAAACTAGCGCCTTCCAAGTTGTATTTCCGATGGGAAACGCATTGTTCGCAATGCGAAACAATTGTGCTGATTTTCTTTTTCCCTGCCATAGGTTCTAGTTATTATATCTCACCATAGGTACTTCACATTGTGAATCACGTAGGTCTTTTTCTTTAAGCCCGTAAATTTCATTCTCTCCGGTGTAGCAATCCAGCGGGCACCATTCCGGGATAAAGTTACTCATATTTATCTTATCTGTGTGATAAATATAATCATCACTAATGATTATTTGTTCTTTTTCTTTGCATACAAGCACTGAACCGGTTGAGCCTTGAGAAGAGTCGTACCTTTTTGAGTGCGGACACTTCAGGCAGTCGGTAATAACTGCACTTATTCTGGGTTTAACTTTATTGTCCATACTACTTATTTTTATTCCGGTAGTGGGTTATCAAATATTTCTTTCAGTTTATTCATTGATTCCTGAATACGTTTTTCAAGGTTTTCCGTGTAGTGGTCATCATTTATCGGATTGGGGATAAATGTTGTTTCTACTCCGTAACGACCTATGTCAAGAGGGAGAGGGAAAAACGCAACAGTATCTACTGTCGTTCCTGGAATCAAATTGACGGTAATGCTCACGCCTTTAATGTCTTTCACTATCATAAACCAGACGCTATGATTCTTGCACGTTGCGAGGTCCTTTATCAGTCCTTTCTCTTCCAGTGGTTTCAGGTATTTCGTAATGTATAAATCGGTGTTTACTGACATCCTGTTTAGTTCATCATTAAGGGATTTATTTGCAGCCATCAGTCTTTGATAAATAAACCTCCGTTCTGGTGATCTAAATGTTTCCTCTGCTGACACATCGGACTTAAAAAATGTGATATGGTCTTCATCGGCCTCTGTTTCGATAATGACTTTCATTGAGTTTTCTCGTGACGGCTCATTCAGTCTGAACATGATACGACATCTGCATGGAATAACCCGCAAGTCTGTGATAATTCCTTTCTCTTCCAGCGGTTTCAGGTATTCAGACACATATTTTTCTATTGAATAATCGTTTGCGGTCATAGGCTTATTTCTATTTGATAAATTGTTCTTTTATATACTTTATTCCTTGAAGGATATATTGTTCAATTGTCTCTGTGTAATGCGGGTCGTTCTTCGGGTTTAGAAGTCCGGCCCTGTACAATGGCCTGTATTTGCAAAATCCAGTAGTGGGATAAAAGAATACGCAGTCTTCATTTTTACCTGGTTTTAAATGCGCGGATATTTCTTTCCCATTTATGTTTTCTACCAGCGTAAACCAAATATCTCTCTCACAGTCTTCATGAACGTCCTTTATAAGACCTTTTTCTTTTAGCGGTTTTAAGTATTTGGTGATATATTCATTTCCTTCCTCAAGAACAACTCGATAGCTCTTTTCATCATACTGTTTCACCCATTTCATTTCACCTTCTAACCGTTCTTTAGCATCTGTAATGAAATAGAGTATATTTTTTAGTTCATCGTATGAAACCTGGTAACTAATCGCAGAAAAGAACAAAGTAAACTTGATTGTGTTTGAGTTGTCTTTTTTGTTTATTTCTGCTTTTATTGGAAGTCCTTTTATCAGCTCCTTCAATTGGAAACGTATCCTATTCAGATTAGGGTAAATTCGTATTCTGTATATGGCTCCTTTCTCTTCCAGCGGTTTCAGGTATTCAGACACACATTTTTCTATTGAGTAATCGTTTGCGGTCATGGTAAATATGTTATTCCAGTAGTTTTTTAATCTTTGCTACGAGTTTTGACCAGGCTTTTTGACAGATTTTGGAAATTCCTTTTTGATTTATTTTTCGTCATAATCGCCTGTATTAATATTTCTGATAGACTCTCTGTACTGAGGATAGTCAAGCATGTTAAGAAGCCGGTTGTCGCTGGATATAAATTTCTGTTTGTCCCACATTTCATGCAAGACTTCTTCACTGAATACTCCTTCCCAAAGTAATATATGTTTCAGTGCATCAATGTTTATTTCCTTGACTCCGTACTGGAAACATTTATACTGGAGGTAATTGGCATACATTACGGCGATGGCCGGACGGTCTATAAGTGTACTTATTATAAGTGCTGAAGGATAATCTATCTTGTAAGGAAAATTTTCAGCGACAAGATTTATCATGAAAGAAGTGTAATCAGACTGCGAAGAAAGTTCTTTATGTGCATTCAGGAAATTACCAACAATCTCATGATTCATTTTGAAAATGGAAAGTAGTTTCCTTTGTGTATCATTTATTTCTATTTTTGATTTCCCATCCAGTTCCTCACACCATTTCTGAATGGCGTCTGGACCGAGGTCTTTCTGATGTTTAAATTCCATAGCAATGTTGTTTTGGGGATTTATTTCTGTTTTTCGGTTTCTTGGTAATCACTCCACTCTCTTATCTCTGCATTACAGCAGGGGCACAAAACATATAGCAATGTTTTTTCTATTCTTGTAAATGGGAACTCCCCATCACTCCTGGATTGCACGTCCCTTTTATCGAAAGTAAACTCGCACCCGCAGAACTGGCAGGTCGCTATTTTCTTTTTGTATTTCCCTTCTTTGATAATTTCAATCATATTGTTACAGGTTACGACAACACCACATACATGGCTGCCAAAAACAGATAATATAATTTGGTTTTACTCATGTTTTTTAGTTTTGATTAATATCCGTTTTCACATGCTTTGCAGCAAAATTTCTCACGATTTCCAGCATCGGAATCAGTGATTTCGTATTTACGACCGCACTGCTGGCAGGTATATTCAATCACGTCCGACTGATAGTATTTGCAGGAATTTTCCGTTTTTACTTCCTTCCCGAAATTGGTACATTTCCCGTCGCCATAGCTGTTGCATGTTGCGCAGGTGGGGGAGAAGTTTTCGCAGTTGTCTAATTTCACTCTGACTGTCACTTTTTCTTGATGTGAAGTGAAGTAAGGTTGCTGAAACTCTTTTCCATTTTTAAAGTCGATACAGTAAAATCTAAACATTAAATTGCTAAGGCATATAATGTTATAATCAGAGATGACTCGATATATATGACTCATGTGCCTTTCCCCGTTACCACATTCAATAGCCATGCTGGAATAATCAGGTATTGAATCTGCTACAATACCCATAAACTCTCTAAATGTGTTTTTTATGACTTCCGGATCATGCTGTATATACTCATTTGATTCTAAGTCACGTGCTAATATTCCGAGTTTTAGATTTATCGAATTGCATTTATCGCACAGTTCTTCATATTTAATAGCTTCTGCTTTTTTGTCGAATCGGCTACCATCATTTGTTTCGTATATTTCTATTGCTTTCATAATAAATTTATATTTAGAAGTTCGGGGTTATCGTGAATATTACCTATTACATCTATATCCATTTTCTCCCACCATGATATAGGAGGTTGCATCCAAATATCCAATTGGTCCTGATTGTTCAAATCACAAATATTGGCGATACAAAAGGCTGCTCTCTCTGGGATAAATTTCACCAATTTTGGAAAGTCTACGTTGACAGTTATTATGTCTCCGTCGTAGATTTCCGTTTTGTCCTTATCTTTTCTCCCGATGAACTGGCCAACCGTATTTTCCTTATAATGGTTCCAGAATTATTTTCTATGTATGTTTGAGTCTTCACGGACCGCAACCGTTGATTACGGATTTTCCCCCAATATTCAATATCAATACTGTTGAAAATATGCCTGCGAATTTTTGCAGCTTTTTTAGCGTATTGCATAATGTCTTCGATAGGCCGGCACATTCTTCGTTGAATATCAAAACCAATTTCTTCGATTCTGTTAAAACAATTCACTTTTATGTAACATAGCCCGATTTTCTCTACTTCTGCAAAGACAAATATGTCGCTTAAAAAGAATGGATTAGGTGTCTCATATATTTTCATATCAGTTATTTTTATTTTTCCGTATTAGGTATTAAGTCTTTTATGTAAGCCCATCTTATAAGTCCCCAATCTTTAACATAATCATCCCATGCAAAAGGTTCATCTTCGGAAGGGTATATACCATCGACATGATAAGCATGTACAGCGTTTTCATAAAGGAAATATTCTTCATAATTAGGCTCTTCTTTTACACCATGCCACACGCTGTCTATTCTCCATTCTGCGACATTTACACAAGCATTCTCAACATCTTCCTGTGAAATTGCGCTTCCTCCGTAATAAACTAAGCATGCCAGTTCTTCAGCCTCCTTTTTAGCTGCGTTTTCTATATCTTCTCTTTTCATGGTTTTTCTTTTAAGTATTCTTTATTCAGGTGATTGTTTTCTATAAGCCATTCAAACATTCCGATGGCCGCGTTAAATATGCTTCCATCATCACCCGTATCAAATCCAGTAAGATAATTTATCGTCTTGTCTTCATTGAATGAGAAATAGGCAATATCATCTGTGGATATAAACAATCCCCAACGATTGTTCCCTAAAACTATATCTTTAGGCATTATCTTCTGAATACGTGTCAGACTCCATGCAGGAACATCTTTTCCCCAGAGAGCGTCGAAAATCTCCTCTCCGGTCATCAGGGTGCCGTCCGGGTGCTTATGGAAAGGGCTTTTTAGTTTTGCGATTCTTTCCGGTGTCCAATACTTCCCTCTCAATGTGGGAGGTTTTGTTTGAAGTTCCCATTCCCATGATTTTACCCGGCTGTTGGTGTAGTGATACACCATGTCGGCCGTTTCCGGTTTCAGCCCCAGCGAAAGAAGTATTTCCGACTGGTCGCGTGTAGTTGCTATTTGTGATTTGAAGTCCATATATTATTCCTCCACTTTTACAAAGATTACACTAGTTTTATCCTTTCTACTTGTATCGCATTTACCTACAAATGCGATACAAAATCGTCACACATCGGGAAATTCTCGTTCCAGAAAAAACATCCTACACACGATGTAGGCTTTTTAGATGGTTCAACTCTCAGCTTCACAAGCCCGCACTGAAATGTTTCTCCGACATTAAATTCTTTCTTTGCCATATTATAATTCCATTGATTTTTGAAGTTCACTAACAAGTACATCTGCCTGTCTTGTAGCTAACTCAGCCATTGATTCAAGTGGGTTATAGGCTGTTTTACTTGCATGGAGAGCTATATCCTTACTTGAATATATTCCTTGTAATATTGCAATTGCAGACTGTATACGTACTTGCTGCCAATCTGGATAAACATTTTTGAAATCCAGTTCGGTATCAAAATACGTATTCCCGTCAGAGCCTTCATATACACTTTTTGCACCAGAATTTGCAGTAGGTTGAGAGTTAAGGTTCAACTTAACTTCAACAATTTTCCCGGTATATAAAACTTTTGCTTTCATGTTTTATTCCTCTACTTCTACAAAAATTACATTGGTTTTATCTTCCCTCTCATTTTTACTGCATCCACCGCAAATTTTCTTTAATGCGGGTAACATAATGTCGCAATCAAAACAATATGGATTATAGAATATACATTTACAGCATCCTTTACCTTCCTCTACTCTCAGCTTTACCAGTCCGCACTGAAAGGTTTCTCCGACTTTAAATTCTTTCTTCGCCATAATCAATCTTCGTCTTTAGGGAACAACTTCTCAATATCGTTGGTATAAAAGCTCAGTATATCTTCAAAATGATCAATATAAATACCTGTTCTTTCTGTTAAACAATTAGGGAATCGTTCAGTATCTATTTCCAATATCTTATCAAAAACAGTCGTGCAATTAGAATATTCTATCCATACCGCAAGACCATGGCCCATTTGCCATTCATATTGATCAATCAGTTCTGTGAGTAATTTTAATTTCTTAAAATCCATATCCTATTTATTTTCTTTGTTCTTTAACCGAATTTGTTCCTAAAGCTGTTCAGCATTCTTTTTCTGAAAGTTCGGACACTGATATACATCTCCAAACGCAATTAGTACCATGACAGGGAATAGCATCCCATGCTGGCAACTTCTTCCAAATGCGTCAGCAAATGTGCAGTCTTCGCACCGCCCGTTTACGTCATACGCTGCCATATTATTCTTCTTTTTTATCGTTTTGTATTTCAGATAATTTATTAATCACTAGGTATGTAAGCATAAATTCTATGAAAAGGATGTCGTAATCCAAACCGGAGAAATAGCTCATTGCCATAACGAAAGCCACAAGACCTACAAAAATTGCAGTAGCAATAAAATACTCTTTCATCATTAATACCTGAATTTACCGAATTGAATTACTGCCATTGGCTTGCTAAAATCATAACCTCGGAACCACTCTTTCCAGTCGTCTACCGACAGACCATCGTTGGCCGCAAGTTCTTTCAGTTCCGGATATTTACCGTCGATGTCAAAGAAATTGAAAGAGGCACATCCGTCGCGATCCAGCTGGAAGGTAAGTTTCTGAATACCTGTTCCAGATTCCGCAGTCAGACAGCCTATTGTTATTTGTCTGCTGAAATACGGACGGGCTTCCCACTGACGGACGGAGATAACCGCTTCACCTTGCTGCACCTCGTGTATGCGTTTTGCCCAGAGCGGGAAGTTGGTCCGGATGGTGTGTCGTTTTTCGCCGGAAAGGAATTTCTTACGGAATCCGGTAGGGTTTCCCGACCGGGGATGTTTGGTCGGGAAAGATTGCGAAAGCATGAGCACGTAAGTCTTTTTCATAACTTTTTTAGATTTCATGTTCATCGTTTTATTACATTTTACCTACCGCAAAAATAGCAATTTTAAACCGAAATCGCATTAAAATTGTTTCTAAATTTCATAAAACCTCCGATTTTTCGTTTTTTGTCCTTCAAACTACCGAATCAGACCGCTAACTTTGAGGAAAAACACAAAGACTATGTTAGTAACGAAAACCGAAGAAATCAGGGCATACGTGCCCACCAGCGTGTACAGCGGCGACCAGTCACTTCTCACAATCATGGAAGAAACAGAAGAGAACATTCTTGTGCCGATACTTGGGCGTAAACTCTACGAAAAGGTATGCGGAGAATACGATAAGGCTATGGAAGAGTATGGCGGAGTGACGGCGGCCTACGTGGGAAAAGAAAACCTTACACCCGAAATCCGTCTGATACGTGCCTGCCAGCTTCCGGTGGTCTACTTGTCGCTGGCCAACAGCACCGGCATTCTCACGGTGAGTCTGAACGACGGAGGTGGACTGAATCAGGTGTACACCGACGGGTACGACAAGGCCGACGAGAAATCCGTGAGCCGGTTTGAACGCGATGCGTATTTCAAGGGCCGTCGCGGAGTGGACCGTCTGCTGGTATTCCTGGAAGAGGATGCGTGCAGTCAGGCCCCCGTGTTTGCCGATTTGTGGCGCGAAAGCCGGTATTTCTACCTACAGGGAGATTTGCTGTTTACTACCGCCATCGAGATGAACCGTTTTCTGGACATCAACGAAAGCCGGGAGAAGTTCATCGCCATGTTGCCTGACATTCGCTATTGCCAAAGTGCCTACATAGAGCCGGAGATAGGGGAGGAGCTGACCGATGCGCTGGTGAAATGGTGCACGCGCTCGCTAAAGTCCGACCTTTTCACGGGAGAAGACAAGGATGCCATAAATGCGGTGTGGCAGAAGGCTGTGGACTATCTGCGCATGGCGCTGGCATTGTACATCGAGTCGCGCCGTCCGGAAAAACAGCGCAAGTACAGCGAAAACGAGGCAGCTTATTCCATGACAAAGGCACGCAAATTTATCTCCAACCATCAGGATTCTTTCGGAGAGTTTATCAAGGATTCTCCGCTGTATGTGCCGCCGCTCACTGAAACAACCGGACCGGACAAGCAGCCCATATTCGACTATGACAACCAGGATAACTCCCTCTTTGTGCTTCGTCCGCAAGCCTTCAACCGGCACTGATTTTTTGTCCTTCATTCTCAGTTGTCATATACCTAACTTTGGAGTATAAAGAAACGACAAATGGATACGACAAACTACCAGATACATCTTCCGGCACTTCCCGACAGTTGGAACCGGCTGTCGACCGAAGAGCTGGAAGAGGTGAACAGACTTTACAAGCGTAAGGAGGCTATGGCTGCGGCAGGAGAAGAAGAACGTGCCGACCGTATTTTCAAACTGAAGTGCTTCATGCTTTTTCTCGGACTGAAAATCGTGCGGCGCACCGTGACCGATGAAAATGGTGAAACGGTTTTTCTTTTCCGGCGCAAAGGGATTCGCCACCTGTTTGAGCGCATTCCCATGCGGGCATGGCAGGTGGACCAGTGGATTGACCAGAAGCTCGGTTTCCTGGACAATCCTTTTGCACGCACCGTCACTCCCTACGGAATTATCCGCCTTCGTATGGGGACCCTTCGTCTGAAAGCACCGAAAGATGTGATGTCCGATGTCAGCTTTGCGCAGTACCAGTCCGCACAGAACCTGCTTATCATGTACTGGGATGCACAGAAGGTTCTACAGACACTTGTAAGGCGAAAATCGACACATGCCGCCATCCGGATGCAGTTGCGCCGCATGAAGCAGGCACGATGCCGGTTTCTGGCCACGCTGTTTAATGAATCCGTGCGCGAGACGGGAGAGATACGCGAAGGACGCTACCTGCGCAAGTGTAAGCGCCGCGTGTGGTCGTTCAACTCCGGGCAGATACAGAGAAACGCCCGCTGGTTTAGCATGGTAGAAGCCCGCATGTTCCCCGTCATGGTTCAGTATTTTCAAAGTGTGCAAGAAGCCTATGCTCGTATGTATCCTGAACTGTTTACTTCAAACGGTAAAAAGAACGGCATCTATAGTCCAATAAAGATAGAGGTAGAGATGATAAATAATATTATGAAGTACCAGGGATTTGATGACTACGATGCAGTATATGATAGTGAGGCTGTACGTATTCTGGGAATTATGAATGCCATGGCTAAGGAAGCCAAGGAAATTGAGAAAATGAATCAGAAATACAGAAAAGGGAAATGATAACCGATTACCAGAGTAACGCATACCGAATTTCTTACCAGGGCGTGTCCATGACAGAAAACGCACTGGGAAACCCCAACCTGATTCAGGTGGGGGTGGTTCCGGGCTGTACCATCATGGTGGTTCCGCAGAAAAGCTACGGCATAGATTATCTGCCCAACGGAGAATACCGAAGCTGGACGCTGACGGGATACAACACCCGTCTGAACCGCACGGAGGCACACTACATCTATGCCCGTCTGGAACGTGATTCGGGCGATGCCATGGTGCTGTTTTCCGTGAACGACTATGCTACTGACGGAAGCATCGGCGGAGAGAATCCCAGCAAAGATTTCTATTACATACGTATCGGAAGCATTACCGCCACCGACAGTCTGGAAGCTGCCACCCTCGACCGTGAAATTACACTGGACTACGGTAAGCTTTCTACTCCTGCAGGTAATGACCAGGATGCAGCCGGATGGAAGGAACTGTTCGAACTGACCGCAGAAGGATTGATCCGTCCGCTGAAACGTTTCACTTCCTTTATTGTGCAGGGCACGCTTTCCATTATCGGGAAACTGGTTATCAACGACAAGCAGATTACGGATGTGGCACGCCAGGGAGATGATGGTAGTTTTGTAGAAAGCGATGAAAATTTGCCCACAACAAAACTGTTGATGGGTAAATATCTTGATGAACTTAGGAAAAGACTTTTAAGTAAAGACCGTGAGGACCAGACAAAATTTCTTCTCAAGTTTGGCGAGTTTATTGACAGCATGATCGCCGGGAAGGGTGCTGGTATATTCCCCGACGGTCGTGGGCAGTTCGAGAAGCTCGAGGTGCGCAGCGCAATGATTGTGAAGGAGCTTATTTATAATCGCTGGTTCGCGCAGGAAGGTAACGTTACTTATTCAGAAGCCGGCACAATCGAACGGATTGAACTTCTTGAAGACGGCACGTATGACTTGTATCTCCGCCGCAGATGGGATAATGATATCACGGCAATCAAGGAACAGGACGTAAGTTATGGCTCAGTAAATAACCTTAATTCAAAGGGAGAGTATTATGACAGCTGGTTCCGCGTCCTTAGTGTCATGCAGGCTGAGAATAAGATTAATGTAGTGCTCTATCCGGATGAAGAAGTTCCTGGGGGCAAGAACTATCCTCCAGCTGTCGGTATGGTGATTACACGTCGTGGCAATGCGGTAGACGAAGAACGGCAAGGATTCTGGTATATCTCATCGTATGAGGGCTGCATCTGTATGCTGGATGGCGTAACAAAGCCCGTGCTGGAAGAATCTAATTACAGTATCATTATCGGAAAACTAAAGCGATTGGAACTGTTCGATAACCTCCCAATCAACTACCGACAGAGTTATGTGTATTGCCGTGGTATCGCTATCCAGGACTTGATGCGGATAGACTATCAGGGTGTGGTTATCGTACAGCTTAACGACCGTGGGTTCTGGTCGCTGGAGGTTGCCCAGAGCGAGAATCCTTATAAGGTTGGGAAAGATACGGTCGATACGGTATGGCATTACGGCTGTCGCTGGAAGTGCCTTGTTTCCGGAACGACGGATGAACCTCGCTATGCCAGCACAGGCTGGGCGATGATTGAAGGTAATCCAGCCTTTACGATAGATATTGATAGCGAAAACGGTTGGCAGTTTGACGGAAGCCAGCTACAGGAAGGTATAGTCTTTACGACTCTTCATGTAACCGGACAGCTCTATAACCGTGACGTGACAGACAGCATACTTGATACGGACGTGACATGGACACGCGATACGGGCAATGTGTCTGAAGATAATGCCTGGGCTATAAAGAGAGCAGATGCTGGTAAGTCTCTTACGCTGACAGTAGACGATTTGGGGATTGAATTTGGCCGCACGAAGACTGTTTGCACGTTCAAGGCTCGCGCCTTATTACGTGACGGTCAGACATTCGAAGTTGCAGAGAATGAAATAACATTTTAAAGATATGATAACTACAAGAAAAAAAAGGCTGGATGTGAATTATACCCCATTGCAATGCAGTGGGGATATAGAAACCGTGGGAAGTGTACCTGACCGACAGATATACTCCGCCGACACCAAGGAATATATCCCGGACTACACGCTGACTCCACTTGTGCTGTTTCCACGTTGCAATGCAACAGATCCGGACCAGTACACCAAGTCTGGAGTGGTAAACGCTTCTCTTACCAATATGAAGTGGTATGAGATACTGGGCACGAAGCGCACACTGATTGATTCAGGTGATGCTAATTACGAGATAACCAACGAGGGTGATGCAAAGGGGCAGATTAAAATTAAACGTAACTCTAGCGTTACAACACCATTAGCCCTTGAGTTCTATGCTGAATACGTAGACACACGAACAAATCAGGTATTTCCCTTCAGAATGAGTACGGTAATACCTGTATCAGATGCAACTCTTCCAAGTCCGGTACTGAAGCTGGACAGCCCTTCCAGCGTAATATGGAATCCGCTTCGCAATCCACTGACACGTACAATCAAGGCATTTGTCTTTGTAGGAGGAAGCGATATCGCATCGGATAAGCAGAAGTGTAAATTTTTCTGGTACCGAAAACTGGACACCGGAGCATTGGAAGCCATTACAGATGGGAACGGAGATAATGACTGGGAGGTAGATAGTATAGACCACAATACGCTGACCATTAATCAGGATTATATCGGGGATGAACAGACCTATGTCTGCAAGCTGGCCTATGCAGCAGACGGTAATCTTCCTGGATCACCATCGGACAATGCACCTGTAGTAAGTACCACCATCCGACGACGTATTCCTGATGTGGAAGCAGACTGGAAAGGAGTTCCTTCGCAGCTTCCAGGCGGCACCACCAAATTTACTCCGGAAGCGTTTGTGATGGACGGCATGGGCATTATCCCTAATGCAGATGAATGGCTCCGGTTTGTGTGGAACGTAAAATCGCCTTATTCGCAGAGTTACAGCAGACAGGCTATCGGAGTAAAGCCGACAATCACATTTATTCCTGGAATGATGCTGGAACTGGAGGTACAGGATAGAGGGCCACAGGCAATACTGATAGATGATACGGATGGCACCGTACTGCAGGATGCTGATGGTAATGTTTTATTTGACAGAATTAATAATTAATAATATACGACTATGGCTTTTTACATTAAAGTGACTAGAGAAGTTTCGGATAAGCTGGGCCTTACGCCTATTCGTAATAAAACGGCAGATGGAAACGTGCTGCTGTGGCAGGCAGATTTAAATAGAATTGAAGGTGATACCATATTTGAACGCGCAGAGCGGATAGGCGGAAAGGCTATTACAGCTCAGGAGGCCAAGGCTGAAACAGACGGTACAGAAAATACTGCCGAAGTATATACACCTGACGAATATAAGGAAGATACGCCTACCGTCTTGCCGGAGATATCAAATGACACCGTATCTACTGAAGCATAGGAAGGAGGTACATTATGAGTGAAGCAAGTGTATCACGACAAGTAGTGTATGTGCGGAAGGGTAGCGTGTATATGCCTTTCCTTCAGTCAAACATGGGAGACTTATATCAGGAGTACCAGGGTACGGCAGATAATCCGACAAATATCACTCCGGATTTCACTACGCTGACGCCGATGTTGAGTTACATCATCACCTCTTCTTTAGCTGCTACCGGGATTGTGGTTCCTTCGTCAGTTAAATGGTTTTTCAATGATACGGAGCTTACGTTTGGAAGCAACAAACTTTCTACGAATACTTTTGGTGGCGAAACAGGCCATTTTGAAAACGTACCGTATTCTTCCGGAACACAAAATTATTTTGCACTGAAGATAAAGAAGAACCTGGTGAAGGCATCTGCAGGTGCTGCATGTAACATTAAAGCAGAAGCGACTATTGCAGTCGGTAATACCAGCGACAAGATACAGTGCGTTTACAGCATACCTGTCACTGTAGGTGTGGGTAACAGTAAGCGCGTTACCATTATGGCCGGTGACAACAAGTTCTTTACACTGACTGATAAGGGAGACTCCTGTATACTCAAGGCTATGGCTTACGTGGGCAGCGAACAGCTGAACACTTCGTTGACATACAAGTGGTACACGTTACAGTCTGGCAGCTGGCAGCAGATTGGTGGACAGACAAGCCAGAATCTTACTGTTACCAATGACATGGTAGATACCACAGGTCAATTCAAGGTCGAGGTGTTCCAGGATGGGAGTCTTATCGGAATGGATGTTCAGACGGTAGTAGATGCTTCTGACCCGTTCGATATTATTACCAACCCCAATCCAGAGAGTGAAACGATTGAGCAGGGAAGCGGTGGTACTGTAGTCTATTCGCCTATCCTTGTGAAGAGGGGGAGTACAACTAAGTACAAAGAAATGAGGTTCTATTTCGTCTTCACGGACAGTGCAGGAAATATACTTAATACCAGTACGTCAACTACGCCAGCTGCAACCGGAACCGTAACTGAAGCTATGTGTGAACAGGCATCCGGTAATGTGGCTGTAACAATAACTACGGAGGAGTAGGTATGACATTAGCAAGCAAAACGGCAGAGGTTAAATATATCCAAAAAGGGAACAAAGGAGCTAAGCTCCGTATGCGAGACTGGGATGTAAACGTGAAATATTTATCTGGAGAGAAAGATGAATTATTTTACGATGTTGTGTTGTATAAGAGTAAATTATATCTGTGCCTTGTATCTCATACATCTATATCTGGTGTTAATGATCCTATTACATCTGTTTCTCAGCAAAAGGGATTTTGGGAAATCGCACAAGAGTGGGTTTTTATTGCAACGAAACTATTGCTTGCTGAAAAAATAAATGCAGACCAAATAGATGTTGACAGTTTATATGTTAAGCATTTAGATGGTGCAGATGGCACGTTCTCTGGAGAATTAAAAGCAGCTACTGGTTCGTTTAAAGGAAGTGTGAATATCGCAAATGGGAAAATTGCTTTTAACGAGGATGGAAGTGGATCTATCGCGAAACAAGATAGCCTTTTAAAAGAAGGAATTACTTTTGATTCAGAAGGAAATGTAAGACTGGGAGCTAATGTAGAATATCTTGGATTTGAGAGCCATTATTATATGGGCCCTATAATAAAAAGACAATCTGATGGTAGTAATTTATTTTATATCTCCAGAAAAGGTGTTAGATATTCTAATTATGTTACCATACCGACACAAACCAATAAAGACGCATTTGTTATGCCTGCAGGAGAAGGATGGAATGGTCAGTTTTTATATGTATATAATTTTAATTACAATAACTTATCTCTTAAAACAGCACCAGGTGAATTGGTTATACCGGCTATGTCAGTAGGAATTTTTTTTGCATCACCAGCAACGAGGACTGGTGGAACATTATGGACTGTCATTGCAATCAATAAAGAACAAATACTTGGAGTAGGAGAATATGAAGACATATATCCTAATGGATAATATTTAATATATAAATTTGAAAAACTTAAAAATTACGATTATGATACAGAAAAAAAGTTTAAAGGAAGCGATTCAAAATCCGGAGATAATATCAGTTGTGGGAGGACTTATTGGAGTGGCCACCTCAACGAAGAACGGTTTAGCATCTAAAGACTGGTGCTTCCCCAAAGGTGGGACTGTGTCTCCAAGTCAAACTATAGATGACTTGGAAGCAGGAATATACTCCGTTGGAGCAGGAAATGATAATATACCAGGAAGTTCAACCGGAGTATTGTTTGTAGACATTAATTTGGCATACGGATATAGAATTCAGCGTTTTTATGATACAAAAGGTAATAAGTTGGTTAGAATAAATTCAGGATCTGCATGGGGTAGATGGGTATAAAGGTATAATATTCCTTCCACCTCAGCCGAGGTGGAAAAAATCCTATATTAAAGGTGTTAAACTTGTAGTATCACTCTCAATAATTTTATTTTGTATGCTAACATTACCGTCATATTGTAGAATTTCGCATGAAAATGGTGTGATAAGAGAAGATTTATTTCCTCCAACATAGAATGTTATGCCGTCATCATTTTTATTATAAAATAAACTAAGTCCGGCATTTGTTGTATCACTGCCATTACCTTCAATTTTAAAAGCACCATTTGCAGTGCATGTAATTGTGACACTTCTCGTTATTTGTGAGCCATAATACCCACCTAATACTGTTCTAAAAATTATAGAAGAATACCCGTATGAACCTTTAAACGTAAATAGTTGACATATATATCCTTTCCCTACAGAGTTTCTTCCGAAAGCTCGTTTTATATCTATATTCCATATAAGTCCTCCCACTGAACAAAAGGAAAGTGAAGATAAAAATAATCTTCACTTTTCTTTTGTTCTAATTAAATAGACAGTTGTCGTATCAGAGTGCTTTCACTTGTCTGTGCATATACCATTGTCATTTTTAAGCTTCTATGACCTATTACCTTTTGTATTGTAGTAACAGGAACATCTTTGTTTACAAGTCTTGACGCACAAGTATGTCGAGCCACATGAGCTGAAACATTCTTATCTATACCTGCATGTTTTATAGCAGTTTTTAATCTGGCATTGAACAATTCCTTTTTTATACCGAAAAAATCATCAAGCCTGTAAAGATATTTATTTATTATCTGCTCTGCTCTTCCGTCGAATATAGAAGAAATAGGTATCCTAACGCCTGTATTTGTCTTTATGGAAGTATAGGTAAGCCACATTTTCCCATTTTCTATGGTGAAATTTTTCGGGGAGAATGAAGCAAAGTCTGATATTCTTGCTCCGGTGTAAGCCATAAAAAGGAATCTGTCAAGTGTAACAATGAATCGTGATGGAGTGTCGGTACGTGCTATGTAATTTTCAATTTTACGAATATCATCGTCAGTTAGCGACTTCATTTTATATTTCAGACGGTCTGAAAGTTTTTCATGATAAAAGTCGAAACTACCGGAAGGGACCTTGTTGCCAAACAATTTCCTGGCAATATTATAATAACACCTAAGCACATGTATCTGCATACCTATTGTAGTTTGATTCAGACCGGCTTCACGCATATAGCGTATAAATCCCTTTGCATAATCTTCCGTAATATCGGAAACTGAACATTCTTTACAGAATTTCCTGAGATGCTTTAGCACACGCCGGTGTATTCCTTTTGTTCCTTCGCGAATATCGCGGTGTTCTATCTGATATTCCATCATCGAATAGAAGTCATTAGATGACTCACGCCCATCCCATATTTCCTTCAGCTTTGAAAGTGTAAACTCTCCGTCGTAATCAAGCTCATACTCTTCAAGCTGATAAAGCGTTTTACGGATAAACAGATTAAGTTTCCTTGCATTTGGGTTACGGATAATAAGTCCGTTTTCACCATCCCATTCATCGTGAAACACATGTACGTTTGTATCAATTAAGATACTTTTACCGAACTGTTCGCAGCGCACATATACGCTGAACATACCTGAATCAAATTCTTTGACGCAGATAGAATACTTGATTTTGTTCATAGAAGGTTTATTTTATTTGGCTATCACAAGTTAGAAAAAAATTACATAAAAAGCAATATCTGTAAAAGAAATAGTTATATTTGTAATAAATAAACCTAATTGCAGGTTTGTTTTATTTGGCTTGAAGGGCGGAGCAAAGTGTTGCGCATCCGTCCTTCTTTTTATTGTTTCAAAATGCAAATAAGCATTCAATTATCAAAAAAACATACCCATTTTATTCGGATATAAATATTTTTTGTAATTTAGCGGCGTGATAGGGAAAACAGGGATTCCCTTCTTCGATGAGAGTTTTATCAACACAGAAAGGAGACAAGCGATTGTCTCCTTTCTTGTTTTTGTCCGCCGAGAAACCGTCGTTTTTTTGTCCTTCATTCTCCAATGTGCTCTTCGTAACTTTGTATTGCAACTAAAACCAAATGTTTAACTAAAAACGACGACAAAATGAAAAAGATGATTTTAATGTTTGCAATGCTGATCTCTGCAGTGACCGTTTTCGCACAGGGAGCTGTAACCTCTGAACCTTCTACTGCCGGATTCGTAATCGACCTGGGCACGTTTACCGGAATCGTAGCACTTATTTCGGCCATCGTGACACAGATTCTGAAAGTCATTCCTGCCATTTCAGAAAGCAAGCTCGCAAAAATCGGTGTGAGCGTGGCGGTAGGTATGGTGGTGTGCGTGCTGGCATGGGCGCTTCAGCTTACTCCTCTGCTCGAAGGATACCAATGGTGGGGAACGCTTATTTACGGACTGGCTGCCGGCCTTAGCGGATGCGGTTTCTACGATGTGGTAAAAGCTATTGCCGCTCTTTTTAAGGATAATACGGAAGAGATGGAATAACGGGAAATCGGAAGGAGGCACGGAATGGACGCAGAAATGGTGACGGCCATAAGCGCAGCTGTTGTTTCTGTGGGTACCTTGATTTTTACTCAGTACAACAAAATGACGCAGAAGTATCGTGACAAGATGAACGATATGAAGTTGGAACGGTACAAGCAGGAAACCGAACGTCTTAGCTTCAAGCGAAGCGAAAACACGGCTAAGGTATTTGGTGAGCTGTGGAAGGTGCTCTACGAAACAAAGGCCGACAGGGTGTACATCGTACAGCCGCACCCGCTGGGTAACGCAGCCTTCCTTTCCATCTATTTCGAAGTGAAACGCAAGGGGGTGTCGGGCATGAAGGACAACGTGCAGCGGCTCCCCATGAGCGAAATGGCAGTATTCAGCAGAGGACTGGCCGAAAACCTTTTTCTCTGCTATACGGATATAGACTCTCAAGTGAAGGACAAGATGGCCAAATCCCTGTTTATAACCAATGGCTGTCGCGCCGTAGCCATAAAGAGGCTGAACAGCGCTTCCGACTGGGTAGGAAACATCTTCTGCGAGTTTACCGACGAAATGGAGGTAAGTGAGGAACAAACCCACAAGGTGCTGCACGATGCAGCGGTGAACATACAGTTCATTCTTCCGGAATACCGGGAGAATCCCTATAAATAGAGTTACAAACCAAAAACACAACACAAACAATGGACGAAATCAGTTTTAAGAAGGGAGCTGAAGGCTATGTGGCCGAATATACTTCCGAAGGACGTACAATGGTGCAGATTCAGGGTGTGAAAAGCGGAAGGCTTTCAATCTCCCAGTTTATTGACACCATGGAACCCGTCGCAATGGATACGGTGAATTTCACAAATTCAGTAATTGAAATCAATGTACCTGCCGGCATGAAGGTACGGCTTCTGAGCGATGTGGAGGTGAAAAAAGTCAAGGCATTGGTCATCAAGGATACCGCAGCAGCCGGTGGTGGCGGAGGAGGTGAAAGCTATGTGCTCCCGAAAGCCAGCGACTCTGCTTTGGGAGGAATCCAGACCGGATTTTCAGAAAGCGGAAAGAACTATGCTGTAAGAGTAGACGGAGCAGGTAAAGCGTATGTCACGGTAAACTGGACAGACACCACATATACCAATGCTACAACAGCAAAGCCCGGAATTGTAAAGCAGGGTGCCCATGTAACAGATGCTACAGGTTCGGAAGATGCACATACCGTACTGAACAAGCTGATTGACGAGCTTGAAAAGGCCGGGGTTCTGGCTTCTGCATAACCACAGTCACAACACACAAACTAAACTAGACACGACATGAGAATCTGGATTGATAACGGTCATGGTGCAGACACCAATGGGAAGCAGTCGCCCGACGGACGGTTGCGTGAATATGCCTATGCACGCGACATTGCACGCCGCGTGGTGGATGCGCTGAAGAAGAAAGGGCTCGACGCGCAGCTGCTCGTTCCGGAAGAGGAAGACATTTCGCTTCAGGAACGGTGCGCACGCGCCAACCGGGTGAAAGACAGCATCCTGGTATCCGTCCATTGTAACGCTGCCGGAAGCGGCACGCAGTGGATGACCGCACGCGGATGGGAGGCATGGACCAGCGTAGGTCAGACCAAGGCCGACAAACTGGCCGAATGTCTGTATCAGAGTGCGGAGCAGGTGCTGAAAGGCATGAAGCTTCGCAAGGACACCGCCGACGGCGACAGCGACAAGGAAAGCGGTTTCTATATTCTGAAGCACACTGTATGCCCGGCTGTGCTGACGGAAAACCTTTTCCAGGACAATCGCGAAGATGTGGACTTCCTTCTGTCGGATGAAGGCCGCCAGAAGATTGTCACGCTGCATGTGCAGGGAATCTGTAAATACCTGGGCGTATGAAACAGCTTCCGTGGATACTGGTAGGCTTGCTGTCGGCCGCGCTCCTCTTTTCGCTTTTCTTCCGTGGATGCGCGTCGCCGCAGTCTGGACAGGGTGATACCGTATGGCTTCCCGTCAGGGTAGATACGATACGCGACACGGCAGTTGCTCCTCCCGTGTCAGAACGTCCCGCAGGAACAGACACCGCACGCCTTCCGGTATATCGTCCGCAGAAACTGTCCGGGTCAGCTTCCATCCCGGACAGCATAGCGGATACGGTTACGGTTGTTTCTGATTCGCTTTCTACAGGGAAAGACAGCGTAGACGTGATTATTCCTCTCACAGAGAAGGAATACCGCACAGACGACTACCGGATAGTCATTTCAGGGTACCGCCCGCAACTGGTGTCGGCAGAGTTTTACCGACGCACACAGACGGGGGTGGTAAATGCACCGGCACCGAAAAAAAAGAGGTGGGGGATAGGACTGAGCGCCGGATACGGGATAGGGCTTTCAGGGAAGACAGAACCGTTTCTGGGCGTTACGCTTAATTACAACCTGCTGCAATGGTAGCGGCAGGTTGTTTCTTTAAACACAAGAGAAAAACACAGGGCAGACGTGCCCGATAAACAAAGAAACGATGAGTAAGAGTGAGATTTTTAACACCATCCTCCGCATGGTATCGGAGGAAACGGAAATACCGTCCGCACAGATCCTTTCCGGAAGGAAGGACACAGAAACGGTAGATGCACGCTATCTGCTGGTGCATTTCCTTTTTCAGAGCGGATTGAATCCGTCGTATATCGCTGCACGAATCGGAAAGACGGAGCGTGCCGTCAACCAGATTCATACCAATTTCGACCAGCGTTTCAGCACACAGAAAATATTCAGAATAAGTTGCGAAAGAATCAGGAAGAGGTTAGGAAATAACTCATTCCCAGAGTAATGCTTCGTCCGTACCTTTGTCATGTCGGGAAATAGTTCACGACACAACACAAACACAAAACAGTATGACAATCAAAGGTATGGATGGCCAGAGTTACAATGTAACCGGCCAGGGACAAGGTAATTTCAACACGGTGGGGGCTGCAGCCGGCATCGCATCATTTTTGGGTATCAACGGTGGTAACATCCTGGGTCGCAATGGCTGGGGATGGAACGCAGAAGGCGTATGCTCAGACAACATGCCCGTAAGCCGTTATGAGTTGAACATGGTGGAACAACTGAACGCAAAGGATTCAGAAATCGCTTTGCTGAAGGCTGACAAGTACACTGACCAGAAGATCGTGGAAGCCTATAAGGACTTGCAGGGTCAGATCAAGGAACTTTCAGTGGAAGTTCGCTCCAACAAGGACGCTCAGACCGCTGTCAACATGCAGCAGGCCGTTTACAACGGTACCAACACCGCTGCTCTGCAGTGTATGCAGAACAGCATCGCCGCTTTGCAGGCTATCACCAAGACATACATTCCGTCAAGCAATGTATGTCAGTCTGACTGCTGCGGATGTGTATCTGCTCAGTAATCAACTGCTGAAATCCGGGGGAGGGCATCGGCCTTCCCCTTTCCCTTATGATTTTCATACTCTACACAAACAACTCAAACACGCAGCACAATGACAAACGCACAGATTCTGACCGCTGTCATCCTGAAATGGGGTGAGCCGGTCATTCCGGTTATGATGGGCAATACGCTCAACGGTATTTCTGCCGGTATGCTTCCGGTGGAGAAGTTATTCAAGTCAATCGGACTGGCAGGTCCCGGATGGCAGATTTCCAATGAAATCAATTCGCTGGCATCTTTAGGAGGGACAAAAATGATCCGTCCGTTCCTCGAACGATTTGTATCCCGCATTCCGGACGACATGATCCCGGAACTGGCTCACGGATATGTTGACTCTGCCATCCAGCAGGGAAAGCTTTCCATAATCGACGGATTTTTCACCTTCGACCGCAATGACCTGGTGGAACTGAAGAAATACCTGGACTGCAACCTTCCGTATCAGAAACCCGAGGAATATGTGGTGAAGGTTCCGCAGCAGCCCGCACAGCCGTCGCACCCACAACCGCAGCCTGCACCAAAGAATGAAACACGAGAAAAAGAAGAGAAATAAGTGCCGAATACAGGCGGCCTGGTGTCCTGTAAAAGATATATAACACAAACACAACACAACTATGATTCAGTCAATTACTTTGTCTGGAGTTCCGACAGCTACCGCTCAGCCACTGACGGTAAACATCACTAAGAAACTGCGTCAGGCTTATTGCGTGAACAACGGCGTTCAACCTACTGCTACCGTCGTATTCAGTGTAGCAAGCGTCACAAACAACAACACGCAGAACATTGCGCTTATCAACGCAGCTGTAACTCTGACCTACACTCCGAAAAACGGATGTGCAGCAAAGACTATTCAGTGGACCGAACAGTTTACAGTAACCTTCATCGGTGCGGCAAATACAGCCCCTACCAGTGTGGTAGCTACAACTTTAGTTCCGCAGGTATTCTCTTACAATGAGAACGGTTGCGGTTGCTCTGCTTGCGGCGCACTGATTGCAGTCCCGGTCACGATTACTGCTACCTTTCCCGCTTAACGAAGTTCAGGCAGCCGCGTTTAGCGCTTTCAGTCTGGCATCTGCCGATGAACCCGTAAAAAAGCGAAGGAAAAGGAAAAATGTTTGAGTGGCTTCCCGTCCGCGAGGGCGGGAAGTTTTTGAAGAAACTAATTTAAAAATATCGAGATATGGATAGAGAACAAATGATCTCCCGTTACGAGGAGCTGTATGATAAGATGAAGGACAGCAAGGACGTGAAGAATATGAAAATATTCGGCGAAGCTGCTACCTATTATTTCAAGGAAATGGCAAAGATGCACCCGGAAATGGCTATGAGCTGGCTGAGCCACCTCGAAGCAATGTGCTGGGATAATTTTTTGTCGGAAACAGAGGCCGTGAATATCGGTAAGACCATGGTCAACGAAGATGGGTTGAAAGGATTCCACTGGGGGCATGACACTTTCGTGTCTGCCGTGAAACAACTCGGAGGAGTTCCCGAAGAAAAACCTTCGTACAACTCGTATGCACTTTGTGTCACAGCCAACATGATTTACAGCGACATGGCATACAGCATCGCTGAAGACATGGGATACAAGACACCTGCCGAAGTGCCGAACGAAAAGATGGCCCTTTCATGCTACAAGAAAGCTGTGTCCTACCTGAAAGACAAGGACAAGAACTTTCAGGTGCGCCGTTACTTCAAGAAGCGCATGTACGGAGAGCAGGCAGCCATGTAACAGCCGCATAGAAGAAAAGCTGGACCTCCTTATACGTATGGTAGCTCAACTTGACGGGATAAGAGGATTTGGCTCTAATGTGCTGGCAAATGTGGTGGGCGATATAATTATGAGAAAAAGATGATGTAGTTTGTCTTTCCACCCTATATGAATGAAAATGCAGCCGGGTTTTGTCGTTTCTTCCCCGGCTGCATTGTTTTTTAATTATCAGTAAATTATATCATTGTCTGACAAAATTTACATTTCCAAAGTTAGTGTATCCTCCGTCAAAATAAATAAGCCATTCCCCAGAAGGGCTTATTTCGTGTCTCATATTGACCATGTTTTCGGGAGGGCAAAGTGCGCTGTGAGGAGGTATTTCACCATTGTCGTAAAACCAGTAGAAATATATTTCATCTCTTGAAATGTTTGTATAATAATAACCTTGTGCTGAATATGTGTTTCTAACTGTTCCTGAATCCTTATAACTCCATTCCACACTCCATTCTGCTGTCCCTATTTCGTTGTCAAATGTAAGGGTATGAACAGCTCTGTATTTCTGTCCACCATATTGATAATCTATGCCGGCTTTAAACGTATGACCTATCATTTCTTCCTGTAGAAGATTGCTTACTTCTTTGTTTTCCATAACTTTATTTTCACCTTCCTGGTTGGTAAAATAAAGCTTGTTTCCTGAGAAATTTATGTTATATATAAATGAAGGTGCGTCATCTGGCATTGAGCCGGTTTCATCATCGCATACTATTATTACATTCCCATCTTCATCTATTTTCCATTTTGCAACAGACATCATTTCAGGCCTATCATATTTCCTGTAACTGTTTCTTTCCATCCATTCAAAATAGCCGTCTGTGCGAAATCTGATTGCTTCATCATCATCGGATATAAAATATCCATTCGTTAGTTTCTCAGATAGCGTGTTCTGTGTCGTTTCTTCTGTGCCTTCGTCCTTTGAGCAACTGAAAAATAGAACGCAAGCAATAAGCATTGTTAAAATTTTTTTCATACACTAATTAATTTTTATTTCAAGCAAATGTAACTATAAGCATAAAATAAAAATATGATTATGAGATGAAAATTTTAAAAGTGCTGATTTTCGGAGGAAAAATGAAAAAACAAAACAATTTTAAACGTGAGTCGCATTAAAATTGTTAGCGTATGGGCAAAAAAAATTAGCTCTTCTTTCTCAGATTGACTTCCACATCGAGCAAGCCACCGCAATAAGGGCAGACGCTTGCACCTGATTCTTTACGCACTTCTTCCGGGCTGGCAAAGAGTTGCCACATGGGAACCTCAAGGGCTTCTGCTATTTTTTCAAGCGTTTCCATTTTAGGAGACATCTTTCCATTTACGATGTTGTATAATGCAGGAAGGCTTATTCCTACTTTATCTATTATGGATTTTACTTTTATTCCTTTCAAATCACATATTTCTTTTATTCTGTAATTCATATATAACGTATAGGTTTATTTAATTTGAAGCAAAATTAGGCATTGATTTTAATATATAAACTAATACTTCACTTAAATGATGTTAATATATATCACTTATTTATTGTTTAAGTTGTAATATATATACTATTACTATATATTTGCATCAAACAGATAAACAAATAGTATATATGACACAGAAATTCAACAAATCCGAAATCATGAAAGCTGCTCACAGAATCCGCAACCATTCATGGAACTGCACCATGAGCCAGGCATTAAAAGAAGCATGGCGCAGAGCAAAGAAAGAAGCCGCACAGCGTGAGGAATCAGAAAAGCGAATGGCTTCCATGAAAAGCAGCAAGGCCGACCAGCGCAATGCACGCATGTATCAGCACGTGGTTTTCGGTAAGAATGACTGGGTCATGGATTACGGACGCAAATACAGATATTAATAACCTTATAAATATAGAATATGAATTATGAAGAAAAAACCAGCATCGGAACTTCGGATAATGGCTTCGGAGTTTATTCACCGCAAACTGAGCGGTGCGCCATTCGTATCAGTGAATTATTCGGAAGATGGAGCGACAGCATTTTGCGTGTGGCCGGATGGTGTAAGAGAGTATTTGTACGTGGACTACGCCGACCTAATGCCACAAAGCCAGCACGAGCGTGCGATGGAGTACATACGCGGAGTAAGGTAAAAGGAAAGAAACTCTGGTACATTCATGTGATAACCTTTGCAAGCATGGCGGTTTTTATTCCTTGCGTTGTGTTTTCGGGATTTATTCCTGCTGTGGCAAAAGTAATTCTCATAGTTCCTTTGGGACTATTCACTGCATGGTGCATGCTTGTATCGTTTGTCCGCATTATGCAGGGTGTCACAGGGTGTAAAGATTTGGATAAAATGGAAAATGAATTTAAAGGCGAGGATTAGTAATTATGGAAGAAGTGTTGAATAGTGAACTGGTGTTTGTTGGAGAAAACGAGCAGGTTCTTACAAACAGCAAAATTGTATCAGAAGTGTTTGGAAAACGCAATAGTGACGTATTGCGTGACATAAGAAATTTGGATTGCAGCAAGGAGTTTCATGAGCGAAATTTTGCGCTATGCCTGGAAACCAAACAGTTAGGAGTTGGTAGTACACAGACAAAGTATTACACCATGACCAAGGACGGATTCACTTTCCTTGTCATGGGATATACGGGAGCCAAGGCAGCCCGGTTTAAGGAAGCCTACATTTCGGCCTTCAACCGAATGGAGAAAAAGCTCCGTGAGCAGGTCACGAAACCGCAGCAGGACGATATAGACGTGAGCAAGTACGGAAGGAAAGAACTTGCCCTGCTTCTGATAGAAAGCGACGAGGAACTGGGAGATGCGCTTGAACAGCTTGAACGAAAGAAAGAAGAGGTAGCCGTGCTAAAGTACCGTCTGGAGCAGATGGAAAAATGCCGTGAAGAAAGCCTTCATGTATCAATTCCCTCAGCTTTTCCGAAGGGAAAAGAGCAAAGCAGCCTTTTGAAGCGGGTTGAGCGTCTGGAAAAGATTGTGTCCGCATTTGCAGGCGATGTGGAAGGATTGAAGGAGTGGAAGAAGGAGGATGTATCGGACATGTACTACAAGCCTGAATTTTACAAAAAGTATCCCGAGTGTATATACATAAGCAGCCCCGTGCTTACGCCTTCGGTCATGTACCGTGCCATGGATATGGAGGACCTGCGGATACGTCTGTGGAAAGAGCTTAGCATAGAAATATCCCCTTTTTCGCTATTGCAGTTCCTTTATGAGCACAAGTTCCTTCAGGCAAAAGAGCAAGAGCGAATGAAGCCCACGGAGTTTTCACGTATGCACGGATACGCATACGCCATGGAACCTGACAAGGACGAGGAAAGCGGTATCCTTACTTACCGTCCGCTTTTCACCGAGGCGGGATTTCTCCGGATAATGGAAACCATAAAGATGGAAGGAGTGCAGCCATGAAAAGAGAAGAGAGGTTACGAATAGCCAGGATGGTGGCCGCATTGCCTGAAGTTCCGCTTCTTCCGTCAGCGGTGCAACCCGTAGCGGAATGCGCAAAGCTGCCATGCAGGGATAATCCGATTCCGTTTCTTACGGCAAGGGAAATAAGGATTCACCACCGCGATGCGATGCTTGTGCGGCAGATGGCAAGACTTATAAGCCGCGAGCACGGCATACTGGTACGCTCGGCACAGGTTTTTGATTTTCTTCGCCGTGAAGGGTGGCTGCTTTCGTCGCCGGAATGCTACAACGCCCCTTCCGAGGAAAGCACACGGCGCGGGTTGATGCTTGCCGCACATTCGGGAGCAACGGGAGCGGGGCTAAAATACTACACACCTTACATTACACGTGAAGGATACGAGTTCTTTTCACGCATCATCATTCAGAAAGGAGGACATTTATGAACAAGCGCGAAGCAAGAAAAGCAATAGACGGCTATTTTGGAGAAGTAAGACACAGCATTATGTTTACCAGCACCCGGAAAGGCGTGCTGGCCTATGTGGAATATGAGGACTTCATGCCCGAACACACCGTGCGACGTGAACTGGAAAGTCTGCTCGGCAGCGGTTATCTGGTCAGTGTGAAACGCGAGTGCTCGCGCTCACTTTTCAAGGAGATTCTGGACTTTCTTTCGTCCGACACGAGCGGCCAGAAAACCCTTCTTATGATGATGGGAAACTACGTTTCTGCGCACCCCCTCCACAATAGCCTGTAGGGCCTGTCAAAACAAATGCAGCAAACCTCTCAAGTGGTTTGCTGCATATCGCTCGAGAGGTTTGCCGCAAACCACTTTAGAGGTTGCTGGCGAATAGTTTTTAAATCTTTGTTTCAACAGTAAAAAGACAGATAAAATTAACCTTTAAAAAAGAAAGAAATGACAAATCTGACGATTGTTCTGGCAGGAATTTTTATTGTATCCTGCTGCGTGATTTTGGAAAGAGCAAGAATGTACAGCGTCCGTCGTGCGATGAACCTTCCAAAGCAGGCCGACTGCGGAGAAAAGGAAGCCGAGGAATGTGCGAAAAATATTTCTAATTTTCTTGCAGAGAGAGCCAAAGTGTGCGGAATGTACATTCACAACATGGAAGGCCAGGCCGCTGTGACTTACGACGAGCTTCACCGCATCATGCTCGGAAAGGATGAAAGCATTCTTGCACTGATAAGGATTTCACAGGCTCTTGGTTGTGAGATATTAGTCAGGGAAAGTCCTGCTGACAAAGCCGGTGATAAAAATTGAAAGTCCCGTTTGTTGAACAGGGTAAACCATCCGGAAGAAATTAATGATATTTCCGGATGGTTTTTTATATTCAGTTTTTGCTTTTCCCTTCAAGAGCTTCTACCACATCTATCTGTACGATGTCATGGTAGTATGCCTGCACCATTTCGCTAAGTCTTGTTATCTGGTGTCTGATTTCCATTGTAAGGAACGGACGCTGCTGCCTGTCACCTTGTCCCTTCCATTCCTCATACAATTTGTTCCATTTGGCATCCTCTCCTTCAAATCTCCATTTTCTTCCACGTCCCACACCCATGTCCACAAAGAAAAGATAATATCGGAAAAAGAAGGAAATTTTTTCCGTATCGCCCTCTGCCATATTGTAGACCTTCGCATAGAAATTACGGTAGCTGAAAGATTCTCCAGTGCTTCGCTTGGCTGCGGGTGTGTTGCGGTATCCGATGTAGGGACCGGGATACCCTCTTGGCCATACTTTCTGTGTTCCGTAGTTTCTGTGTATGCTCTGTATTGTGGTCAGCGCCCATTTCTTCAAGTCAAGGAATTTTTGTTTCCTTGCTTCGTCCAATGATTTCTGCATGGTATTTTGTTTTTGCAAATATAGTGATTTTCTGAAAACCAGTGCGTTGAGCCTATATTTTTTTGTCCTTCATTTTGCTTTTTACGATAGGTAACTTTGGGTAAAAATCAAACTAGGCATGGCATACAACAGGAACCAACAAGCACGAATAGACGTATATATAGGCGGAACTACTCAGGCAAAAAAGCAGCTTCAGGAAATGAAGAACGAAGCTGCTCAACTGTCGAAGGAGATAGAGTCCATGAAGCAGCAGCAGCTTTTTGAACTTGATCCGAAAGCTTATGATGAACTTGGGAAAAAAATACAGGAAAGTGAGAAACGTTTCAAGTCCATGAATAAGGTCATAAGGGATACTGAAAGACAGATATACAACATATCAAAGGAGTTAAGCGACCTTTCAGGTGAAACGGAACGTAACTTAAAGTCAAGCCGTAATTATTATCAGCAGCAGCTTGCACGAACAGACCCTAAAGACCTTGAAAAAATGCAATATAACGCTTCCATGCTGAACAAAATCATGGAAGAGCTTGAGCGTCGTAAGAAGAATATAGAAGGTTTCGCTACAATATTCGGGAATATACGCGATGCATCCGACAAGGCACTTTCAACGCTTCGCCAGCGTTTACAGGAAGTGATGGGAACTACCAAGGAAGGAACTGAGGAAATGGCCAGATTCTCAGAACAGCTTCGCACGGTGGAAATGGAGCAATCGAGGAGGGTGACTCAGCAGGCAAAAACCACTTTGGGACAAGTTCAGACTGGGACGTTTGACGGGACTATCGGGCAGACGAAAGAGGCTATCAAATTGCTTGAAGAATACAAGCAGAAGCTTAAAATCAGCGACACAAAGGGAATAAAGGAGGTCGAAGATGCTATTGCCACGCTTAATGGGAAAATAAAGACTACTTCTGATGAAGTTATAAGTCTGGATGAAGCTCTCGACAAGGCCGGTAAAGTTGGAATGGGTACTTTTGACGGGACGTACGAAGACCTTCAGCAGTTGAAAAAAACATTGCAGGACTATCAAAGCCAGTTAAAAGTGGGCGACACGAAGCAACTGGATAAAATAAGGAATGCTTTTAAGGATATTGAATCTGCAGAGCAGGCGGTCTCCAATAAGCTTGTAAATGTAGACGATGTAATGAAACGCTTGCGTACGGCTCCGCTTGAAGAATTGCAACAGGCTGCCGCACAATTGCAGAAAGAACTAACGGAGTCAACCAGACGTACAGAGGAGTATGTAAAGACATCAGCTAAGCTTCGTCAGGTAAGTGCACAGATAGACGATGTGAAAAAAAGCTGGCAGGAGCACGACAACCAGATTGTAGCTACAGCGAAAAGACTTACATCGTATGTGCTGGTTTACGCCGGATTCAATGAAATCGTCGGGCGTATAAAGCAAATGGCTCAGGCGAATTTTGAACTTAGCGACAGCATGGCTGACATCCAGAAAACAACCGGGCTTTCCAGTGAAGAGATTGCGAATCTTACAAAAAACATAGATAAGATAGACACACGAACGGCGCAGGAACAGCTTTATAGTCTTGCGGCTTCGGCTGGACAGGCAGGTCTGAAAACGGAGGAAGATGTGCTTGGATTTGTGCGTGCGGCAGATCAGCTTACTATTGCATTAAATGAACTTGGTAATGAAGGTGTAAACACCCTTCTAAAAATCAGCAATCTTACAGGAGAAGGTAAACTTCTGGGAACAGAAAAAGCTTTATTGGCTATTGGTAGTTCTATCAATGAATTGTCTGCTGCAAGTTCTGCCACAGCCGGACCTATTACCGATATTATTAACCGTATTGGCTCTGTGGCAAGCGTATCCAAGATTACTATGGCGGAAATGGCAGCTCTCGGTGCGGTTATGGATGAAAATGCTGAAAGCGCGGAAGTGGCAGGTACGGCTCTTACCTCATTTATATCTGCATTACAGACTAATACAAGGTCAATCGCTATGGCTGTAGGTATAGATGATAAAGTCCTTGAAGACATGATAAGCGCAGGTAAAACCATGGATGCTATGCTGGTTGTTCTGGGTAAGTTGAAGGGGATGAGTGAAGAGGATGGATTGAAGGCATTAGCTCCTATAATGAAAGAATTTGGGAGCGAGGGAGAGCGTATGAACCGAGTTATCACTACGCTTTCACAGAACACTGATGTACTTCGTTCTCGTGTAGAATTATCACGCCAGGCGTACGCTGAAGCCACTAGTGTGACCAATGAAGCAAATATTAAACAGGAAAGTGCCATTGGTATAGTAAACCGACTTGGCAACGAAATAAAGGAAACATTCGTTAATTCAAATGCCGTAGAAAGACTAAAAGAGTTTCTATCCACGCTACTTGATTTTGTAAAATGGTTAAAAAGCGGATCTGACGGAGCAGAAGTATTTAAAACTTCAGTTACTTCACTTGTTCTTGGGCTTGCATCTTTTACGGTTGCAGCAAAAGCGGCAGGTGCGGCAATATTCACAGCAAGTACATATACAACGTTGTGGAAGGAAGGATTTTCTGCATTGAATACAGCCATGAAAAAAAATGTAATTGGACTTGTGGTTGCCGGAATAACTACGCTTGGTTATGCTGTATATGATTTGTTGACAAAAGTTAGCGATATTACAAAAGCCACCAATGATTACAACAAGGAACTTGAGCGTGAAAGGCTTCGTGTAGATGCGCTTTTTGAAGGGGCAAAGAAAGAGAATCAGGAAAAGGATGTAAAACTGAAACTTATCAACCAGATAAATGACCGATATGGAGATTATATAGGATTCCTCCTTACGGAAGCTGACAGTAACGAAAAACTTTCTGCTGCACAGGAACTTGTAAACGCTAAAATACGTGAAAGGCTATCGTTGCTTTTAAAGGAAAAACTTCAGGAACAAGCGGCTGAAAAGACCGCATCAGGAGTAAGTACAGCACTTGGTAATATAAAACAAGGACTTCAAGAAACACAGGGTATTTCAGATGTACGGTCAGATGAAGCGTTGCGCGTAGTGCAGCAGATAGTAAACCGTGATATTAAAAAGCCGGTAGATGAAATTGTAAAGCAGGTTTACGCTACCTTGCGTGAAAAGTTCTCCACGGAAGGGAATGCCTACACTTATCAGGATTTTTTCAAAGTAAGTGAAGGGGTTCGCGATTATATCAATGTGCTGAAAGATTACGACAAGGCAGTTGATTCGGCTGTAACTGAAACGGAAGAGAAAATAAACGCAGCAAATCAGGATGTAAAGGCGGCAAATACTAAAATGCTGAATGCCATTACATCCGAATGGAACGAATTGCAGAAGGTAAAAACAGATTCATTGAATGAAAACCAGCTTTTAGAACACAATGAGAAGCTGAAAAAGGCAGCCAATGAATATATCAAAATAGCCAAACAGCAGATTTCTCTTCTTTCTGGCGAAGAGAAGCAGCAGTTGCAAAGCTATGTGGATTTCTATGAGAAAGCCATTTCGCAGGTAGAAAAGACTTCCAAGCAAAAAGAACCGAATATATGGGGATATGGACGCACAATAGACGATGCAAGTGTAGACCAGCTTGTAGCTAAATACAAGCAATTTTTTGCTGAAAGAACAAGTATGCGAAAAGATGCCGACTATTCTACTGCATACGCCAAAGAGTTTAAGGATAGGGCAGAAGCTATGGACTGGTACATGAAGAAACTGAAAGAAATTGAAGCACAGCTTAACAAGATGGGGTATAATACCAGTGGAGAGCTGTTGAACGACAAGTCCGGCTCCAGGGGCGAAAAAAGAGAAATGAATGATGAAATGACCGCTGCGCTTTCTGCACTTGAGGCATATTTCGTATCCCGTGAGACGCTGATAAAGGAACGGCGTGCAAATGAGGAAATTACCGAGCAGGAAATGAACCGTCAGCTCGAGGCTAACGAATTTGAGCATCTTAACGCACGGATAAAACTTCGCAGGTCATTCCTTGGTGACATGGAATCGCTTAGTAAGGAAGAGATGAAAACTTACGGTCTTGATGGTAAAGACTTGGAAAAACTGTCAAAGTACCTTCTGGATAAAGGTCAGGCCATGCAAGACGGAATAAGGCTTAAACTGGTAGAAGACGAACTGAAGATGCGTGAAGACCTGCTGAAGCACCAGGAAGCCATACGGAAAATTCTTCTTGACAATGACTATACCGGACAGGTAGACAAGGAATTTATGTCTGCAATAGACAAACTTGAACTCCTTTTCGGGAAGCAGGAAGAAATGACAGAGGAATCCGGTATTCGGCGTATGAACATTCTCCGTTCCATGTCTCAGGAAGCATATCTTATTGATGTGGAGGAGTTCAGGAAAAGAATTGAAGCGCAGACTGAATTTTCCGAATGGAGAAAAGACAAGACTACGGAAGACTATCAGGCGCTTCTTTACATGCTTCAGAAGTATAATGATGATTACGAAGCAGCAGAAAACCGTGCCATCGAGCGCAGGAAAAAGATTGCCGAAAAGAAATGGGAAAAGAGCGGACAGAAGGAAGACTGGCAGACAAGGACCGATGAATCTCAGGCAAACGTTGACTTGATGCAAACCGCAAGCGGACTTGGTCTTGCTTCAGACAGCATGGTGGAGGATGCGAAACTGGAATACTACAAGCTGCGGATAGAAGCATCGAAGGCTTATCTTGAACAGATGGAGCAGGAAATGCAGATGGAAGTTGACAAAGCTTATCAGGAAAAGCTGCTGGCAGACGCAAAACTGGAGGAAGTTGAGGGCACAGACCTTGAAGCGGATTACAGGGACAGATCGCTTGAAGCAAATGCGGCATACGAAGCAGCAAAGCGCGCACAGATGCAAATGACGCTCGATGCCCGGCAAAAATTGAATGAAGCCATGAATGACCTAGATAATCAGGAGATGGAAATTCAGGAACGTAAACTGAATACATTGAAGGAATATACCGATGCCATTGTAGATTTCAGCGGGCAAATGGGTGAAGCGGCTTTTGGAGAAGTGGAAGACAGAAAACAGGCTGCCCAACAGCTTATTCAGACAACCATGAATCTTACAAAGCAACTTATTATGCAGAAGATTCAGGAACTTCTAACCAAGAAGGCGCTTAAAAAACAGGAAGTGGCTATTGAGCAGTCTGGAAACCAGTCAATTGTGCAAAGCGCCGGAAGTACGATCATTTCCGGGCTTGCAGCGAGCGAAAAAGGAATGGGCGGTAAAATAACGGGCGCTATTGCCGGCGGTTCTGCTAAAATTATAGAAGAGTTGGGCTGGTGGGGTATTCCTCTGATAGCCGTAATTTCTGCTGCGTTAAATGGACTTATGGGACTTGCTATGGGCGCATTTACAAAGTCAAAACAGGAAGTTGCGGCAGTAACTGGAGCATCATCAAGCAGCAAGGGCCGTGTAGCAGCCGGAATGCTTACCTACGCAGAGGGTGACTATCCGGTACTGGGAAACGACGGACAGATATACAACGCACGCTACCAGAAGGAACTTAAAACTGGAGTGTACGGCAGAGGTGCGCATTTCGGAATCTTCTCTGAAAAGAAGCCTGAAATGATTGTGGACGGCGATACTACACAGAAACTTATTCTGAACTATCCACACATCTACGAAAGCATTCTTACCATTGCGCGGCACGGGCAGCTCAAATCGGCCGCCATGCCTACATTTGCCAGCGGGAACTATCCTTCTATGCCGGCGCAGATTACACAGGTAGCATCCGGAGCTACGGATATGACCATGCAGAACGAGCAGATGACACAAATGCTCGGGAGTGTGGCCGAAGCACTTTCCACACTGAACGAGCGTCTGAGCAAGCCGATTAGCGCCACCGTAGACCCATACGGGAGCAAGGGTGCGGTAAACCAGTTGAACAAAGCCAGCAATTTCATGACTAAACGCGGACTGATAAAATAATGACACGATGAAAGGACTACAGATAAAGATTAACAGCCAGTGGGTAAAGCTGTCGGAAGATTTTTCCATTACACTGGAGCAGTCGAACCCACTTTTCAATGACCAGGGAACATTCTCGTTCCCTTTCGAAATTCCGCTGGAACCCAACCGCGAAATTTTCAAGAACATTGCCGATCCGTGGGGAGACATTAATCTGAAGGACATTGACCGTATGCCCGCAGAGCTTTGGGTGGACGGCGTGATGATATACCGTGGTGTGATAGAAACGGACGATGAAGTGGAGTTCGAAGATACACTTCCCGTCACATTCATTTCCGGTAACAGCGATTTCATGGCCCATATAGAGGGGATGAATGCAAGGGATATTCCGCTCGACAGGGAGATAAAACTGGGATATAGGGTAAAATCAGCTTCCACACAATATTCCAATACGGATGATAATTTATTTATAACCATATACCTTAACGATGGAGTGATGAATTACACCGAGAGCAACGAATCGGACCCTTATCCTATAAAGCCATATTGCAATGTAAGGGTATGTACACCAAACGATGCAGGAAGCTATAATATATTGGAACCCAGAAGACCGTACAGCGGTGTATGCTTCTACGTAATGTATCTTCTTGATTGTTTCTTCAAATATCTGAATATCGGCGTACAAAAGAACGATTTGTCCACAATGGAAGACATGTGCCGTCTGGCATTTTTCAGCACGCAGTGTCATACGGAAGAAAAGGGAGATTCATTTTCTGTATCATGGACAGATATTATGATGAATAATTTTATGGGTTCATCATTTTCTCTTCATTATGACTTAAAGTATAATGTAATTCCAGGTGCTAATTCATACAGAACAATTGCGACATTTCTTACCCAGAACTTTTCTTATAGCGCGGTGAATGTTTTTGCTACCAATCAGAATTTCCCGGATGTAGAAATGGAAGATTTGATTGAAGACCTGCAAAATGCTTTTGGTATTCGGTTCTTGTACGACAGTGCAAAAAATACGATGGATGTCATATATATAAAAGACATTCTGAAATCGGATGAAACATCCATTCTTGATGTGGAAATAGTGGGGATGCAGTTGAAAAAATCAAAAGAAAAGACCATACGCCTTACATACGGCCAGGAAGATGATACTGCATTCAATTATGATGATTATTCCAATGTGAAGGAAAAGAATAATTACATGGAGATTCTTCAGCAGGGACAAGCATCCAATGACACTACATGCTATCAGGATAAACTTACAGGGAACTCCTATCGTATAAAAGTGGACGAGAATACTGGAGGAAATCCTTCGTTGTTTGAGGTTGGTGGATTCCGTGATTATTTAATCGGAGGCACATCGACGGAAGAAGAGGAAGATGAAATATCTATCAACTTTGCTCCGGTGATGATAAATGATGTAAACGGTCAGACAGTAGTTTCAGAGGCTATGTCTGGTAAAGAAGGTCAGCAGATTCTGGCTGTATTTGCCGATCAGGAACTTCTGTCGGAAAGGAATGCAAGTTTCAGTCTTATTCCCGGGATATTGGGCGTAGCACCTTCTCACATGATGAGATACAAGCATGAGATAACGCTGAGCTATCTTTCCGATGAAAATTATGACAAAGAATCAGCAGAAGAATCACCCATGCGTACTTACGATGCCGGATATTGCCTTGGAATCATGCGCGGACCCGGTAGCGAATCAGGGATAGACTACACCGAAAACTACGACGGTGAAGGAAACGACTCGTGGGTACATACGGTAGCCAACAGTGCTTTCACAGCCGACAGCTGCGATAACTTTGGACGGTTCTTTGATTACAACGGCACGGAGCAGGGTGGAGTAGACCAGCCCGGACGATTCTCGCTCAAGCTGGTGGCCGGGAAAGACAAGTATCCCGCTTCTCAGGCATACCAGGACCGTGGGCTGGTGTCAAAATTCCTTTCGGAGTATCTTTACTTCCTTTACAACCGGAAGACCGTGATACTGACAGTAAGAATGACCATATCGCAGATTGCAGGACTGGACATGCTCAAGCGCTACCAGATAGGTAACTATGTGGGATTCATCAATAAGTTATCCTACAGCATTGGCCGTAGCGGGATTACGGAGGTAACAATCGAACTATATACCATTTAATGAAGAACTAAAACATGGCAATACAGGTATTACAGCAGCCGCCACAGATAGCATTTGCAGGCGACCCCATAGTGGTTAAGGCAAAAACCACGCTGAGCGGAAAAACGTTTCTCCGCATAAAGATTACGGTCAATGCCACCGCATTTGCCGGATCTGAAGAGTTTCCTTATTCAGAAAGTTACTCATTTGAGGTAGGAGCTGACGGAATAGCCGTTTTCAATATTGGAGAAACCATAAAAACTACGCTGTCACGAAAGATGACGTTTGATGTGAACGGAACGCAAACCCTTTCACAGATGATATACGCTGCACGATACACCATTACCTACAAGGAATCGTATCTTGACGGGATGGTAGAGATAGAAGAAGGTGAAACCACTTCTGAGCAGTACAATGCCATACCCGGAAGGCTCACGGAGTTTGAACGCCTTACCACATCCAATGTAGATACCACAGAGATTTTAGGTGAGGGACGTATCTTGAGCCGTAAACCGGAGGGAGATATTGTTCCATTGGGATGGATACTGTGTATTCCTGCAGTAAGTACCCGATCGGACACCATTACCTACAGCGTAGTGCAGGGAGAAGAATCGAAAGAATATTCCGAATACACACGTGGTGCGCTGGTCCCGGATTCATTGCAAATAATCACATCATCGTTGAAGGAAGGTGAGCTTACAGTGAACACCGGATTTGAAACCGGGAAGAAGCGCTATGCGGTAAAGACAAACCCGCTCATGCGCCACTTCATATTCCTGAACGGGTTCGGTTTGATGGAAAGTGTAGTCGCTTTTACGCGCGATGCGCTGGAGTATGACATACAGAGTGAGCTTTACACGCTTCCTGCTGACATTTCCTACCGTGCTACCACGCGCACTGCCAGCTATGCACAGACGCCTTCAGGAACTTTTTCCATGAGCAGCGGATTTGTAAACAGAGAGTGGGCCGAATGGTGGCTCACGGAATTTGTGGTGACGCGAAAGGCATGGATGTACGATAACGGCACATACATACCCGTCGCCATCATACCAGAAGAGACGAACAAACTTTATGACCGCGCTAAACCAGGTCTTATTTCCGTGAATTTCAGTGTGCGGTATGGATTCTCAGGAAGTACTATGAACTCATTCGTCTAACGGAAGGAATCCTTCTCCGTTTTTCTTCTGTAGTTTTTCTTTCAACCGGATAACCTGCTGGCGGAGCATACGGTTCTCTTCCAGCAGGATTTCCGCACTGGTTACACCAAATGAAATATCCATGCGATTCTGATCCGAAATAAGATAGTAAGGTGTTACTTCCAACCGGTTGCATATCTCCAGCATGTCTTTTATTCGCATGGTGCTGTTTTCTTTTCGCCATGCACGAAGTTTCCATTCGCTAATATTCATACGTTCAAGCAGTTCCGAGCGGTTTATACCCGTCACGCTCTCCTTCCCGAAAAAATCATTCACATATTCCGGATGGAAAACTACCGTCTTCCAGTTGTCCGACCGGTAATAGTCGTACACATTTACTTCCGGAACAATGCCGTTATCCCGATAGAATATATGTCTTGTGCTGATATGGTATTTGTTGCAAAGTTTCACCAGCGAGGTAATCAGCATGTTTCCTTCGATGAACAGTTCGCTGAAATTCTGCATGCCGGCATCCTGAATCACTTTCCGCCTGGACACTCCCACGACGATATGAAAGTTCTCCAGCAATCCCCAGTTAGCCTTCCATTCCCTGACTTTCCTGTCTGCGTAGGTGTATTCGGTGCTTTCTTCTGCCACAAGCTCCGTTTCCTTGATTCTTGCTTTCAGCTTGCGGTTTTCATCCAGAAGTGATATTCGTTCCTGCCGGTATTGTCTTATAGCCTCTTTGAGTTCCGAAATTTCCTGCCACACGCGCGGCGATATTTCCGTCTCGGTGGCCGCGTACTTTTCAAGCTTCTCATTCTCGTCTTCCATGAACACGTCTATGTCGATTCCGAAACGGTTGCATATTCCGATAAGCCAGTTAACCGTACACCCTCCTATCTTCGGATTCTGCCACCTTACGATACTGGTGACTGATATTCCGCTCTGACGCGAAAATTCAGCAAGCGAAGGAATTTTGGTAAGTCCCTGCGGACCGTAGAGCCAGCGCAAGTTTTCGGGTATGAATCTCACCTCTTTAAAATCTTCATCCGGTATGACATATTTGAAGCGATTACCGAGTAAATTTTCAGGAGGAGCCGACATAATGAAGTTTGACAGGCTTATGTGGAATGTGTTGCACACCATTACGATGTCATGCACGAGTATATTGTCTTGATTATCAACCTTTCTTTTATACATGTATGATTTTCCGTACACCTTCTCCGACACGCCTTTTTCGCTCAGGCCGAAGAGCTTGGGAAGATTATTGAACAGGAAAGAATTGAAATAGTACATAAAAAATCAGTTTAAAATTGTTATTTCCGTAACAATTATAATGCGATTGTCAAATTAAAATTGTTACTTTGCAGGGTAAAAATAACAAAAAACGACCGAAACCGCAAAAGCGAGAAACGACAATATATATCAGAAGTATGAAAATGAGCATCATTGAAGCATTATCCGAAAAAAAGTTGAGCCCCATGCGGCTGGGATTTAGCCGCTACCTGGTGGAACATTACGGAATGAGCATGAGCACGGCGTACCAGAAGATCAGGTTGAACCGCGTGCGCCGGTGGGAGGCGGAAGGCGTGGAAAAATGCCTGAGAGATTTTGATCCTGACTACGAAGGGGAACTGAAAGACTTCTTTTCCGGTGTGAGAAAGAAGGGAGAATTTATCGAGTTCATGAAAGAACGAGGTATGGGCGAACATGCGCTGCGTGCGCATTTCCGTAACTTCGACTTCACGGAAGTAGAGCTTCGCGGGCTGGAATCTATTTATAAGGAGTATAAGAAACAAATGGAGGAAATGTGATGGGATACATGCTGGAAAGACAATGGGAAGCATATACACGCCTTCAGGACGGATTCTCAAGAATTGTTTTTGAAGACGGAGAGGAAATTACGGTAAAGAACGACGGGAAGACGGGAATTGACTTCGTAGAGGAATACCTCGACGAGATGAAGAAAAACTATCCTTCACACCTGGTGGCAGCCGACCAGCTTCTGCAGATGCGACTTGGACGTTCTTATAAGACCATACGGAACCTTCGCAGCCGCTATCTGTCAGAGCTTGCGCTGGTAAGCCTGAACTGTTGTTTCGGACGCGAGGACGATATTCCCGACCATGAAGGTCCGGAAGACTTCAATACCGAGCACACACACTGCCCTATGCGATATAACTGTCCGTTCAACGGATTCAACCCAGCCTTCAAGGATAAAAAGGAGGTGTGCTGCAATCCGGTGTACGAGTGCGGGCTGACTCCCACTCAAGCTGCTGTAGCGAACATGCTGGTAAATACTTCGCTCACCTACGAAGAGATTGCCGACGAAATGGGATGCAGCTATTCCAATATAGACAACATGCGGAAACGTATTTTTGCGAAGTTGGGTGTGGCTACACGTCCTGAGCTTATGTTGACACTAAAAGGAAAGCGGCTGGTATGAAACGAAGCAGAGCGGTATATGAACAGCGTTTCCATGTGCGTCACACAGAAATAGCGATAGGCTATCCGGAAGGTAGCGTGAGCATAGCTTGCAGCAACCTGTCGAAGTCGTGCATGCAGAAGCTCATGAACGAGCTGGTGTACGACGGATATTCTGCCACAGGAAGCGTGCAGGAAGATACGATTTACCTGCATGAGCCAGACCCTATGATGTGCCTGCCCGATAGCCTGAAAGAAATGATACAAGCCAAAATGGAAAGCATGAACTACGAGGTGAAATTCCTCTCTTAAAATTCCCTGAAATGATTTCTGACAAAACAGTTGATAAACTCAATGCGCTCCCGCTTCCCGACGTGATGCGCAACAACGGATACCTTCCCGCATCGCAGACCGCACGCAGCGTATTCTACCGCTGCCCGTTTCACGAAGAGAAGAACGGAAGTTTCTGTGTGAGCAAGTTCCCGCCAAAGGGCGAACGCTATGCAGCCTTCAATTGCTTCGTATGCGGCGAGCAGAACCGGAGCAAAGGGGTAGGGGCCATCATGCTGCAGCAGCGCCTTCTGGAACGCGCAGGAGAGAAACACGACTTTCCGGACGCGGTGAACCGGCTGGCAAAAGACTTCAACCTGATTATTGAAGGAGATTACAAGAACGGATTCTTCCACCGGGCACGCAAGACCGCCCCGCAGCCGGAAGTGGATTTCCGCATCCGTAAGGGCGAGTTTACACCCGCTGAGCTCCGTGCGCTGGGATGCCAGGTGCTCCCCGTGTTCCGCACCGGGAAAAACACAAGCGAAGGCCCCGAGCAGACAGCCGTGACCGATGCCGACGGAAACAACCTGTTGCGCTGTTCGTTCAATCCCGATTTTTACCGTGGCGACATGCCCGCTCCCTTCGACAGCACCCAGCTAAGCACCATTTTCAACCTCTATCCGCTGGAAAGCTACGTTACGCCCGAGAAGGCCGATGCTGACGGCGTACTGACCAGCTACGAAGTGAAGTCTACGCCTTCTTACCCGATTTTTCTTTTTCGTTACGAAGACGAAAACGGATGGTGGGCACGAAAATATGAGCCTTATTTCCGCGAGACGACCGATTCGGACGGCCGCCGCCAGCCCAACTACAAGTTTACCTGGTGGTACCAGGGAGGAAGCCGTCCGGAAGGATTCCACAAGGAAATCTACGGCGATGCAGACGTGATGCGTGCCCTGCAGACCGGACGTGTGGAAACCTCCGACAAGGAAGGACATCCCATTATCAATATAGAGAAAACCCGGGTGGACGAGCAGGGACGGCGTACCCGTGCTTTTGCCGACGTGTTCCGCCGGATTGTGATCTGTTCCGGACCGCGCGATGCCATCAATGTGTACTTCCATAGCGACGCTCATGTGGTGTTTCCCCACTCCGAGAGTGTGGAGATTTCGTCGAAAACGATCCGTCGCCTGCTGGACATCTCCATGGAAGTGTTTGTGCTGTATGACATCGACCGCACCGGCATACGCGCCATGAACCGGCTGGCCCTGAAACACGTGGAACTGAAAGTGCTCTATCTGCCCGAAGACCTCTCCACCCAGTACAATCCCCGCAGCGGGAAAACGTGCAAGGATGCCGAAGAGTTCTTCAACTTCTACCCGGCAGTGATGCGCCGCAATGAAAAGCTCATGCACACCAACGTAAACCGCTACTTTGACGACCTGCTCAAGACCGCCCGACGGATGCGCTTCTGGGATGTGCAGTACCAGACCAAAAAGCAGGAAGACGAAAGTAAGGTAGTGGTACGAAAATACACCCTGAACTTCGACAATATGGCCCAGTTCCTTTCGGCCAACGGATTCTACAAATACACCGACGAAGCGGATACCACCAAGTTTGTGCACATCAGCAACAACATTGTCGATGTGGTGGAAGAGAGCCAGGCACTGAGCGAAGCGAAGGAAATCATGAAAGACTTCCTGATATACAACTCACAGTATTACTCCGAGGAACTGAGCAACGCCATCAGTACCCAGAAGAAAATCGGACGCGACACCATGTCCGGAATCAAGAAAGTAGACCTGAACTTCATGTCGTGGGGGAAGGATTTCGATTATTTCTTCTTCCGCAACTGCGCCGTGAAGGTGACGGCCGACAGCATCGAGCCGGTGGACTACGTGGATCTGCCTTTCCATGTGAACCGAAAAGCGATTATTGACGCCGATTACCATCCGATGAAGTCTTCGCTTTTCACTATCGAGGAGAATCCGGAATATGCCGCACGTAAGGAGCTGAACGATCAGCGAATGGCCGACAAGCGGATGAACGAGAACGAGCGCCGCCGTGAGGATGCAGAGTTCATCGCCTACCAGCGTCTGTACCGCTTCCTGCTGAAAATGCCGAAAGATATTGACCAGATGCCTGTCTGCGTGCAGTGGCTGTACGACACCAGCCGCATACACTGGCGAAAGGAAGCCGAAGGCTATCCGCTTACCGAGCTGGAAAAGCAACGACAGGACATGCACTTCATTTGCAAGGTAGCGCTCATGGGCTACATGCTTTCGCGATACCGTACAGGCACCATGCAGAAGATGGGAGTCGTGACGGAGTACACCGTGGCCGATGAAGGGAAGAACAGCGGAGGTACCGGAAAAAGTTTCTTCCGCTCTTTCTTCGAGCTGGTTCGGAAGGTGTGCTACATCCCCGGTCAGACCTTGAAGAAGAAGGAAAACATGGCCAAGAACTTCGACAAGTTCCATTATACCGTGGACAGCATGTGTCTGATAGACGACCTTCGTCCCGACATGATGGGAAGCGAGTTCTACAACATTACGGACAACATTACGGTAAAGACCCTGTATCACGATGAAATGACACTGCCGCGCGAGGCAACCCCGAAGATATTCATTACCATGAACAAGATGCCGTTCGACATGACCGAAGGAAGCACCTCACGCCGTATATTCCTGGCCATGCAGAGCGATTACTACCACGACGAGGACTACGCCGGTCAGTTCAAGAAACGCACGCCGCAGACAAAGTTCGGGAAAGACATCTTCCTGGAAGCCACCGAAGAGGAACGCGACGAAGCGGTGTACATGATGCTGCAAAGCTGTCAGTTTTACCTCGGCCTGCAGGAAAGCCTGATACCGCCCATGTCGCAGGACGGGCAGATGCGAATCCTTTACTCCGCCATCAAGGACCAGGTATTCATTGACTGGGCCAACCATTTCTTTGCGAACCAGTGGCACTGGAAAAGGCCGGTGTCCATCAGTGAAATGGCCATCAGCTATCTGGAACACCGGGGCGACGCGGTGACATTGCAGAGCGTGAAATCCGTGAAGAACGAAATGATAGAAAAGATGCAGGCTTACTGCTTCAATATGCAGTACACCATGAACCCTTCCATCGTCTACCGCTCGGACAAAGGCTCCAAATATCCCCGTCACTACGCCTGGGAGCAGGAGTTTATGAACGACACGATCCGTCGTGAGGAACGCACCCGTAAATTTACCCGTGTGTGCTTTTTCTACAAGCTGGGTGAGGAACCCAAAGACTCCAAGGAGATACTTTCCTGCCCGGAAACCGACGAAGAGTGGGAAGAAAAGTATCGCTTTGAAGATGATTAATAACCTTAAAAAGAAAAGAATATGGCAAGAATTTTAAAACATAAAATCCCGGCAGCGTCAGAGTTTACGCTCCCGCTTCACGAGGGAAGCAAGCTGCTGAAACTTGATGTGGTAAACGAGAAAGCATATATCTGGGCATTGGAAGATGAATCAAAGCCACAGCGGGGAGTAAAGTTCCGTATGGTAATGACCGGTGAAGAGATAAACCTTGAGCCTTACATGATGTATATAGGGACTTTTATACTTTTCAACGGTTCGTTTGTAGGGCATTTGTTTGTGGACACTTCTGTTCCGATGCCGATTTATGAAGGAATTTAAAATAGTGGGAGATATGGGAAACAATCAGAATGAAAAAGTGAGTATCACTTTTGAAGTGGAAAAAGAATTTATCAAAGCCGTGATGCTTGTATCCGGATTCGATATGGTGTCATTTGAAGATGTAAAAGATGAAATAAATAATGTAGTTATCAATGAGGAGGTATTACGTGATTTCGGGACAGATAGCGCAGAAATACAGCAGATAAAATCAGCAATCTCAATGATAGCAATCGGAATGGCTTTTAGAAACATATCATCCAGGAAATGTGGAAGTAAGAAGAGCGGACTTTTTGCGAAGCTTCAGGCTTTGAAAGAAGAGAAAAATAGAAAATCGTAAACCTCTAAATCATGGATATTGCAGATTTATTGAAAGATAAAAGAGGAGTATTGAAATACATACTTCAGACAATAGAGTCCAGCACGAAAAATTCAAAAGGTCTTCTTTCGATGAAAGAAAGAGGATTCTCGGATGCCGGTATGCTTGAAAAAGTAATAGAAGTAACAGCCATTCAGTCAAGCCAGATACAGACACTCGCCATGATAGCCCTTGTAAGCCTGCAAAGCAGCGATTTCGATAAGCAGGTCGGCGAAATGATGAATAAGATGGGACGCGGCGATGAAGCACTGCAGATCATGCTGGATAAGAAGTTGAGAGGAGAATGACAAATGCTAATAAAAAAGAACTTTTCCGTGGTTTTTGAAGCCGGTACACCTCCGGTTAGATTCCGTGAAGAATACCTCCTTCCGGTCCGTACAGAAGAAGAACAGACGGATCATTCAACCCTTCATCAGGCTGCAAAAGGAGCCATAGCAAAGGATTTAGGGATTATGAGATGCGAAGTTCGGATTCTGAAAATTATGGAAATTCATAATCACTTGATAGTTGAATAAAACCATAAATCGAAGTACATAGCCTATGTTTGAACTAATTAGAGTCTTTCCCAACCATGCTTCTCCCTATGTTGGAGGATATGTGGATTTTGACAGGCAATATACCGTCGGAGAGTTTATCGAAGAAATCCTGAAAAAGTACCCGGCTATTAGCGGTTCCTTCGTCGTAGATGCAACTTCACACGTTGCACACTACCGGAAAGGGAAGCTGTTAAATGAAGATTTCCCGGAAAAGGTTTTAAAAGCCAGGATTGCAGCCGTTTCCTTTTGTACAGGATGGAACAAAGCCGATTATGTTATCACTAAATTAGATGGACAATGATTTCAGAGGAAGAAAAGAAAAAACTACGTGAATTGTCGGATAGAATAAGAAAATCCGAATCAGAATGGGGACCAGTTGAAGTTTGTGTCAATTGTAAACGTTTCGCTTGGAATCTGAATAGAGCCAGAAATGGGGAAGTGTGCACCACTTTTTATTGTAGGCTATCTGGTGACGTACTAGGAAGATTTCACAGATGTAATAACTACCAAAATAGAAACTACTTGTCTAATATAAGAAGTGAGGAAGAGAACAAATATTGGGAAAAGTACATACGTCCATTAGAATACGTCGGCCTTGTCAATAGAGTGCTTGAAAGTACGATTTCTAATCAGATGGTACTTTATGCAGCAAAGAAAATACATGGTAAGACAGTAGAGATCCAAATAAATATGGATAACTACGAAACGCATACAATTACATTTTTCATGGATGATCCTAGGCCACAAAAAACAGGCGACCGGATTTGGTCGCAAACGACCATGCCTTCCTTCGCAAAATGTGGAGACTCGTATTCGAGATTATTAGCTGATTCCATAAAAAATGCTTTATCTGAATTTGAAGAGTTTTGTAAAAATAAAGAATAACATCATGAAAGAAGAAGAAAAACTACTGTTACTGGAAGATATTTCAGCCAGATTACCGTTTGGCTTGGCGTTTATCACTAAACAAGGAATGATCGGAATGGACGTTATAAACTTAGCCGACAGATATAAGGTATGGGCTTATAAGAAAAAAGACAAGCATGCTAACGAAATTGGCCTGAATGCCGAAACATTAAAAGGCGAAAGATGTCTCGGGAAAGGGTTCAGATTGGGAGATATAAAACCGATACTCTATCCGCTGTCTTCAATCACAGAAGAAATCTTTGTGAACGGCTCGGAAATTTGCCCGATGAAGTACCTGGCAGAAGCATTCGATTTCGACGGGTATATGGGCCTTTATACCACCTGGAATTTCGACGAAGAAAGAGAATGCGTGGAGTTCTTCGCCTGGGGAGGTAAGGTGTGCGAAATGAGCTTGCAGAGCTTCTTTATTACACCGGAAGAAGGGAAGCATAACAGCACTCAATTGGGCCTTCGCCATTTCCAGCAAGTCTTTCACGTGCTGCATCAGTGTCACATAGACTACCGCAACCTGATCGCACAAGGGCTGGCCGTTTCTGCTTTAGTTTTGGATAATAACCCTTATAAATAAAAATAGCCATGTTTAGACCGGAAGATTATGTAACACACGATGTAGGATTGCTTTTGAAAGAAATAGGGTTTAATGAACCTGTGCATTCCCAATATACTAAGACAGGGACAGTATGGGTGTGCCAGGAACCCGAAAACTTCAACGAATCGGTTGATTGTTGCTTTTCCAGACCAACTTTATATGAAGCTCAGAGATGGTTACGTGAAAATTATGATATTCATTTAGACATAAAGATTATTTGTTTCCATGCTCCTACAAGAAAATCTGATTTTATCTGTGATATTCACTCTTTAAATTCAAAGGAATACAGAGAAACTAAGGTATATCGGAGCTATGAAAAAGTGCTGAATGAAGGAATCCGTGAGTCATGTGAACTGATTAAAGAAAGAAGATTATGAAGAAAATACCATTTATGATAGCTATTGCTATTGTTATATCTATCCTAGCTGCAATAACTACATTCTCTAACCGAACTGAAGTAATAGCCACTGTAAACCGGATAGAGAAAATAGAAAATGTAACCTCAAGTGAAGGTAATACGACTACCGAAGTTTATTATCTACTTTTCACCTCCAAAGGGACCATGAGACTCAGCATACATGGTTTCCTTGCACATCCGGAGCTGCTGGGAAGAATTAAGATAGACAGTACTTATACATTTCGTACCATGGGGGTTGAAATTCCTTTTGTAGAATTTTACCCGAATGTAGTATCCGTAAAATAGCAGGATATGAAAATAGCAGGCTGCATATTCCGGAAATCGGAAATACGTGAATACACCAGGGCCACATTCCTGGCTCACTACAAAAAGCGTGAGTTTTACATAACATCAAATCAAGGTTATGGTAAAGCGAAGGAGCCCGGTAAAACCCGATTCTACCTGAGCGTAATGGGTGATGACGGAATATATGATGTGGACTATTACGATGACTTCAACAATATAGAAGAAGCAATAGAAGCCGCTCTGAAAGGAGCATGTTTAAACAAGGAGGAATAACTTATGCCAAAAGAAATAAACAGAAGAAAACCCATAGCAAGAAAACAGCACAAGTGCAATTTCTGCGGAGGGATAATAGAGAAAGGAGAGAAGTACGACAATGCCACCTTGGAGTTTGATGGCACAGTTTACACCTGGAAATCGCATCTGCACTGTCTGAATATAGCATCCGAAATAGATGACTATGATGAAGAAGGGATATCAGAAGATGATTTTGCTACCTGGATAAACGAATACGTTCACGACAATCACTATGACGATGAAATAGATGATATATGCGTGGAATGGCAAAACAAGAGCATACCAGAGCTCGCAAAGATGATAGATAAGGAATTACATATAGAATTGAAGTAGGCCATGAATAAGAAAGAAGAAAAAGCAAGAGAATACGCCGATGGGCTTATGAACTCAGTTAAATCGTATTATGTGGAGAAATACGGGATGGAACGAGCAAAACGAATGTCCGATTTTGATATATACTATGTTGAACAGGCATATCTGGACGGATGGGATGCCATGCTCGGCGGCCTTTTGACAAACGTAAAAGAACGGCAACCTGACCCGAACGAGGAAGTTGTCTGCCGTATGGTGTCAAACGGAGCATTCGTAAGCGGATACATCTACCAGGAAGACGGGAAATACAAAGTTGCCACTTCTCCCGATTTTCATTTTGAGGACTACGGAGATTATGAATGTGACTACTGGTTTCCGAAACCTAAACTAATTGAAGTAAACCATGGATAAGAAAGAATATATACACCGATACGCCACGCAGCTGTTTAACGAACGTAATAAGGACTCAGGCAGCAATGAAAACGTACATTTCTACATCGGCGATATAACCGAAGCAATGTGGCAAGCGTGGGATGCGTCGTTTTTTTCACAATGGAAAAGCGTACAAGCTTCACTCCCTCCGAAAGGACAATGCGTGAACGTCATGCTCGAAGACGGAAGATACACCAATTCCTTCATTATGTCAGACGGCACATGGGCCTACAATGTAAGGCCAATCGCATGGAGCGAAATAAAACGGCCGATATTATACCATAAACCAATGATTGAACTTAAATACCCAGGTATGAAAACGAAAAACATTATCTACACCGGTCCGATATTCGATTATTATAACGGGGAGTTACATCGTATATTTTGCAACTTCGATATTCAGCAGATGAAAAGCAGGGTGGCCGGGAAAGACGATTCCTGCAACAGGCAGATGATAATTATCAACCTTGAGACCAAAACGGCATGGATAGAGTATGTCGACGAAGAATGTTCCCAGTACGATAGTTTTTATAACAAATTCACCTGCGACATTCAGGAAGTGGAAAGGCTGATCGAAGAAAGTCAGGAAAGTAAAGAATAATCTAAAATCAGGAACTATGTATATCGACGATAAAAAAGCAGTCGTATTCGTTCCGAAAGACGAGTACGAAAAGATGAAAGAGCTGGCCAACGCCAACGCAGAAGAAATAGAGAAACGTGCCCTCGAAATGTGGGAAACAAAAGCAATTCCATGGCTTAAAGTCTCCATGGAGATACGAAGTAGTGGTGGACGTGATATTCTGGATTCAGAAGAGTTTGAGTTCAGGACAGATTCATACCTGCTAAACCCTTCAGGTAAGTTCACTATCAAAGAAGAAGCCAGACAAAGATTTGATAAGATGCTTACTGGATGGGCACGTCACATGATGGAGCTTCAGTTTGGTGAGCACATGTCAAAAATCAATTATATCAATGAACGATGCCACAAGGCAGATATATTGTGGAAGAGAATGCTAACCCCGGCCATTTGTGCAGGGATTGTCGCCTTCATTATGTTTGTCTGCTTAATATGGGTTTTACTTAACATACAATAATTATGACACCGGAAGAATACATAAAATCAAAAAGACGTGAAGATTATCCTGGAGGACAACTTTGTTACATTGTATCGGAAGAAACTGCCTTAAAAGCTATAGAAATGGCAAGGGAGGAAAAGGAAAATTCAACAAAATTAAATTCGGGGATATTTGGACAGCAAGGTTGGATATGTCCAAAGTGCGGAAGGGTTTATTCTCCGTTCACATCAATGTGCAGTTATTGTTCAAATGGTAACAATTTTAATATAACTTGTCTTGGAAAATAAAATTAGAATCCACGAAAGCCGGAAGTCAAAACTTAAATGGAAGGATATTCCTAAATTTAAGGACAGTTACCGTTGGCCTGTAGTTCAGGTACAGGAGCATGAAGGTAGCCTTCACTTTAAGTTTTCCGGTGGTTCCAAATACTCTCCAAATACTTACTTTACGATTGAAGATTACCGGAGATACACAGCTTTGGAAATAATCAATTCTCTTGACGATATAGGTTTCTATACCCGGCACAGCTACGATGCAGTATTGAAATTCTACCACGATAGAGGACTGGATTTAGGCTTTACAAGAAACTTTTTAAAACCATTAAAAGCATAGCACTATGTCAGCAGAACATAATATGATAAATGAAGATTTTGTCACTTTTGAAGTATCCAAACTTCTTCAGGACAAAGGATATAGAGAAGACTGTCGTGCCAGTTACATAACGGATGAAACAGGACGGTCGGTGCTAAGCGTATTAACGTTCCACGTGAGGAAGTTCCGTCATCTGTTAAGATATACAAGATACCAGGGTGAATACCTGGCTCCCACGCTATACGCCGCGCAAAAATGGGTCCGCACAAAAGGAAAGATCCACATCGTTGTCGACCTCAACAAACACGGCTGGTACTACCGCCTGTACGACATGGAGGATCTGTCTCTCATATCGCAGATGGATGGATATACCGATACATTCGAGAAAGCTTTGAACGATGGGATAAAAGTGTCATTAACCTACCTATAAGAATCAGCTTATGTTTACACAACCTTGTTTTATAAGGAATGCGAGAAAAGAATTGGCATTCAATGTGGCAGCATTAGGCTACACTGCAATGTACATGGTTTTCCGGAACAATATAGAAGGGAATCACCTCGTTTTAGAAGGAGATACCTGGCATTTTACAGACTCGGACAATCATCCACACTGTATTGACTGCGGTGCAAACGAGGACCTGTTCCTGGCAATAGCAGCTTTACGTGACGATACGGATAGAGGACAATGGTTCGTGGAAAATGATGAAAATGTTTGGCTGCAATGTGTGGATAATAAGTTTGTATTTTATACCTGGATAAATGAATCCGGATCTTATGAGGAGAAAGACATTTCAATCTTATACCACAAAGCCACTGTACAGGAACTAATCGAACATTTTAACATAAAGGATAGATAGACTATGTTTACACAACCTTGTTTTATCCGGAAGAACACACCGGAACTAAGAAAGAAACTGGAGGAACTCGGATATATACCATTGACAATGAATCTACTATTGGAGAAAGCTCCTACGCTGGTAGCGATGGAATCTCCTCGTGGAAATCCAATATTTTACGCTGTGATATATATTCACGAATATGTCAAGATGTTTCAAAATGAAATCAAATTTATTGACTGCGGGACCAATGAAAACCTGTTCTTGGCAATAGCATCATTACGTGACGACACAGATTATGGCCAATGGTTTATTTTTGATGCAGAATCATTTTTAACCTTAAAGAGAGGAGATTGGATGAAATTTATAGGTTACGATGAATGCGTCATAAATAGCCCTATGTGGTCTCACAAAGCCACCGTCCAGGAACTTATTGAACATTTTAATATAAAAGACAGATAGATTTGCTTACATTGAAGATTTAACGCCTGAAATAGAGGACTTATTATGAAATGGGAAACAAAAGGACAATTAGCTAAAGCCTTAAATAACGGCAACAATAAAAAAGTCTGCGATATTATTCTGAGCAATGAAATGGATATGCAGGCGTGGGACATGTTTGTTTTCGGCATGGATCTAAATAAAAGTGATGATTACATGAGTTTGTATGATAAACTTTTTCCGTAAAAGACGAGTATATAAAGCAAGCAGGGATAGTAGCAACACTTAGATTTCGATATTTACTTTCAAAATTAGGAATAATAGATTGAATTATGGCAAAGAAAGAATTTGAAATAGGAGAAGTTTTTCAATGTGGACTTGTAAAGCTTAAAGTAGTAAAACAAGAAAAGATTGGAACTTGTACAGGATGCGCTTTGAATGGGTTGGAATATTGTACAGCTGTACAAGAATTTATTGGCAGTTGTTACCATGCTGACAGAGAAGATAAAACGGATATAGTGTTTGAAAAAGTGGAGGAAAAGCCATGATATTCATACCAGAAGATTTCAAATTCAACCACATTAAAAAGACCAACATCGTGGCAAAGCGCCTTATGGAAGGAGCCATAAGAGAGATAAAGAAATGTCCCAAAGAATATAGGGAGATGTTACTCAGTCAGTGCGCACCATGGCGCCCGGATGACTATAATATAGAATACAAGGAAATGTCAGCTGGATTCAAGATATTCAAAAGATACCTGAATATAAAAGGATTCCAGTATGTAAAATACTTCGAGCATATAGACCGTTTGGGTTGGACCGTATTCTTTTATCTCCGGTTTGAAATAGACAAATACCTGATAGAATCATGCCAAATGCTAACGTCGAAAAGATAAAGGCCAGTCTGCTGAAAGAAATCAAAGGAGTGTTCTGTGAAGGATATTGTCTTTACTACAAAGACGATTACTACTGCGGAGCCTGCCCGTTAAACGACACAAGCAACTGGCTCAACCGGAAGAAACCCATTGCAAGGGAAGAAAAACTACGCACCGTGAATTTCTGCGACGACTGCATCCATTTCCGCCCGCTGAAAGAAGGAGAGAAACAAAAGCCAAACAGTCAGCTTTGCGAGTTTGTCCGTCCTCTCAGGTTCAGGGTAGGGAATGGATACAATGGGGAAGATACAGGTTTCTTCCTTCCCGGGTGCAAGGACTACAAAAAGGAAGAAAGAGAATGCCTCACGTGCCTTCATTTTCTTCCATCGGAGGATTCAGATGCGGGTGAATGCAAGCTCTATTCTGACACGGCGTACAGCCATTATTTATGCAATGATTGGAAATCTAAAGACTAAAGCCTATGGAAGAAGATAAAAAACAAATAATCATTCCTCTGTCAGAATATAGAAGGATGGAAAAGAAGATTTCTGACCTTACCAGAATGAATAAACGTAGGGAGGAAACTTCCTTAAATGGGAAAGAATGTAGGTGGGAGAAAATATATAATAAACACATCGGTAACAATGAATATGTAAATGTACCTCACATCCTGTTCTTTCACAATTCATTAACCGACTACATTCATTATTTAGAAACAAGGTTAAATGTAGAAGAGCAAGAGAACAGCGATTTAAAGGTAAATGAAAGAGTGCTTAAAGACGTTTACCTTCAGATAAAGAAGCAAAAACGTGATTTACACTGGTGGCAGCTCTGCCAAAGGATGAAAATCAACCGTATGTTGGAACTAATAGAAAAAAGAGTAAAATGGACGCAATACGATTTTTAAAGGGACGCATGAAAGTATGGTGCAGAAGCCGGGTAAGATGGGAGAGAGAAAATCTTTACCTTCTCCCCAGTGGAGATTTCACGGATGACCAAGGCCGGCTGCACAGGCGCGAAGGCCATACAGCATACGTCACCCTGGAGGATGCAATTTCAGCCATCCGGATGGTGGAAGAAAAGTTCCTTTCCGATAAAGAAACAGAACTTCAACGGTTAGAATCGGAGAATTACTTATTGCATAAAGCCAGAGAAATATCTGGGGAGGTAACAGATATAGAAAAAAATAAATGTATAACCTACGAAAAGACATTAGAGGAGAAATTAAAAGAGGTAAAAATGGATTACATTTTTGGTAAAATTACTTTAGAGGAAGCAATTAAAATAATTAACGGAGAGAATAGCCTATGCCAACCACAATCAAGCGAATAGTGAGCGTACTTTACCGGGCACGTACCAATAAATACGAGGTGCAGGCTGTGGCCGAAAAGAATGGCCTGGCATGTGTTATCACGCTGTATTATAGAAATGAAAAAGAAGCAAGAAAACTAAAGAAAGGAGACGTAATAGATGAAAACAATTGAAGCGATAAACCTGAACAAACTGAGAGATGAAGCCTACCAGAACGCCGTAGAACACGGATGGCACGACGAGGATTTAAGTACCGAGCATTTCCTTTGTCTGGTCATTAGCGAGCTGATGGAAGCTGTGCAGGCCGAAAGAAAAGGTAAACGGTCCGATGTGGCAAAGTTTAATGAATGGCAAGGAAACAATATCCCATTTAGCGAAGAAACCCGAGTAAGAAGATTTCAGGAAGATTTTGAAGCGTATATAAAAGATAGTGTGGAAGACGAACTTTCTGATGTCTGCATCCGTATGCTTGACCTGGCAGGTTTGCTGGGAGTTAGTTTCTTAGGGGTAAAATTCCCGCTTGAGATAAAGGAGGAGACATACAAAGATAAAAGCCAGAATACTTTTACAGAGTGGTGCTACAATCTGACAAGATTTATCGCATCGTATAATGTGTGTCATATTACCACTCTTCAATTCTTTGTAGACATATTACAAGAAGTATTTATCATGTCCAAAATCAAAGGATTCGACCTCCTCTGGCACATCGAACAAAAAATGAAGTATAACCGCACCCGTCCACGCATGCACGGGAACAACAAATTTTAATTATGAATACCGCAGACTTAATAATCAGCATCGTTTTTGTTTGCATTAACTCCACCGCGCTATTCCTGATCTACCGGGCAATCTCGCGATGGATGACACGAAACGAGAAGAAAATAGACAACCTGGAGCACGCCGTTCTCAAAATTGACGACTACATAAAATTCAGCTCTCACACCATTGACGCGGTTTACATCGACGCACAGAACAGGCTAATCGAACAGCTTGTGAAAGATGAAGATTATGAGCGGGCTTCCATCGTCAAGAAAAACCGGCAGTTGGTAGAAGCTGCTGTACTCGAAGAAATGAAACGCCGCATGAAAGAAAAGGAAGCAGAACTTTTCAAAGACTCAATAAACAAAGAATATAACCAGAAGAAAGGAGACACGAAAGAAGGATGATTTTTAGCCCTTCATAAACGAAGCCTGTACAATAAGTTTTATCTACTGGTCGAATTAAAACGATAATTAATCACAATCTGATTCATTTTTAAGAAGGCGTATGAGTGTATGTAATTGCACTTTTACGCCTTCTTTCTGTCAACGAAAGCAGTATTTAGTTACATAAATCCCAAACTGGCGTAGTATCGCCACTGCGACCGCGCTTAATAGGAACGAGACTTTCAGAAAATCATTCCGGCACAAAGAGAAAATCGCTTATAAAATCAATTCAGTATCAAATATTACAAGTTTTACACACCCTTTGCAAAACATTTTGCAATTTGATAATCAGTTAGTTAAGTATCATTTGTAAGCAATTTTGCAAAGATTGCGAAGCGTTGGCGAAATTTTTGCAATGAATAACTATCTGATAATCAATTAAAAGTATTGTACTTTTTGATATTTTGCCGATTTTTCACGAAAAACGAGTTTACAAAATCTTTAAAATAAAAATTTTTCGTAGGGTAGAGAAGGGTGTACATCAGTCGAATCATTTCTTCCTGTGAGCGTCCGAATGGGGAAGGAATCCGAAGGGAAACCTGAAAGAACGAAAGGAGGGAAAGGTCGGCCTGCGGAACGCGGGACGACAAAGCTCGCCTTTCCCCTTTCGTTCTACTTCCTTTATATCCAACTTCACCGTGTAACAGAGAGAGCTACGCAATGGACATAAGAGAAAAAGCCGGACAGCCTGAAATCTGTTCTTTACCGAAAAAATACGTTTTCTTCACTTCAAAATCAATGAACAATCGGCAATAACTATTTATTTATTATTTATTATACACTATAAATAATTGATAATTAAATAAATAAGTATTGAGAAGTGTTTTGCAAGAAAATTGCACAGCTTTGCAAAATAGTGAAAAACACGCAAAATAAGGCCCCAGTCGCTTAACCTTTTTTTGTTGAATGAAATTCCGATTGGTGTTGAATCGTCCGTAACTTGCTGTTGATTAATTGATTTACAGACTTTATCTTACTACTATGCCAAAAAATTCAATGAATGAGCAGCGTCACTCATGCTTCCTTAAAGTGAGTGATTATTATAAGAAATACTTCGAAATAAAGTATGGAACTCCGGTCAGGTTTCCTCAGAACAGCCTTCTGGGTGTATATATGAAGACTCACTTGTTCAGAGATGCAGATTTTTCGGGTATAACAGATTTTTCCTATAATGAAGTAGCCTTTCATTTGAAACCTCAGAAATCATTATTTACCGCTCAGTTTAAAATGTTGACTGAAAAAGAGAAAGAAGATTACCTGGAGTTGGAAATGCCTGAAAGCGTCTGCAAATTTAGCGGTGAGGTGAAAGTGGATAAGTTTTTTCACCTGAATATCAACGGAAGTAAGAAGATAAGGAATGAATTGAAACGTGAGTTCTGGTATGATTTCGCCAGATTTCATGATGACTGTATTTTCCGGGCAAATAGAATGGGCGAACATGTTACTTCCGAAGATGTCATGTCTGATTTCATTGTTTTGTACGATATAGACATGAAAAGATTTGAGAGCATGATGCGATATTGGTGGAGAATCAAATCCAGAATGAAGTCTGACATCAAAGTGAGAAAAGAAGAGCTTGAGTCGAGAACCGGAAGAATCTGTATATACACGCCATAAATTTATACATGAATAGCAATAAATAAAAGTTAAAGAAACGAAGAAAGTTGGTGCGATTTGTCAGTAACTTTGTCAGTCGCCATTTTCAACCACAAAACAACACATAAATCATGAATTGCAGCGAGAATTATTACGAGTTGATAGGCAGCATTGAAGCTTATCCGGACGACGCGGTTACGTTTTCCCGCCCGTTCAATATTGAGAAGAAAAGTGACAAACCTGATTTTTCTGTGTCGGGCGACCGTAAGATTTCCATTCAGATGAAACCGAAATCGGGGAGCCTGAAGGAGAGCGCGGAAACCAGCGTGGCCGGCGATTCTTACGAAGTGACGGTGAGTTGGGAGGTAGAGATGGTGACGCAGGAAACCTATTTACAGCTTGAAACGCTGAAAAACAGCACTAACCATTTGATTGTAAGAACATTTGGCGACGGTGAAATGTTTGTGCGTGCCGTGAGCGACGGTTATGAATTTCAGTATGAGGAAGACGACGGCGTGATTTCGTGCACACTCACCATCCGCAACGTGACCGGCGCACAGCGTGTGGTCTGACATCTACACCTTATTATATATATTGCTTTTTTCTTTCCGTTGGAATGCCGTTCCTGCATACGTGTGTGGGGCGGCATTTTTTCTTTGGGCCTTTCTTTTTGTGCGCGTTTTTCTTTCGTCATGCAGGTAAATCTTCATTATCTTCTTTGTGACATTCTTCAATTTCTTTGCGTCCGCCGCAAATTTCTTTTTTTCGCACAAACTCCGTGTGTTTTACAACATGCTCATTCTTAGCAGGTTTTTATTTGCAGAGAAAATCCGTTTGAGCATCCGCATATTTCTGTAATTCACGCATTTAGTCATTTTTTGTGTCCTTCATTACCGCATTTCGCGTGCGTAATTTCGTGATGTAATCAATTAATTATCAAACGAAAATGGCAACAAGAGCATTTCACGAAATCATGTCTACGCGATTCTGGGACTTTTACCCGGAGTCTCTGCATGCTTACCGGAGAACGATTCTTGACAACATTGCCTCACACCGTCCTTACGAGAAGCCGGACGAGCGGACCGACCGACCTTACTTCCTTTCTTCGCGTACCGGATATGCTGAAAAGACTTACATCGGAGATTACGATGATGTAACCGGATGGAACGATATAGGGGAAGACGACCGCATCATTTCGGTTATCGACGTACAGGGCCCCATTCTTCGTAATGGCGACCTGTGTTCCTACGGAAGCAAGGAACACAAGGACATCATCATGCGTGCTTCTGACGATGCGCATACCATCGGATTTATTATCGAGATGGACAGCCCGGGCGGTAGCAGCATGGCGAAGTACGACTATGAGATGGCCCTCAACTACGCCCGATCAAAAGGAAAGAAGATTGTGGGTCACATCGACGGGATGGCCTGCAGTGCCGGTTATGCGCTGATGGCTCTGTGCGACGAAGTGTATTTCACCAATCCGCACGACACGGTGGGATGTATCGGTACAATGTGCGCGATGCTCACTAACAAGGACGGCGATGTGAACACCGTGACTCAGGAACGGTACGCCGAGATTTACGCCGACGGATCTCCTTATAAGAACAAGGAGTACCGCGACGCGGCCGAGGGGAACTATGACGGCATCAAGGAAGAGCTGAACCGGCTTTGTGCCGATTTCCAGCAGATGGTACGCGAGCGCCGTCCCAGAGTGACGGATGACCAGATGACCGGAAAAACTTTCGATGCGGGCGATGTGGTGGGTACCATGGTCGACGGTCATGGCGACTTCAAGTTCTGCGTGAACCGCGTGCAGCAGCTGGCCGGAGTGAGTCAGAGTCAGAAAGGAAATTCGTCCGGAGCCTCACGCGAAGACAGCAAACCATCAGGAATCAAGGAAGAAAAGCAGCCGGGAACACAGGAACAGGCTTCTGTGGAGCAGCCGGCATCAGATAAAACAGAATCACAAACTCAAAAACAAGCAACTATGGCAAAAAGCTATCCATTTATTCAGTCGGCTGCAAAGGTAAACTCCCTGGTAGTCGAAGAAAACGGCGGTTTCTACATGGTGGAAACCATGGCGGACAATGTAGAAGAGTTCGTCATGAAAGCTAAACAGACGGAATCTACGCTGGCTGCAAAACTCACGGAAGTAGAACAGCTTAACGCAACCATCGAACAGATGAAGAAAGACCATGCGGAAGCACTGGCCAACCTGAAAGCGGAACACGAAAAAGAGGTTTCTTCATTGAAGGACGCTCATAAGAAGGAATCGGAAGACCTGACAGCGAAGCTGAATGAAGCTCAGAAGAGCATCGAACAGAAGGATGCGGAAATCAAGGAGCTGAGCGAAACGGCACAGCTGGAACCTACTCCGCAGGACCCGCCGAAAGACAACAACGGAGGTCAGGAAAGCGGACAGTTCCATGTGCAGAGCGTATGCGGTGAAAACATGAGCTGGGGCGAAAAAGCTGAAGCCCGCCGCAAGCGTGATGTTGAAATCAGCAAAGCACGATAAGAGATAAGAACACGACACAAAAACTAAACCAGACACAAACAATATGGCTACAAAGTTATACGCACTCAGTGAAGAGAATGTATCGCATGTAAAAGACATTCTTGCTCCGGACATCATCGAAAGCCCGGTTCTCGATAACATGGCAGTGTTCAACAAACTTCGCATCAAGGTTATCGAAGATATTGAATACGCACAGACTCAAATCATTTTCCGTCGTAAGGGTGGTGAAGCCCGCCGTTACAAGGAAGGTTCTACGCTGAAGTCAACCCTTGGTTTCATGGACGAAAGCAAACTGGTGATGAACCAGATTTGGTCACGTTACTACGAAAACCTTCAGAACTTCCGCGAAAAACAGCCGTTCAGCATCCTGGGTTCAAACGGAACCTACAATGCACCGGTCACAGAATTTATCCTTCGTCAGATTGGTAAGCAGTTTGCCGGCGACAACCTGAGCAACCTGTTCTTCGGTAACATTGAATTGGGAGAAGACGACCCGCTCAGTCTGTACAACGGTTACTGGACTATCATTAACAACCTTATTAATCAGGGTAAGATTTCTTCCAAGGAAGGAAACCTTGTGGCTTGCGACCCGATTAACGAAGGTCCTGAAACTCAGGATGGAGAACACTTCGACGCATTTGTAGAATGGGTGGAAGGATGGCATCCGCTGTTGCGTAACGCTCAGGAAGTAATCGTTTACATGTCGCCGAAGCAGAAGCGACTCATTACCCACAGCTACATGCGTAAGTTTACCGGATTGCAGACTACAAGTGCAGGCGGTGAAGGATTCTCATTCGTGGGAATGGAAAACATCAAGATTGTAACCGACGGTATTATTGGTAAGGGTAATCGTATGATTGCAACTCTCCCTGAAAACCTGCAGTTCGGTCTTGACCGTGCAAGCGACTGGAACTCGGTGATGATGAGTCACGACCCGAACGACTTGAATGTGCTGATTTTCCAGGTACAGTCTACCGTAGGCGCACGTATTCTGGACATCGCACCATCCAAGTTCTGTGTGAGCGACGGTACTATCGAACAGATTGAACAGCTGAACGGTGACTACCAGAAGAATACCCTGACCGTTACTTCCAACAACGAAGAATGGGGTAAGGTAACGCTGTCTCCGCAAAAGGATGTATATACGAAGGACGAAACTGTGAAACTGACTCCTGCTTCTGAATCTGGATACAAGTTCAAGGCATGGAGCGACGGTGCAACAATCTCTCCGCGTGACATCGTTTACAACGGATACCCGACCTACCTTCAGGCCATCTTCGAGCCGGAAGACAAAGAGTAACCCGCCCGCTGAGATAAAACAGGCTGCCAAGTTTGGCAGCCTTCACAACACAAACACAAACTTTTAAAACTAGACAATTATGGCAGAATTATCATGCGACTTAATGGATATTGGTCAGGCTGCTGCCGGTTGCGAAGAACAGTTTGCCGGTATCGGTAATCAGATATATGTAGCCTATCCGGAAGATTTGAAAGCACCTCCCACATACGATGAGAGTAAAGCGGCTTTTTCTTCAGGAGCATTTACTTTCAAGGCCAGTAAAGGAGCCTGGAAGTTCCGTATTAAGAAACAGAGCGGACAGATTTCTTCAACTGGTAACGAAGGGGCGAAAGGATACAACGTACAGCTGATGTTTACCATAGACAAGGACGTGGAAAACGCAGCTCATGTGCTCCGCATCCTGAAAAACCGTGGTGACGCTATTTTCTTTGCAGAAAACCCGTCAGGAGGTTATTACGTAGTGTACGACCCTACTTTCGGTACGGAAGTTAACAACAACTACGACAGTGGTACTACTCCGGATTCTGATAGCGGTCATGCAGTAACTGTTACCAGCAACCCGAACAGATACTCCCTGACTACCTGGGACGGAACTCTGACTATCAAATCGGGACTGGGATAACGATTATACAAACTTCAAAATAAGACAATTATGGCAGAATTATCATGTGACTTAATGGATATTGGTCAGGCTGCTGCCGGTTGCGATGAACAGTTTGCCGGTATCGGTAATCAGATTTATGTCGCTTATCCGGAAGACCTTACGGCAAAGCCTGTATATGAAGCATCTAAAGCTGCATTTACTGAAGCTTCTTTTGCTTTTTCTCCTGGTAAGGGAGCATGGAAGTTCCGTATCAAGAAACAGAGCGGTCAGATTTCTTCAACTGGTAACGAAGGTGCAAAGGGCTATAACGTACAGCTGATGTTTACCATCGACAAGGACGTGGAAAACGCAGCCCATGTGCTCCGTATCCTGAAGAACCGTGGTGACGCTATTTTCTTTGCGGAAAACCCTGCAGGAGGTTATTACGTAGTGTACGATCCTACTTTTGGTACGGAAGTGAACAACAACTACGATAGCGGTACCACTCCGGATTCTGACAGCGGTCATGCGGTAACAGTGACCAGCAACCCGAACCGCTACTCCCTGACTACCTGGTCGGGTACATTGACGCTGAAATCAGAGGCAAGTTCAGGAGATGGAGGATAACCGTTTGATTTGCATATTCTAACAAACGAAAAAGTGGATGAAAGTCCGGCACTTGCTAATCGGTGCCGGACTTTTTTATGTCCTTCAACGACATATTGGTTTTCCCTACTTTTGGGGTAAAGTAATTGAAAAACAAAGGTTATGATTACAGAAAAAGAATACTTAAAAGACTACAGAACCATGAATGAAGAAGAAAAGAAAGACTATCTGGACCGTGTGAAACGATGGACGGACGAAACTTTTCCGGAACTGCTGGCGCTGGCCGAATGCTGGATGAAGGTGCCTGTGAAGGATTTCGACGAAGGATGCCGTCTGGTGTCGGCCATTGTGCGGGCAAAGGATTTCCTTCGCGACGTACAGCGCTATGAAGCCCGCCGTGCACTCAACAAGATGAACCTGTTCCTGCAGGAAGTACGGAAGAAATCCGGACTGGCCAAGAAAGCCACTCGCGGTCCGGTTGGAACCGTTCGTTACAAAGCGATTGTTCCGGATGATGGTGCGCCCGATGAAGAAGGAAACATGACCGCACGCCAGTACGAAGAGCAGGAAGTGGACGGCCGCAGACCGAAAGAATTTGCCCTCTATAAGGATAAGCTGCCGAAATCTCTCCGCGACAAGGGAGAAAAAGAACTTTCCGCCATGTACCTGGAACTGGCAGAGTATCGCGGCACGCTGGAAGTAATGGCCGAAAATCCCAACGTAAGCGACGAAGCACGCGCGGACATGGCCAAGAAAGCCATCGCATCCGAGCAGAAAATCCGCGCGTTCTGGACCAATGTGGATGCCGCACTGAACGGTACCTACACCGAGCAGGAAACTTCCACAGCCGACAGCATGAAACGTCCTGGCGACTTTACCCGTGCCGAGATAGAAGTCATGAAGGATGTACGCCAGCAGGAAGTATGCCGAAAGGCCCGCGTGGAAGGAAACAAGAAATACATCAACCGCAGCGACGTGAAGATTACCGAGGAGTACAAGGAACAGCTTCGCCTTCGTATCGAGGAGCTGATGGAATGGGGAGAAAACCTGCCTAAGAAAACGGCAGAAGTAGCTACTGCAGCAGGCATATCCATTCCCGGTGTAAACGCTCCGGTTGCATCCGTACAGGCAGAGACAAAGCCTGCTTACACCGAAAATCAGGAGCCAAAGGTATCGGAAGGAAAAGCAGAAAAACGATCCGAAAATACCGAAAAACGTACAGAAAAAGAGGAAAAGCGTGCCGAAACAACGGAAAACCGTACAGAAACGGCGGAAGAACCGAAAAAAACTACAGAAACCGCACGCAAGAAAGTAGATCCTACTGAAAGTGTAACCGAAGGTCAGATGAAAGGAGGTGCATTATGAGAATAATTGAACCATGCTGCTACCACAAGCAGCTGGAAGACATGATTGACGAGTGCAGCAAAAAGCACACGGCTGCCAACTTCTTCAGTTTTTCTGACTGGGACATGTGCGACCTGCTGGGTACCCTGTCCGGCTACTGTTCCGGAGGTGAAATAAGCATTGTCATGGTGCGGCTCGATGTAAAGCTCATACAGACCATCCGGCGCATTCTTTCGCGTGTGAAGCCCGATCCCACCAATCCGTCGGACCATATTGCTGATGTCAGCAAAATGATACTCATTTCGCAGCCTGCATCTGCCGGGGCTACTTTCAACCAGCGTCAGGAGATCCGAAGCCAGCTGGGTGATTTTATCCAATCTGGCCGTCTGGTGGTGTGTGAGGACAATGTGGGTTTCCGCTGCGTCACGGTGAAGAGTAAATCGCACAGCCTGGTTATCCAGGGAAGCCTGAACACCCAGCGTAGCAACGCCATGCAGATGTTCACGCTCACCACCTCGCCGGAAGAGTATGAGAATGTGGCGGAGATGTTGCGGATGAAGGAGCATACGAAAAAGGTTTTATGATTTTTCGGGCAGAAGAACATAAGAACATATTCATTGAATGATGTAAAAATAAGCATGTTTCGATGTGCTTATTTTTACATTAAACGATAAGTATCTGTTTTTCATTGGAATATAGTAGAAAGATAAGAGCACAACACGGAAACACAAACTATGGCAAGTGAGATAGCACAACGATTCTACGACCTGCTGCGGAAGCACTTTGAAACGGGTGTGCCGTGGCAGAACATGGCCTTTACCGACGAGCAGAAAAAGCGGGTGGAAGTCTGCCTGGATGCGTACAAGCGCTTTGAGGAGGACCCGTTCATGAACCTGCGGCAGTACATTGTCAACCGGTGGAAACGCACGTACAGCCAGCTGGGAGGCGACCTGAAGGTGATAGACTTCATTTCATCGTTCTACGCCAAGGGACAGCGAAACATTTCCTCAATGAAGGTGCGCCACGCCGCCGACCTGATGATGCGCAACGGAGCCGATACGGGCGACATGAAAGCGGTGTACAACGGAGCAAGCCTGCTCACCAAGATTGACCGTCTGGACCAGCCGGAAACGCCGGAGGAACTGGGCGACGAACTGATACGCATGCCGGTAGTCATCACCTCGGATGTGAAGAAAAAATTCCCGAACAAAACCGGGCACGACAGCGAGGAAATGCGCCGCCTGAGAAAGAAATACGGTGTGAAGCTCGACCAGTGGCAGGAGATGGTGGAAGACGAAGACGGTGTATATGTAAGTGAGGGACAAAACGCTCCGGACGAGGAGTACGATGAAGTAAACCGGGACGGTTTTACACAACCGGAAGAGGAGGAATAAACCATGACACGACGAAACGACTATGAATCCGCCCGCGAGGAATCACTCCGACGGGCACAGCGTCACGCCTCGGCATTGTCGGGCGTGCAGGAAGCGGAGGAGCAGGAAACTGCGGCCAACTACATCTACATGAATCCGGCCCAACGTGCGGTGTACAACTACCGATGCCGGAATACCACCGTAGAAGCAGGCCGTGGTACAGGTAAGACCGACGGACTGATTACGCCCGAAATGGCCGGTTGCATCCAGTCCATGCCGCGCGGAACCGGACTTTTCTTAGGTAACAGTATCAAGCAGCTTTTCACGAAGACCGTACCTAAAACACTTTACTCGCTGGAGCGAATGACCGGACTGAAGGAGGGTGTCCATTTCTTTCGTGGACATGCTCCGGCCAAATGCAATTTCAAGGAACCCATCGTAAAGCCGAAGGTATGGGAAAACTGCATCCATTTCTGGAACGGATTCGTGTACTACATGATTTCTACCGGAGTGAAGGCTGCAGCCAACGGTATGGACTCGTGCTCCATTATCGGCGACGAGTGCCGTTTTATGCCGGAGGGACTGATTAAGGCCGAAATTCTTCCTACGCTTCGTGGTATCAACACCAATCATCCCGGATTCGATGAAAGCCTGAATCCGTACTACAAGAGTATATTCTTTGTAAGCGATGCCCCGCTCACCAAGCGTCAGGCATGGCTCCGGAAGCGCCGTGAAGAGCAGACACCGGAAATAAACCGGAAGATTGCGGAAATGATACGTGAGGCACAGATCTGCCCGGAAATCGTGCAGTCCCCCAAATACCAGCGTGAGCTGAACAAGCTGCGCTGCCAGGCCAGCATCTACTTCTCCTTTTCCAGCATAGAAAACATCGACATTCTGGGCGAACAGTTCATCCGCACCATGCAGAAGGAACTTACCCCCACCATGTTCGACATCTCCATCCGTAACGTCGAGAAGGAAGAAATCAACGACGGATATTATGCCAACTTCGACCCCGACGTGCACTGTTACCTCAGTAACGACGAAGAGCAGCTCGAAGCCGCACAGAAATATAAGAAACGCACCATTACGCAGATATACAACGGCGGGCGTACCCTGCGTGTGGAGTCGGAAAGCATTGACTTGAACGAGCTTTCCAAGGCACAGGACTGCTGTCTGGACACCGACATAAAGCCCGGAGAACCGCTGCGCATCGCCTTCGACTACAACGCACACATCAACTGTCTGGTGATTGGGCAGACCGACAGCCGGAGCAACACCAGCGTGCTGCGCATACTCAACAGCATGACCAACGTAAAGAACACCCGTATCGAGGGACTTTGCAAAATGTTCTGCAAGTATTACGAGCCGCACCGCCTGACCTGCCGCGACGTGATTTTCTACTACGACGACACCGCCAAGCAGGGAGCAGCCTATGCCAGTGAGCGCCACGAAGAAACCCGTTTCTACAACATCGTGAAGAAAGTGCTTCGCAGTCACGGATGGAACGTCACCGAAATATCCATGGGACGGCCAATGAGCCACAACAAGAAGTATGAGTTCCTGAACGGATGTTTTGCCGGCACGCAGCGCCCGTTCCTTCGCATCAATAAGGAGAACAACGAGTATCTGATTGCCTCCATGGAGAATGCACGTGTGAAGGAAGGGCGCAACGGTTTTGAGAAAGACAAGAGTCAGGAGAAGAACCGCGTATCGAAGGAGGTGGACGACATCGAGGCAGAATTGAGTACACGTACCGACCTGAGCGACGCATTCGACACGCTGGTTATCGGTGTGCGCTATTACGGATCGGGCCGCATGATAGGTGTGGGTATGCCGATGTCGGCTTAATGAAGAATTAAGAATGAAGAATTAAGAATGAGCAAGAAGAAACTGAAATATCAGGACCCGGCCCTGCAGCCGCCAAAAGCGCTGATGCAGCTGGTGGATGCCTTTACCGACACCTACAAACCGGTGGAGCGTGAGGAGTATGCCGACGAAGTGTTTACCGTGCGCCGCATCCGTGAATACTTCCAGGCATGGCCCATCCCGAAGATGCCCGACCCGCTTCCTCCGTATCTGGTGGAACTGGAACGCCGGGGATTCGCCATGCAGACGGCCTACGACGGACATCCCGCCCTGTTCTGCGTGCGCTGGCAGGTGGACGAGGAAATCTGCACTGCTGAAGAAACGCACGACAAGGAAGCCGAAGTGCGCACCGGACTGGTGAGCATGAAAGCCCTCATTGCCCGCCGCATGATGGATCGTCCGGCAGACGATGGCGACGATGAAGAAGACGAATGGGGCGAAGAAGAATAGCCCTGATAGAAACGATGACCCCCGCCCGCTTCAGGGAAAGACGGACAGGGGTGAAGTGAGAGTTTTAAAACACAATGCAAATATAAGGAAAAATAATTTATAATTGTCAATGATTTTATATTTTCCACCGAATTTTAGCTATTTTTGCGTGTAATGCAACAATTTTAATATATTACAGCCATGAAAATGCGCAGACTTATCAAGGCACTTTTCAGCAGGAAGAAGAAAAATGCCGCAGCCATATACCTGTCACGGTTTGACACCATAGATAAAATGATACGTGAGAAACTGATTGGGATAGACGTGAAAGAGTGTTACGTGGCCCTCGACCTCTCCGTGCATCTGCTCTACAAGGACGACGACCGGAAGTATGCCGCATTCTTCGACACCCTCCGCGCTTTCATCAACTATCATCGCGGATATATGGACCTCCCCGTGCTTCAGCCGGAAGAGCGCATCAACTTCTGCGTGAACTTCCGCCGTGAGATACGCTTCGACCTGGAGAATGAAGAGTTTTACGACGAGCCCCGGGTGGAATACATACCGTGGCTGGTAGGATTCTGCCAGTCGGGCACCGTGGTTTACGATGTTTTCGAACAAGGTAAGAAGTGAGTTTTCAGGAATGTATGCTTTTAAGCATTGACAGATGTGCCCGGCTGCGAAGTCGGGCACATCTGTTTAAATTTGATAAATTTGCAAATGCAGCCGCTCTGCCTTTATACGCACGAAGGAAGAACACAAATAAATCAACTATTTAAAACAAAAAAGGAGGATAAAAATGAAACCTCAAACTAAAACGTACAAGCATGTGATAGACTTGTACTTTGAAAGCGTGCCACACAGCATCCGCACATTCAGCGTTCATGGCAATACATTAATTTACATTGAATGCGAAGATTATCTGAGCGAACACCATGTAACGGAAGCCCTTCTACGATTATTGGGCACCAGCGTTCTTCTCAGTATCAAGCGAAACTGTTCCGAGCGGCTTTTCCAGGAAATACAGCAGCGTTACGGCCCATCCATGAGCCAGCTTGAGCTCTGCACTGTGATGTCTGAATACGAAGCCTGACGTTTCCCGTCCCCTCCGCATGGTTTTGCGAAGGGGATTTTTTTGTATTTATTTGACAAAAATGGAAAATAAAGTTATTTTCGCCGTAAACTTTAAACTTAACAGTTATGGATACAAGAAAAATACCAGTGGAGCCTTTATCTCCACAACTCACGTATGAGCCTTCACCATCAGTACCTCAGACCGTACACTATCAGAGCCGTATAACCGGGATAAAACACTGTCTGGACGAAAAACAATATGAAGAGTTTGAAAATACGGTGTTCAGAAGAGAATCTGTCAGACTGATTCCCGAACCCGAAAACCAGTTTGACGGAAACGCCATTGCAGCCTATACAGCCTACGGAGTAAAATGCGGATACATAGCACGTGAAGAAACAGCGATGATAAAAAGCCTTATGGAAGAGCCTGATTTTAAAGTCAGTTTGTTTTACATGGATTTCATGGCCGGCAGCGCAAAGATAGAAATAACCGTCAGCACATCTGTTTCTCTTTATCTCATGAAGCTGTTCTGCCAATACACACCGTTTGAATTATGCAAGGCAAATTATCTTTATCTCCGCTGGGGTGGGATACCCGACAGCACCGAAGAAGGAATATTCTCTCCCGATGAACTGAGCATGGATTTTGACAGATTATCGCAGCTTGAACTAATGTATCAGGACCGTTTGGCGCAGGAGTGGGAAGAAAGGATGAAGAAGGCTACCGTAGAGAATCCTACAAACAAAAAATTTAAAATGAGCGTACCTCTCGACTTGTCGGTTTACGGGACAAGCTGGAAAGAAATAGATGTAAGTAACCAACCGCTTCTCGACCTTATAGAAATAGAGAATAAAATGCTGGCTATATATATAAGGATGCGCCGTCAGGGATTCAGTGGAACTCCTGAAGAATTTATGGATGAAATGCAAGTAGAAAGCCCGAATGAAACCATCATGAAGCGTATGCACTATATTTATGACAACAATAGATTATGAAAAAGTACGATTTTAATGCGATAATCAAATTAAAATTGTTACATTTGCCAAGAAATTAAAAGGGAGGAATTATTATTTCTCCCTTTCCGCTTGCTTTTGTGATATTTGTTGTATATTTGCAATGTTCAACATAAATACAAAAGCAGACGGATGTCTGCAAATAGCAGGCATTTTTTATGTTTGCTTGTACAGCTATACATTAAAATATAGCGGCTGTTTAATCCCGTGGGAACTGTTAATGCACTCCCTACTGCTTTTGTAAGTATGTTGAACGACGGGCCATGAACAGCCGTTTTTCTGTTCTATAACGCCAAAAATGTTCAATATGGCAACAAATCAAATTTTTCAGTACAATGGAACGCCTATCACATTTCAGATAGGAGGAACTCTTATGGTAAACGCCACTCAAATGGCAAAACCTTTTGGTAAACAACCAATATTTTGGTTAAACAATCAATCAACAAAAGAGTTTTTAGCCCAATTATCCGAACTTAGAAATTTAAGTTCGGCTGATTTAGTGAGAGTTACAAAAGGAGGAAACGACAAAAAGCTACAAGGCACCTGGATGCACGAAGATGTAGCCCTTGAATTTGCACGCTGGCTAAGTCCTGCATTTGCCATCTGGTGCAACGACCGTATTAAAGAACTGCTGATGAACGGAACAGTCAGCACGGGAACCACGCAAACCGACTACACATGCAATGAAAACGCTCATGGAAGTGTAGACAATCTTTCCGGACTCCTCACAGAAATAGAAGAAGAGCTTTCCGAATCCATTTCCATGCTTCAGCACAAGAAAGACCGTATTTCTTACCTTAAATACCGGCTTGAACGTGAAGAAACCTTGTCGGAAGGAACTGCACAAAGCCAGTTTGAGCAGCGCATATCAAGGCTTGAACAGATGATACAGAATTATCTTTCAGGCGACAACGGTTCCGTCACGCCTGTAAACAAGAATCCCGAAACTACCACACATCCGTTCTACGCAAAAAAAGACATCCCATGCTACACCGTCAGTGAAATACGCACCCGCTTCCGCGATGCCATGCTTGTGCGGCAGATGGCCCGCACCATGAGCCGTGAAAACGGGATAGTGGTACGCACGGCACGCCTTTTCGACTTCCTTCGCCGTGAAGGATGGCTGCTTTCCACACCCGAATGTTACAACGCTCCTTCCGAAGAAAGCACAAAGCGCGGACTGATACTGGCCGCACACTCCAGCGCCACCGGTTCCGGAGTGAAATACTACACACCTTACATCACACGCGAGGGATACGAGTTCTTTTCACGCATCATCATGCAGAAAGGAGGCTACCTATGAAAAAGCGCGAAGCAAGAAAGGCAATAAACGGCTATTTCGGGGAAATAAGACACAGCATTATGTTTACCGTCACACGCCATGGCGTGCTGGCCTATGTGGAATACGAGGACTTCATGCCCGAACACACCGTGCGCCGTGAGCTGGAAAGCCTGCTCGGCAGCGGTTATCTGGTCAGTGTGAAACGCGAGTGCTCGCGCTCACTTTTCAAGGAGATTGTGGACTTTCTTTCGTCCGACACGAGCGGCCAGAAAACCCTTCTTATGATGATGGGAAACTACGTTTCTGCGCACCCCCTCCACAATAGCCTGTAGGGCCACTCAAAACAAATGCAGCAAACCACTTGAGAGGTTTGCTGCATATCGCTCGAGAGGTTTGCCGCAAACCACTTTAGAGGTTGCTGGCGCACGATTCAAAAGCCAGTTTCAGTAGTGTTTTTTGTCCTTCAAAAACGGTCGGTCTGGGAGGTAATTTAGAGTTGTCGAAAGACAAGTAGTACAAACCTTAAAAACACCATTAAACTATGGCAATCGTTTACGAAAAACAGAAAATCACCCTCGGCTTCAAGAAAGACAAGCCGGAGGTTTACCGCATCAAGCCGGTACGTCAGCAACCCGTCACTTTCGACGACCTTCTTAATGAAGTGAGCAACTCGTGCGGTGTGAACCGTTCGCAGACAAAAGCGGTGCTCGAAGCGCTTATCGACCGTATGATTGTGTTCATGAACTACGGCATGCCCGTAAAGCTGGGCGACTTCGGCTCTTTCAAGCCTACCTTCAACTCAAAGACGGGAGCCACTGCCGACGATGTGACTGCCGAAAACGTCACCCGAAAGAAAATCCTTTTCTATCCCGGCAAGCGTTTCAAGCAGATGCTTGAAGGAATGTCTGTCACTACGATGGAAGATTACGATGAAGAGGAGACAGCCGGACAGGAACCTGAACCGGGTGGAGGAACCGAGCAGGGAGGAACAGACCCTGACGAGGGAGGTGGCGGATTTACATAAAATCTTTCAGTCTTCTTTTTTTGTTGAGAGAGGGGTGCCCGTGAGGGTGCCTCTTTTTTTATGTGAAAATGTTTTCTGAAAACTATTTCCATAATAAAGAAAAAAGTACTATATTTGCACTGGAAAAAGAAAGATAGCAAGATGGAAACAGAAAAAATTAAGGTATCGGTTAATCAAGGTCTACCGATGATAGCGGAAATGATTAAGTTTAAGTATGTGACAGACTATATTGGGAAATCAAGTAGTTGGATTTATCATAAAATGAATCATGAAACAACAACAACTACATCCAAGGGATTTTCACAGTCAGATATAGATTTGTTAAATACAGTTTTTAAGGAAATAGGTGAGAAGCTGTTGTCTACTAGAATCTCTAGTGTAGAATCGGATGACATTATAGAATCTCGTCAGAAAATTGTATCTCAAATAAAAGAGTTATCCAAGGTGATATGTATGCCTTACATTTACATCAATAAACTTGGGAAAAATATTACATGGTACAAAAAGAGAATGTCATGTCCTGAGAAGTATCGTTTTAAGGATGAAGAAATAACTCTTTTCAATATGTCAATAGTAGAAATAGGTAACAAACTTCTATCTATTGAATTGACTCTGTGAAAAATTAAATTTCACACAAAACAGATTATCATAAAAAAGAAATTGTATATTTGTAATGCCCATAAAGAACTATAAGTCACATCTTCATGCCGTGTAATCCGTAAAATCGGATTCAGAGTGGTTCTCTGTGGGCGCACGGCATGAAGATGTGATTTTTTTTAAGATATGAATGAGAAGCAAAACATTATAGCAGAAAAAATACTTTTAGTATTAAAAGAATCAAATGGACATATAAGGGAAAGTGACCTTCTTGATAAACTTGAGAGTGTAGATAATTCTTTCAATCAATTAGAAAGTACTTTTGTGATAAGCCGAATGATAGAAGACTATAAGCTTATTTATCGCTCAAAATCATGGATATGCTTGTCTTCCAATGGTGAGGTAGCTATAAATTTAGGAATAAGTAAATATATCAGAAAGATACACTCTAACCAACGGTTAGACATTAAGATGAAAAGACTTGAAGTCATATCAAAAATCCTTTCAATAATAAAAGACAGTCATACCATACTGACTATTGCAGTAACAGCAGTATGTACTTCCTTAATATATACCCTATCACCAAACCTAAAGGAGCTCCTAAAATTATTCCTACAATGGTGCAAATCAATTTTCTTTTCTTCATAGATTTTTTATTTTTAGCAAAGATACTAAAAGGAAACGTATGTAGAAAGGACAATACATAAAGTATATAAAGGCAATCGGACGGAATCCGGTTGCCTTTTTTTGTATTCCCTTCAAAACTGAATAACAATCTGATAATTTGGAATTGAAACAAAGGATTTTTGCCCGATTCACGATGAAAACCCCGCGCCTCGCTACGTGGGACGCGTCCCCCTGGGACCCCGTCCGGCGGTGATATATGCCCGGGCGGTGGCCGCGTCCGGCGGCGCGGCGCGGCCCGCCGTGCCTGGTGGCTGCTGGTGTCCGCTGGTGGCTGCTGGTGTCCGCTGGTGTCCGCTGGTGTCCGCTGGTGTCCGCTGGTGTCGTTCCTCACCATGGAGGAACGCCACCAGAAAGCGCGGTAAATGTAAATAAACCTTTCGTTTTGGTTTGAATAGTAAATAACGGTTAAATTAATACAGAAAATAGTGCCATGTATTTGCATATACAGAAAATAGTACTACCTTTGTAACTGTAAACGATAAGCAAACGTTTACCAAGCTTCCGGGGCTTGCCAAAGCCCGGAAAAACGTTCTTTCCAGGTATAAAAAAAGCGGGTATTACAGGAATACCCGCCCGGGAAAAAGAAAGATTAAACTTTCTTCGTTTGTCGCAAAACAAAGATACGTTTTTCTTTCCGTTCCAGAAAATATTCAGAAAGAAAAAACGTTCTTTGAAAAAATACCGTATAAACGTGATCCGCGTTCCGTATGGTGATCCTGTTCACTGTCATAGTTTGATACTTTCCCGGCTGTTATAGTTTGACAGCCACACACGAAAGCAAACGGAACAAAGTACACGCGGCGCGGTTAGTCTGTAACAAAATTATCCGTATGAGATAGTAATATATTGATAACGGGAAAGGAGCCGAAAGGTAGCCTAACGGGTGAACTATGTTCTCCCGGGTCGTGCATAGTCGATACCCGTTACTATATTATTACTAACTTAAAATTATGGACTTATGAAAACAAATGTATCTAAATCAGTATTGAGACGCGAGGCTAAAAAAGAAACTAAAAAGCTTAATAGATCACCGTTTGGCGTTATGAATACAATAAACAAAAACCGTGATCAGGAAAAAATTAAAAGATACTTAGATTTTTACGGTATAAAGAAAGTTGATCTTTCTATGTTGCTAAGCTTCGAGCTTGGAGACGGTTTGCCTGTTTTCTGTAAATTAAAAAGATTATCAGATATTGAAACATTGGACGGGAACGAATTAAAAGTAGTCCAGATAGGGAAAAAATATTTCGAATACATTCCAATAAGATTCGATGAAGACGATTTTTTTGCAAGCTTAGAAAGTTTGCTACAAATAAATCAGGCAAAGGAAAAACAGGAAAAAGCAGCAAAAGAGAAAGCGGCAAAGAAAGAAACAAAGAAAGCAGAAAAACGTGAATCAAAGATAAACGCTACATTGCAAGCTTTAAAATTAGAATTCTTAGACGCTTCTGAAGATATGTTGCAACAAATTGCAGAACGTATTGTAGACGCGGCTTAATCTTTAGGGTGTATGGTATTCGTCCGGGTCCGATTCCCGGACACCCACAAAAATATATTCTATCTCATACGGCCGGCAAAAAAGATACCTACCTATGTAATACGGCGGCACGTGTGCTACTGTTGCATATAGGGGCGCACGTGTGCGCCTATAGTTATCCAGGCCAAGAGTCTGAAGGTATCCAGGGCCGGAAAATCATAATTCATAATTCTATGGCATAACTGTACCCGTATGGGTGCGGTGTGTCCTGCAACGTGTTGAACGGTCAGTCAGGGTGCACCGTGTCCGTATGGATTCATGTACGGGTGTGCTATGCCCTGTTCAATCTTGGGTGTATGCCGGAGTAGTTAACCGGAAAAGATCCATACTGTTTTAGCGTATGTATGGAACGGGCTGGGAGTTATCCGGGCCTATGGAATCAACGTACCATGCGGACACGTGTGTCTGTATGGCGGTGCGCCTGCAAAGGTCGTCTATGTGAAAAGTGTATCCGTGAACGCTATGCAAATAGTGTATCATGGTGCATATAGGCGGGTATGCGTCAACGCAACGAAAACCAGCTTCGGGGGTGGTACGGAAAACCCCTACCTATGTAGTGCTATGCGCTTTCGGGTGCATGGCACTTCTTGTATGTATAACTATAAACTTTTTGAATTATGAGAGAATTACTGTTTTTCTATGCTTGTGGTTACATTAATACATTCGGCAAAGTAAATGAAGAATTAAAAGACTATGCTGGAAGAATATTAGCCAATGGTCATGAATGTTCATTCTATAATGGATGGAAAAAAGAGTTATCAGAGTTCTATGGGAATAAGTCCTATATGAAAAACTTGAAGTGTTCAGAAAAGCATGATTTTGAAGATTTTCTATCCCGTTATGGAAAATGGGCAAAAGATAACGGTATGCTTGAAAAATCTTGGGATGAATACATCTCAGAATGAACTCTATCAGGCCGTTCACCTTTGCCGGTGTACGGCCTGCAAACTTCTTAAATAGTTTGAGTTATGAAAAAGCAAATTAAAGTCATTCTGTGCTGCGTGTTTTTATTCGTGGCTTTATGTTTCGCCGGTCGTTCCGACTGGAGCGAACAGGTTATTTATGTAATGCCCAAAAGCGCATACGAAAGTATTAGCGCAAAGCTCGGCGAAGATTGCAGTGACTACGAAATAGCGAGAGAGTACGTAAAAAACAAATCGTACTACGACGCTATGGGGTATTAATTCCATGCTGGAGGTGCTTTACGGTACTTCCAGACACGATTACTAACTTAAAACTATAGGAATTATGAAGCTTTTAGATGTAAACGGTAAAAACGTAAATGTAGAAATCGGTTATGTATGGGACAGGGAAGACAAATACCTTGTTATCGTAGACAATGATAATAAAGTTAAGTATGTAGTAAATACATGGAGTAGCACATTTAATAAGGAATCGGTTGAATATTTGGCCTATAAATTCGCAATATTTATCTCAAAAGGCGAAAATGTGTGCTACTCATATGACAGGAAACCTGCAAGAAAAATTTGTCATAATGACGATTTTGGTAGGTATAAAAAAAATTACAAAACTATATCTCCGTCAGAATGTACAGAATTAGGTTTACGTTATTAAACAAAACTGATTCCTGTTTATATCAGGAATCAGTGCTATATCTAACTTAAACTATGGAATTATGGATAAAAACAGAAATTGGTTTGGCGTGGATGCTAACAATGAATCATCGTTATTTGATTACGGTTTTCTTATGCGTTACCATGGAAATTATGAATATCAGGTGATATATCTTGCAGGCTATGAAGGAGACAAACCTTTATACGCATACGGATGGTTCAATCCGAAAGAATGGGAAAAATATTTTATTGACACCATGGGAGAAAATGAATATCCGGATGCAGCCAGAATAGCTTCTACATGCTGTATGGAAAATGGGAAAGAATGGCTGGATGACGTAAAAAACTTTCCTCAATATATGTTGAGTGACATACTTTCCTATTATGGATATGATGGCGTATTCGGAGGAAATTATTATGGGGATTTTTATACGGTACCACAAATCCGGAAACGTCTGAATCGTGCTCTTTCCTGACTATTACCCGGTTCCGCCTTGCAGCGGTGCCGGATGCTATCGTATAACTAAATTATCGGAATTATGACACAAGAAACTTTTAATCTGCTGAATCACTTTTCATGCGAAGGACTTGATAACTGTTGTTCTGGGTTTGTTCAGGATGTAAATACAAAAGAGTATTTCGGAACGGAAGAAGATGTAAATATCGAAGGAATGTATCTGTATGTGTATCAAAAAAAGGATGACTTTTTCTCCCACATAAAAAAGGAACCGGAATACACCTTTGATATGGAAGGCAAAGAGAATCTTTTTCTATTCAAGCTTGAGTGATTCATACAGGCAGCTGCTGATTATCCGGTGGCCGCCTGCTTTATGTCTAACTTAAAACAAAGGAATTATGGGAAAATATCATTATGAATACTACCTGGTATGTGTGGACCTATGTAACGGAGGTGCAAAACGCGGTCCGTACCGCTCAATACAGAATGCGAGATTTGACAGTCATTTTCTACGCGGTATATGGCATGTAAAAAAAGTCAGAGTCTACAATTAATATCCAGCCGGAAGCAGCCTGAAACTGCTTCCGGCTTCTTTTATGTCTAACTTAAATTATTGGAATTATGGAAAAATCAAAATTAATCAGAGCAAGCGTATATGTAGGTACATATAAGAAATATAATGAAGGTTCGCTGGCTGGCGCATGGATGGAATTGGCCGACTATAAATCAAAAGATGAGTTTATGGAAGCCTGTAAGGAATTGCATAGTGACGAAGACGAACCGGAGTTTATGTATCAGGACTACTCAAACATACCAGACGGTATGATAAACGAAAGCTATATCGACCCGCGAATATTTGGTATCATTCAGTGCGCAAAAGATATGGATGACACAGAGACAGAAGCATTTTTTACGTTTCTTGATATGTACTTTGTGGATTATTCCTATATCAAAGACGGTGAAGAGCTCGTAGAAAAGTTCAGAGAAAAATATCAGGGTCAGTTCGATACTGAAGAAGCGTTTGCCACCTATATGGCGGAAATGAAATGGCCTGAAGAACTTCAAACAGAGTTCGGTCAGTATTTCGACTACGAAGCATACTCCAGGACATTGCTTACCAGCGGATACCGCCATCAGGGTGATTTCTACTTCTGTGTAGCTTAAACATTCCGGCAGGTTTTTGAGAATCTGCCGGGGCCTATTGTCTAACTTAAAATTTATAGAATTATGGAATCAGGAAAAATGTACAGAATGGATTGGTCAAATGGTTTTCAGATGGTAGAAATCGGTAAAAAGGTTCTCGAAGTAGGCCAGCGCGTTTATGGGTTCTTAGGTTATGGAGGAAGCGAAAGCGGTAAGTTTATCGTGACTTCTGCACCAGACATTCACGGACGGCAGAAAATGGCAGAAATCGGTAGACCGCACCGTTTCGCATACTGGAGAGTAGGGCAGGACGACCAGCCGTTATCAAAGAAGTTCGGTATTGGTTACTATTGGGACGACAAAGAGCCCGACTACCGTATGCCCGAGCAGGAAATAGCCAAACTGGTTCACCAGTGCGAAGTACAGCAGGCATGGAACGAGCGTCTGGAGAAAAACAAACGTATAGCCAGCCAAAATCGTACCGATCAGCTCCGAAAAGAGTATGGCTCGATACTGACTGAGTGTAATAGCTATGACGACAAGACGGCCAAACAAAACATGCTTGTGCTTCTGAAGCGTGCTTTCCCAGGTGTAAAATTCTATTCCAAAAAGAATGGTTCAAAAAGCTACAACATAAGATGGACGGACGGTCCGACCGAAAAGATGGTTGCTAAAATCTGTTCTAAGTTTGTAGATACGACATTTAACGGATACGAAGACATTGAAGAACACATCAAAAGCGAGTTTACTTCCTTATATGGTGGAATCGGTTATATGCCGGATTTGGAACGCAGCTATTCTGATAAAATCTGGAATGAGACAAAAGAAAAATTCTATGCGAAACATCCAGAGGCTATCGGAATAACTGAAACAAATCAGTTTCTCCCAAAGTCTTATTCAGAGTTTGTGGAATCTAACCAGTACACTTCTGCTTCAAGTTGTTTACGAGGTTATCTGAGTGATATAGACCTTTATCAGAAACCGGAGGAAAAACCTGTAAGTTCTACAGCAAAAGCCGTAGAAAATAAATCTGATTTGCAGATTGTAGATTATAGCGAAAAGGCTGTGGCTATCATCGGTAACACCCGCGACTATGTAGCGAAGCTCAAGGAGCTTGGCGGACGATTCAACGGTAAACTGAAATGCGGTGCCGGTTGGGTTTTCTCAAAGAAACGCGAACCGGAGCTGAGAGAAGCTTTCTCTCTGTAATGTAGAGGGCAGCCGGAAGTGATTCCGACCGCCTTACTTATGTCTAACTATAAAACTGATTGAATTATGGACAAAGTAATTTATGCGTTCGGTGAGCCGGTACCACAGGACATTATCGACCTGATCCGGGAAGAAAATGGAGAAGAATGTCTTACTACCGAATTTATAGAAACGACTTACTGGTACGAATATCTCGACAACGATCCGGACTGAGAGTGATTCTCGCTCCGGATTCTTTTATGTCTAACTTTTAAATTTTTGAATTATGAATGTTTACTACAAATTGTGTCCAAATGTATTTCTTGCAAAGTGTGATGAAAAGCATGAAAAAGGTGAAACTATCCTTGTAACTACCAAATATGGGAAAGAAAATGAAAGTATCGTATTCAATCTGATATTTGAGCGTGACGGATGTTATTACTATTCCATAGTTCGTGCAGATGGATTCAACGTGCAGGAATGGGCTAAGAAAAGAGCTGAAAGACGACTTGAATGGGCTAATGCGGCAGACAGCAAAAGCCAGAAATACTTTGATAGATCCAACAAAGACCGTGATTTCCTTTCTCTTGGAGAACCTATCAAAGTTGGTCATCACAGTGAAAAAAGACATCGTAAGATGATAGAAGATGCCTGGAACAATACTGGAAAAGCAGTGAAAATGATGGATAAAGCAGAGGAACACAGACGAGTTGCTAAGTATTGGGAAGACAAAGCTGATACGATAAATCTTTCAATTCCTGAAAGCATAGACTATTATGAGCACAAACTGGAAGTCGCTACCGAATATCATCAGGGGCTTAAATCCGGGAAATATCCTCGCGAACATGCTTACTCTTTGACTTATGCTAAAAAAGCGGTCAATGAAGCTCAAAAGAACTATAAATTAGCAAAGAAACTTTGGGCCTAAACCTCAATCCGGTGGGAGAGTGATACTCCCTCCGGTTGCTATTGTCTAACTAAAATTATTGGAATTATGGGAATAAAAAAACTTAGTTTATCAGAGAAAAATCAATATGCCGTAACAAACATTTTACAGAGCATTGATAATAGCAGAACATATTGCTCCTATCTGGAAAATGAAGAGCTACGGTGTGAGATTGAAGAAATGATAGAAAAATTCAAAAAGAGAGTAGAAAAGAAGATTTCTGATAACTTTTGATTTATACCGGAAGGAAGAGTAATACTCCTTCCAGGTACGTTGTCTAACTAAAATAAAAGGAGTTATGAATATAGAAAAAACAATCAGTAAACTGAAAGCTAAAAAAGAAAAGCTGGAAGAAACGACTCAAAAATACGACAATTATGTAAGATTGTGCAGAACAAAATGGTATAACAATCATAGAAACGACATAGACGTAGCTCGTAAAACAAGTGCTATTAATTTAGCTATTGATTTAATAAATAAAAGAATAGTTGATATTGATTTACATAATTACGCATTGCAGATATTACCAGTGACATTGGAAGATAGATGGAGTGATTATATTAATAAATCGTGCAGTATCTATCTAAATGAAAGGAAAGAATGCGCTAGATATTTAATAGATAATTTCCTTCCTATCTGCAAAAGAGAAGTTTTGAGTTGTATATAGTTTCTTTGGCCGGACGGGAGATTGATTCTTCCTCCGGCTGCTATTGTCTAACTTAAAAATAAGGAATTATGGGAAATCAAAAGTCAGGATTATTGGTAGTTGTATTTGATAATGATGGGGAAGGTGGCATTTCAGAATGGTTTGAATATTCAAGGGAACAGCCAGACGAAGTTATAAATCTTCTCAAGTATATGCGTAAGAAATATAACGCATATTGGTGGGGAGAATATAAAATGTATCGAAGAAGTAGGAATATAACCCTTTCTCAATCAGGACATGTAAATGCTGATTATGAAGGTAAGTTCAGAAAAATAAGACCTCGTAAATGAAATTAGCTACTAACCGGTCTAAGCCTGCAATCTTAGCCCGGTACTATCGTCTAACTTAAAAACAAGGAATTATGGTAATAAATATTGAGAAACATTATTTTCGTCACTATGCCAATAAAAGCGAAGTAAAAGAATATGGTAAATTCCAAGTAGGAGAAATCATAACAGATTGGGAAGGATGTACAGGATGTATTCTTTTAATATTTAAAAATGGCGATGTAAGAACTGACAGCAATGGAATGGGTAGCATATCAAAGCTAAAGAAAGTAAGAAGTAAGAAGAAAATACTGAATTATCTGAATGTACTTTATAATGAGGACATGTATTTTCTGCAAAACAATTACAACCAGGAAATAGAAAAAGCTCGCTAAGAAAATTTCGTACCGATTTAAAAGATTGGTACGAGAACCATTGTCTAACTAAAATTTTGGAATTATGAAAGTAGAAAAGAATTTAATCGAGAAAGTAGCTAATGGTGAAACATTCATGAAAGGTGAACCAGTAGAAATATCCAAAAGTATTCTTAAACCCGGGATATGGAGCAGATTCAGAAAATATGCTTTCCTATATGAAGGTGACGATAACAATCTAAACGATTTACAAGATTCTATAATTGATTTTCCTATTTTTGCTGCCGAAGTAACAGTAATGGATGTTCCTAAAGAAGTTCACCCTGTAGGTAAATTGCAAATATCTGGGATGCTTCCAAAATACTCCTTAGAAAAACTATTCTGGATGCTTAATGACGATGAAAATCTCAGGTCATTGTGTGAAGGTAAGATATTTAAAATAAGAAGCGTAAAAGGAAATTTTAAGCTGTCTTACAATTTCCTGCAACAATGCTTTGGTGACGAACTTATACCTATGAAACAGTGTCTTGACATGATGCGCATCTAACCTACTTCCGGATTCAGGTTTGCATCCTGGTCCGGAACCGATGTGTAACTATAAAATAAAAAGAATTATGAGCAGAACAAGATTTAATAAGAACGGAACGGTAAGCATAACTGGTATAAGTTTAGAATTATATTATGCCATACAGAAAATAGTTAGTGCTTCTGAAAGTTCATTTTTAGATCCGGAAGAAAATGGTGAATACTATAGTAATTGTGATTTTCTGTGTTCATTAACTCCAAAAGAGAAAGAAGAATTAGAAAAAATTGATTGGATACTATAATTCCATCGGTCACGCTGTGAAGCGTTAGTTTTTAAGTTAGTAAATCAGCCGTAGGAAAAGTGATTTTCCTTCGGCTACTTGTGAAAAATGACTATATTTACAACGTCAAACTTTTAGAATTATGGGAAATACATATAAACCGTTAACAAAATAATTCCACAAGTTAGTTTTAAGTTAGAACAAGTCCGGCGGAGGTGATACTCTTTCGGGCTACAAATGTTTAATATAAATCGTGAGACACACGTAAAACTGTATATTATTATGTGTTTCAATCAAGAACAAAAAAAATTTATCAAATCTCTAGAAAAAGAAGTTGAAAAAATAGGGAAAGGGTATAGCGTGGGCGTGGATGAATGCCATGGTTATATACACATTAATGGTGCTAACCATCTGAGTATTACGTTAGGGAATAATACAGTTGAATATAATGCTGTTGGAGGAAGTCGTTTCTGTTATACGAAACGTGAAACCTTTGAAGAATGTTTATTGGAGCTTAAAAATAAACTCTTAACTGTTGAGGAAATAAACAAGATATATAGAAGCATTTTTAATAGTATTAAGGAATAATATTATATTCCATATCGCTGTGAAGCGAAGTATTAAGTTAGAGTAAAGTCCGGCTGGGAGTAATACTCAGTCGGACTACAAATGTTTAATCAAATCGTGAGGCACACGGAAAAAACTGTATAGAGTCATGAAAGCTAGTTTTGAGGATGTAGTAAAAGCAACAGGAAAGAATTTTGAATGCGAACAGTCCATAAGCGGATACTACCGTCTTGTATGTGATGGGAAAATAATTTTAGACGACAGCGCTTGTGAAGATGTAAACGGAACTGAAGAGGAAGCGAAAGATTTCTTTGCGGAATACCTGCTAGAATATGAAGTTCCGGAAGATAAGAAAGAATACCGTTGCGGATTATGTTTTCTGAAATGATAATAATCATAATTTCCTGCCGCTGTGAAGCGGAGTTTTAAGTTAGAGCAAAGGCCGACGGAGAGTGATACTCCGCCAGCCAGCAATGTTTAATCTGAATCGTGAGGCACACGAAAAAAACTGTATAGAATTATGTTTGAAGATAAGAAACTTAAAGTGATTGTTTCCAAATGGGATAACAACGAAATGTATATCATTGCTGCCGATGTTGTAAAAAAAGTAAATCTGCATGACTGCTATGATCAATACGGACAGCAACTTGACGCAGAAGCAGCCGGAGACTATTCACTGAAGAACTGCTATTGTGACAGCATGGAAAATGAAATGAAAGCGAAAGGGGTTGAAATATTTGGAGAGTCATTCTCTGATATGGAATACGATAAGAACGACCTTACCATTGACAATGCAGAAGATATAGGACTTAAAGAAAAAGAGAAAGAAATCAACGATTTCATCAGTAAATTTGAGGAGGACGAAGCATACTACATAGAATGTGAAGCTATTCAATATTGGGACGGACACAACAATCGTTCTGCTATTATCGGTGGTGAAGAAGTAGGTGCAGAATATGAATATGAAGATAGTGAACTTGAAAAGGAAATACTGAATGAGTTCTATACATTAGAAAGACCAGAATACAAACGAGGTATTGCCGAAGTAAAAGGAGAAAAATATTATTTCAGATTCTCTCAGTACGAAAATAAAAACTTCTGTATATGTGAAGTTTCTGAAAGAAGTATGTTTGATGACGAAGAATAAAAAAAGGCTACCGCATGGTAGCCTTTTAAAATCCTTCTGGTACGATTAAAAGAGTAAGCTTACTTTTTATAATCTACAAATAGTAGAAATTGTTTCAATTCCATTGAAGGACAATGCAAATGTATAAAACATTATTCTAAAAAGAAAAAATTTACACATAAAATAATTCATAATTTCCTGCCGCTGTGAAGCGGAATTTTAAGTTAGAGCAAAGGCCGACGGAGAGTAATACCCCGCCGGCCTTCTTCATTTTTAAATTATAAACGTATGAATAAAAAAAGAAGAAAAGAAATCGAAGACGTAAGAGAGTCGTTGAGAAAAGTATATGAGGAACTTGAAGAACTCAAAGACGAAGAACAGGAAGCCTTTGATAACCTCCCTGAGTCTTTCCAGGAATCAGAAAAAGGAGAGCGGATGCAAGAGTACATAGAATATATGGAAGAAGCCCTTTCAAGCATTGAAGAATCAATTGAAAGTTTAAACGAAATAGAGTAAAATTATGGACGGAACAACAATTTTCTCAGTTATCTGCGTCCTGCTTTGTGCAGGCTACCTGGTGGTAAGATACCGCCGTTACAACATTCATCGTGCACTGAATCTGCCGACAAATCCTCCGCGTTATCCGGACAGTGCCATTAAATCGGCCAAGGAAATAGGTAAATTCCTGTTCACCCGTGCGGAGATTTGCGGAGTTAACTTCATGACGGCCGACAAAGATACGGGCGTTTCCTACGAAGCTATCCGCGACATCTCTCGTGGGAAAGACACACACATAGTGAACTTCCTGCGCATGGCTCACTTCCTGGGCTGTGAGGTGGTGATACGTCAAATCGGTACGACCGACACCGAGGACCCGGCAATAACTCCGCAAGTTTACGAGGAAATGATTGCCAACATTGAAGAGGAAAACAGAAGATAAAAAACATACACTTCAATTAATTGATATTCAGCACCGGTTCAGGCGTGAACCGGTGGTTTTTTTGAATTTTAGATACAATTTTAATGCGATTCTTGCTTAAAATTGTTACATTTGCCATGCAAAAGAAAAACAATGAATTAACCATTAAAGCAGGGCAAATGATCTACACTAATCAACGACGCAGGGAGCTTAACAAAGCTCTGTTTTCGAAACTGCAAAATCCCCTTATTACTGCGCTCGCCGAGGAAGGCGACTCACACATTTTTCTTGAACATCTGCCAAAGGATGCCGAGGAAATTCCCACAGACGACTGCCTGATGCGTAATGTGCCGCGAGGTGTGCTGCCGTGGAACCAGGTGATGCCGGTATTCATTCCTGCTATGTACAACGGGAAGAAAGCTTATCTGGTGAACTACGTGAATAATTCACAGAAGAGCATCCAGACGGCGCTCGAAAAACTGAACAACTGCGGAATGTATTACATTCCCGGCATGACGCTGGAGAAAGGAGTGGATTATGAATGAATTGAAGAAGATGGCCATGAAGGGATGCCTTATCCTGATTGGCCTGGTACTGGTAGTAGGATTCTGCCTGTATGGAATCATTAGTCTTATAAAACAATTTATCTGAAAACGGCATGGAAGAAAAAAGATATTACTACAAGGTGTCGCTATCGAACACGCATCGCGGACGCTGCATTCAGGAACTGATTGAGAAAGGGAATAGAGCGGTGGAAGCGGCCAACGAACTGGCTGCCAGTCTGGGTGCTGAATCGCGAACGGATCGTCCGGGACGGCTGTTCCCGGGAGTAGGAATCGGAAGCCTGAAGTTCCATAGAGTTCCCAACCTTTTTGCCTACCAGTTTATCGGTAAGGGAGAATATATACCGAATATGCAGAACGAGAAAGGGCAGGAGATAGCACGTAAAATCATGGACCTGCCGGACGTGACCTCCGACGATTTCCGGGTGGCGTTTGGCATTCCCATAAACCGCCAGCACACTCCTCAGTGGTTTATCTACAACGGAAAGGCGTACCTGTGCAGCCGCTATCCGCTGGGCGAGGAATACGAAACCATCCTCCAGCAGGAGTTTGATTCAAAACGGAAGAAAGTATGAGCTACCAGGTGAATCTTTTCCGAAAGCCTCCGGTAATCGGTGAAGTAGTTTCGCGTGCGGAATACCGCGAGATACTTCTGGCACGCATGGCTGCCGGCGACCTCTATGCGTCGGAAACGCTGACCATGGTGCGAAAGGCCGACATGGCACTGGATGTGCTTCGTGAAAAACCTATATACAAAAGAAATAATGAATCCGTTTAATATTTTTCTGGTTGTTATATTATGTGTAGCTTTTGGATGGAGTATTCTTTTTGCAATAGGAATAACTGTTTCTGCATTTAAAGAACTACTGAAAATGATAAAACAAATGATGGAGGATTGACATGGGATGTTTTATTTGTGCCAGGAAAATGGCACGGAAGATTCCCGAAAGAAAAAGCTACGGAAGACCAGAAACGCCGTGTGGGTAAAGACGGACTGATTCAACATAAATGAAAGATTATGGGAGAGAAGAAATTCAAGCATGTAATGATAGATACGGAAACGCTGGGAAGGACACCTGGAAGCGTGGTCCGTTCGGTGGCTGCCGTAGAGTTTGACCCGCAAACGGGTGAAACCGGACGACAGAAGGTGTGGAAAATAGACCTTACCGATTCCATGCGATACGGTTTTAAGGTAGAAGCATCTACACTTAAATGGTGGATGATGCAGTCGGACGAAGCACGGCGCGAATTTGTGGAAGGTGTAGAAACACCGCTGGTGGATTTTTTTGAAGAATTTATGGAATTTCTTGCTGATACAGACGAAGAAAGGGACTTCACGTTATGGTGTCTTCAGCTGGATTTCGACGTGGCTATGCTTCGTTCCATGTATTCATGGTATAACTTGAACGTGTACAGATGCGACGAAGAAGTGCTTCCGTGGAACTTCCGGAAAGTGCGCGATGTGCGTCCGTATATGGATGCTCTGGATAGTGCAGGTCTTCTTCCTCCGAAGGTGGCGGACAGACACACTCCGCTGGCCGACTGCCTGGCTCAAATAAACTGTGTGCATCTGGTTGAAAAGAATAATCTTGTAGTGAGATAGTGGTATGCCGCAAGCAAGTATTTTCAATATGGATTGTATGATAGGAATGGCTTCTTTGGAAGCTCATTCCTTGGACTGTATTATATGTGATCTTCCGTATGGTGTGCTGAATAAACAGAATCCTCATGCAAAATGGGATACGGAACTTCCTCTTGATGAACTTTGGAGTCAGTATCGCAGACTGATAAAACCAAACGGTGCTATTATCTTATTCTGTCAGGGAATGTTTACAGCCCGTCTGATGATTAGCAATCCAAAAATGTGGAGATACAATTTAATCTGGAAGAAAGGTACACGTTCATCCGGATTCCTGAATGCTAACCGTATGCCGTTACGTAATCACGAAGATATAGCGGTATTCTACCAGAAGCTTCCTGTATATCATCCTCAAATGACAATAGGGGAGAAGAATCACGGAAGAAATGTAAGAGGGGTTCAATCAAATAATAAATGTTACGGAGATTTCAAGGTAGTAGATACTGTATTTACCAACGAGAAATATCCGCTTTCGGTAATAGATATCCCCAAAGAGCATGACAGCTTTTATCATCCTACACAGAAGCCAGTAGCACTTTTAGAATATCTCATACGAACTTACACAGACGAAGGTGATACAGTGATGGACAACTGTATGGGTAGTGGAACGACCGGTGTAGCTTGCATGAATACAGGGCGTAACTTTATCGGATATGAGAAAGAAAAGAAGTATTTCGACATTTCTCAGGAAAGAATATTTTCAGCCCAGAAAGGAATTAATACCGCAAACGGTAAACTGATACAAGGAGATTTATTTAAGCCATGAACGTCACCACCGATACAATAAACCACATATACCAGTATGCCACCTACCGCACAAACGAGCGTTGCGGAGAAACCGTAACCGTTCCAGGACTTACGGAAGGTGCGCATACCTTTTGCCGTAGCCGGCTGGAAGAAAAATATATGTTTGTGCTTTCGGCTGTGAAGGGACTTCCTCGCGTGATGCGTTACAGCAATCGTCCGGAAGGCGCTCCATGGATTCTGGCACGCGGTCACGGAAGCCGATACGAAGGGGCCACGCTCGATTCAGCCGAGCGACTGCTGGTGATGGCCGTCGCGCTCGGTATTGTGCGTGTAATGAAACCATCCTGCGACTCGTGCGATGTGCCGAATGTGGTGATTGACGACGAACGACTGCGGAAAATGGAAATGATGCAGCCCAAACATTCCAGACGTTTTTCATTGCTGAACTGGTAAACCTTACTCTATGCTCACACTCGCCAACCGGACCTACGTTCTATGCTTCGAACAGTCGTACACAGCGGCTGCACTCATGGAGTGGATTGAAGCAGGAAAAGAGCCCGAAATATCTATCCGGAATGCCAAAAAAGGAGTAGAACGAAGCGTCGTTCTTACCATAAAAGACAAAGGCGGCATTTATCTATCACTTATTCAGCGTATTGCATCTGTTACATCAGCAAGAATACATATAAAATCGGAGGTTTTATGAAATTTAGCAACGATTTTAATGCGATTTCGGTTTAAAATTGTTACATTTGCCATGTCATACAATGACATGTTGGGTGATAAAAGGTATTTGTAAATTCAGGGTTCCGCATCCGTGCGGAGCCCTTTGTAAAACCTGAAATACATGGCAAAGAAAAACATAAAATGCTATAACTCCGGTAAAATAGGCGGTCTTTCCTACCTGCAGGCATACAAGAACTTTGATAATGCAGATCAGGAGATTGCCGAGATGGGTTTCACTCCCGTGAATCCTATCATTCTCGGACTGAAACCATCGCGCCCGTACTGGATGCACATGGTGTGGGACATTCTGCTGCTTTCCCGTTGCGGTCACATCTACCTGCAGCAGAACTGGAAGTCAAGCCGTGGAGCAAGAATCGAGTTCAGGGTGGCGAAATTCCTGGGTATTCAGATATGGTTTCAGGGAAATCCTGGGGAAGACAATTTGTACAGCGAAAATTTTTGTGATGTAATGAAATGCAAATAAAATGGGAAAAACAAAAATCAAACTTACAAGTAAGCAGAAAGCAATTATAAAAGCAATTTGCATAGCTTCCGGCCTGTTTATCGGGAACCGGATTTTCAATCATGTATCAGCTTGGCTTGGCATTGCAGTTATATGCGTGACTCTGCTAGCATCTATTTATTTAATCTATAAACACATCAAAAAAACTTATGAAAAAAACGATTAATTTAATTATTGCGGTAATAGGAATAGTATTATTCTCCGCATGTTCTCGTGTAGCACCTAACTATGCAGGTGTATTAATGGAAAACTACGGTAAAAATGGGAAAGAAGACTTCAAGATTGTATCGGGTAAAGTATCTGTATGGGAACCTGGTACAGAACTTTTTCAAGTTCCGCTGTTCGACCAACGTGGAGGTTTCCAAGAGCCGGTTATTTTAAAAGCTGCGGACAACACAGAGTTTACAGCATGTCCGGTATATTCATATAAGGTTGTTAAGAGCCGTGCGGTAGATGTAGTATTCGACAACAAGCATATCGGTGGAGGAAACGATTTTATGACTTCACTTGAAGATAATATACTTGAGCCACGAATGTATGACCTGATAAAAGAAGAAAGCAGGAAATATAAGACAGACAGTCTGATGGCAGACGGAGGTTCTCTTGCTTTTGAAAAAAATCTGGAACAAATAGTAAGGAAAGAATTTAATGATAGAGGTCTTGAATTGAGAAGCTTCTCTGCTCAGCTTGAATTTTCAAATAAAGTAAGAAGTCGTAACGAAGTAAATACCAATATTTCCGTTCTTGACCAGCAAATTGAAGAACAAAAAAAGCGTAACGAACTGGAACAACTTCGTACAGAACAGCTTTTGATTCAAAGCCGTGGTTTAACTAAAGAAATTCTTCAAAAGCAGTTTATTGAAAAATGGGACGGTAAGACACCATTATACGGTGTTGTTCCTGAATTTCTTAAACTTACGAAATAACTATCTAAATAGCCAAGTTGAATAAAATGGCTCCCGCGTGAAGTGCGTCGGCGCACGTTTTCCATAATGTTTAGTTTTAAAGTTTTGACAAATTCACATTTCAGGGGTTCGACTCCCCGGCGTGGGACTGAATATTTAAAAGAAACGATATGATAAACAAATGTACATTCATCGGTAATCTGGGGAAAGACCCCGATTATAAAGTGCTGGAAAGCGGACACAAGGTAGCAAGTTTCTCCATCGCCTGCAGCCGGAAAGTGAAAAACAAGGAAAATGGAGAAACAAAGGAATATACGGAATGGATTCCCATTGTGGCCTGGGACAATCTGGCCGAAATTATCAGCCAGCTGGCCCGCAAAGGTTCGCAGGTATATGTGGAAGGGGAGTTCCGCACACGAAGCTACGAGGCAGAAGGAACCGGAGAAAAACGCTATGTATCCGAAATATGGGCACGCGATTTCCGTCTGCTCGGACGGAAGGCAGAATCATCGTCTGCTCCGCTTCCTACTTCGCCCGACGATTTCGGCAGCCAGCCCGCACCGGCTTCTGCTCCTTCACCCGCTCAGCCAGCACAAGCGGCCCCACAGCAGCCTACGCAGGGAACGCTTAATATGACTGACGAAAAGGATGATCTTCCTTTTTAATACGAACAGATTAATCATTTAGCGATATGAACGAATTTACAAACCCGGCAGGGAATCTGGGAAACAATCCTTTCTTGCAGGCTCCCTCCACCATTTTACCCATGAAGGGGAAAAGCTCTGAAACAGGGCTTGCGGCTTCTATCAGCCGTCCGAAATCCATGATTCCCGTCAAACGAAACCGGTTTGACCGCTACACTGCACAGCAGCGCATGGCCAGTGCAGACATTCTGAACGCCCACCTGCTCATGGTGGAAATCATGATGACCAATATCACTCAGAAATACATCTACGAAGTGGTTTCCTGCCTGAAGGAACGCGGACTGATGCGTCACAACATGAAGCGCAGGGCCAACGAACTGGTAAATCTGTCTAGTGACCTTATGAAGCGATGCAATGCGCACGATGCCATGCAGGTTCGTACCTTTACAGAAACCATCCACCCCGGTCTGTCCGGAAGTTTCATGAGGGGGGGCGGCACACTGACACAGAAGCTTCAGAACATCTTCTGGAAGACCTACGGAGAAAAAATCAACCTCATTTATTTTGCTACCAAAAATGCACTCGACAAGTGCAACGTGCGCCAGAGCGACCTTGTATCGAACATGGAGATGGTGGCCATGATGTGTACCACCGGAATCGAGTTCTACGACTGCATGTGCCGGAAGGTGGACGGACTGCTCAACGGAGTAGGGAAGGTGAACCGGCAGAAAAGCCAGCACAACGAAAAGATGATGGCTGCGGTGAAAGATATGCTGCGTGAGATGGTGGGAAACATTGAAATACCCGATAAGGAGGGAACGGATGTGCGCACCTTGACCGCACAGTTCCAGATGGAGCTGGTGAAAGACGACCTGTTGAAACTGGTGGAGAGCGGAATCGTTTCGCTACAGGTAGAGTTTATAGAATACGTCATCGCCAGTCTGCGCATGAAGATGGCCGGAGAAGGGCTCTGCTTTCAGGACTACCGCACACTGATGGCACGCATGGGCACTACGAACAACGTGCGTATGCTGCTGAATGAAATCGCTTCGATCCCTCTTCCTGAATCGGACGACTATGAGGTGTACGATGCCATGGAAATGTTGCCCGATGCAAAGGCAGAAGGCGAAAGCGTGATTGACAAGTTCCGTCACCTATGCCTGGAAGACCATATCCGCACAGTACCTGAAACAAACGAATCCATTACTCTCAGAAAGCTTCGTCAGGAAGTCTACCGCAATCACGGCACACTGAGTATGCTTACCCTACGCTATCTGTACAACGTGTTTGGCACAAAGAAGGCTATGGCAGAATACATAGCGCGTGCGGATGCCGACGTAATGGCGCGTACACTCCGTATGCTGAAAACGGTCAAAGTGAGTCAGCTCGCACTAAAAGACGGATGCCGATACGAACTCAACCTCGGTCAGGGCGTGCGTGCCATGTATGAGATGCACGGTTATACCCGCGAAAAGTTTGCTTCCATGGCAGGTGTAGGAACAGACCGGCTGCTGGAACTGGAGGCCATGGGCGACCTGGCATCCTATCCCCATGCGGAGAAAGCCGTCGGTCCGCTTGTAATGGACGTGGGTAAGATGCTGGGTGCAGACCCCCGTTACGTGCTGTTTGCTTCCCTACGTGATACAAAAGAGAAAGGCACACTCCCGGAGGTTTATAAACGTCTTTTCCGAGAAATGGAGAAAGTATATAACGATAACAACGATAAATCAGAAGAAAATGGGAAAGAAGAAAAAAAGGAATAACAAACGAGTAAATCCGCCTGAAATAAATAAAAGAATACTCAATGGTTTCCTTGATATTGAATCGCGTGCGGGAGATATGATGGAGCTATTCGGATTTTTCTGGCCATTAGTTGAGAAAAAAGAACAGGATATTTTAAACATCCGAGATAGAACTAAAGTTCCACAGCTTGATTTCAGAAAGATCATAAGCAAAGAACAGCCATCAGGAACTAAAATAGCAAATTATATGGACGGAGAAATTAACGTATCAAAATTCAGTGTCGGTCAGGTAGTAAAGCTGAAAGACTACGACTCGCTTAAATTGGTGAATGAGACCCTGACGTATCAGATGGGGGAATTTGATTTAAAACATATCTCAAATGCTCAGGTTGCAATCTACAAAGTGCATAATACACGTCAGCTCCGCAAGGACGGGAAGCCTGTGTTCTGGTATGAGGTAGGTCAGTGGGGTCGGAACATAGTCGACGTTCCGGAAGATTTTTTGGAAAAACTGCCTGAACCGGTAAATATACCTGATGATAACGAAGGAGGAGAAAAACAACCGGAGATTCCTGTAGAAGAAACTATGGATGAAATGGTTGAGAAGTTTGAAGAGGTGCTGCACGAGCTGGTATCTTACGATAAAATGGCAGGTGGAAATCCTAATCTTTATCATATCAGAATAGGAAATTTGTTCAAGCCATGTTTTAAGGATGATATCACCTATTCAGACCGGATAGAAGGCTTACTGCATATTACAAGCATCGCCCGTGCTGCATATCAACACTATGCGCAAGTTACGCTTTCTATGTCCGAAATCAGTCAAGAACAGCTTTACACTTACCGCAAAAAGAATGCCGACTATGGAAACGCCTTTGAAAAGTCAATGGACGAAGACGGAATACTGGTAGCTAAAATCCGCATCGGTGACAAAATTCGGAGAATAAATTCCCTGATTAAAAATAATGGTGAAGGGCAGGTGAAGGACGAAAGGCTGGAAGATACTTATCTGGACCTGGCCAACTACTGCGTGATGACAATTCTTTGGATCAGAAAACAAAAGTAAGATATGAAAAAAGAGTTTATATATCAAGGACACACAAGTTACCAAAATCCTTTTTGTGAAGAATGGGAGTGCTCGGATAATCAGTTGGAAAATTCTTTTAAAGACAAAATAAAATCCGATGAAATAATATTCCCGAAGGAAGTAGTACACCCTATGATGCCAAACTTCCTGAAGTTCCTTTATGAAGAATGTAATTCTTTTGAGGAAGAAGGTGATATTGATACTTCTATGATTAAAATTTACAATCACTCCATATTCTTCCTGTTGTTTTTTTACAAAAAATATCATCATGAAAAGATGATTGTAGAAAAAGAAATAGAAGAAAGATTTAAAAGAGAAATATATCAGGCCGATGGTCAGTTCTATCGAATGATTACTCTACGAGGTACACCGGTGGCAGGAATAATATTAAAATCAAAAATTAAAGAAATCTATTTTTTGCTGAATAAACAAGAAGCAGAATCACAATCAGAAAAAGTAGAAAATGCTTTTCTCGATTTAGCTACTTACGCAATAATGACAATTATTATCTAATTCAATAAAATAACTATGGCAGGAAGTAATATCAGCAGAGACCACATCGCTATGGAAGCGATGAAGGTGCTCATGGAGAAAACAGTTTCAAACAATCTGACATTAAAAAACAGGATCAGACAATTCTTTGGTCTGAATCATAAGACATATACAGCATTTGACGAGAAGATGATAGCTAAATTATCATACGAAATGGCCGATGCCATGATTGCACAACGCGAAAAAATACGGGAGGAAAAATTATGATGCACACATGGTTTGAAGGGAAAATCCGCCACGAAAAGGTAGCGGAAAACGGGATGAACAAGAAAGTGACAGAGCCCTATCTGGTAGATGCCATGAGTTTCACCGAAGCCGAAGCACGTCTCATTGAAGAAGTCACGCCGTTTATTACAGGAGAGTTCACAGTGACCGACATCAAACGGGCCAACTATAGCGAGATATTTCCGTCCGACGAGGAAGGAGCCGGCATCTGGTACAAATGCAAGCTGTACTTTATCACCATCGACGAGAAAAGCGGTGCGGAGAAGAAGACAGCCACCAACATTCTGGTACAGGCTGCCGACCTTCGCGATGCGGTGAAGAAGCTGGACGAAGGCATGAAAGGTACGATGGCCGATTACGTGATAGCTTCCGTAGCCGAAACCGCCATCATGGACGTATATCCGTATCAGGCAGAAGCCGAAGCTCAACCTGATTCCGAGGAATACGACTACGAAAAATTGTCGGCGGCTGCCCGTGTATGTCACAACTTAGGAATCACAGAAAAGGGCGGAAAGAAATGTATCAATACTGACCCGATAAACGTGCTGAATATTCATTACGGCTACGGAAGCGGTCTGAAACTCATTCAGCAGCTTATCAACAAAGGGGTGCTGAAACGGGAGAAAGATTACATTTCTGTGGTAGACAAACCGCTGGAGGCCTTCGATTGGTATATCAAAAAGGAGGAAAGTAATGGTACCATGGAATAGCCATCTGGACATTCCGGTGGAGATACTTTTTAAGTATCTCTGCCGGGACTACCGGCGCGAACAGGCACGCACGGCGGAGCTGGAAAAGAAAGTAGCAAAGCTTCAGGCAGAGCTGAACTATGAGCGCAACAATACGCCCACGGTGGAGAAGCTGCAACGCCAGGTAACATCGCTCAAGACGAAGGTCCGCGAGCAGGAAGGGACTATCAAGGTGAGAAACCTTACCATCAAGCGGTTGAAAGGTGAAATACCGGAATGAATCATGGGAGAACTGGAAAATCACTTAAATCTATAGCCTATGTCGAGGGATAAATATACTTATAGCACTTATGATGTCATCAGGATGGGATGCAGCAGAATCAGAACAAGATTAAGATATTCCGATTTAGATTCAAACACATATACAATAAGATGTAGATACCACACTCCTACAAAACGCTATAAACAGCATGAGATAGCCAACCGCAACCGCCATACCTCACGCCATGTGCCGTTCTATTTCAGTATTGTCGGTCAGAACCGTCACGTACCCCATAAGGACGGTAAGAAGTACCATACAAAGTTTAACCGAAATGTGCGTCCGAAGGGTACACACTCACATTTCAAATTTTACAGATAAAATGATAAATTTATTATACATCGACCTTTTTTGTGGAGCCGGAGGAACTTCTACCGGTGTAGAAAATGCACGTGTCAACGAATCACAATGCGCAAAAGTAATAGCCTGTGTAAATCACGATGCTAATGCCATCGCCAGCCATGCGGCAAATCATCCGGACGCGCTTCATTTCACAGAGGACATCCGAACGCTGGAGCTTTCAGGACTGGTCGCGCATGTAGAGAAGATGAAAATGCAATATCCGGATGCGTATGTAGTTCTATGGGCTTCGCTGGAATGTACCAATTTCAGCAAGGCAAAAGGCGGACAACCTCGCGATGCAGACAGCCGGACACTGGCCGAACATCTTTTCCGTTACATTGAAGCCATAAACCCTGACTATATTCAGATTGAAAACGTGGAGGAGTTTATGAGCTGGGGAGACATGGACGAAAAAGGACATCCGGTAAGCAAAGATAAAGGTCGTTGTTATGAGAAGTGGAAACGAAACGTAAAGAAATACGGATATGACTTCGATTGGCGGATACTTAATGCGGCCGATTACGGAGCATATACTACCAGAAAACGCTTCTTTGGCATATTTGCAAAGAAAGGACTTCCTATCGTATTCCCGGAAGCGACACACTGCAAGAATGGAAGGAAAGATATGTTCAGCAAGCTGGAGACATGGAGGCCCGTAAAAGAAGTGCTGGATTTTTCGGACGAAGGTGAAAGCATTTTCACAAGGAAAAAACCGCTTGCAGAAAAGACACTCGAACGAATTTATGCCGGACTGATTAAGTTTGTGGCCGGTGGAAAAGATGCTTTTATAGTAAAATACAACTCTATGAGCCGGACAGGTAAATATCAGTCACCAAGCATTGACGAACCATGCCCAACTGTGGCTACGCAGGGCCGCTTGGCTTTGGCAAAAGTAAGTTTCCTATCAAAGCAGTACAGCGGACATCCTGGGAGTAAGAATATTTCTGTAGAAGAGCCAGCAGGAACAATTACCTGCAAGGACCATCATGCTTTCGTTTCAGCTTATTATGGTAACGGAAATAATCATTCGGTAGATAGTCCTGCTCCAACCGTAACTACAAAGGATCGTCTTGCTTTAGTTACTCCATTCTTTATGAATTATTATTCAGGAGGTGGTCAGTTAGGTAGTGTTAACGAGCCATGTCCTGCCGTAACAACCGTACCAAAGCAAAGAATGGTGACACCCGTATTTATCGACCAGCAATTTGGCGCTTCCAGTGCAGCTTCCATAGAAAAACCGTTAGGAGCTATTACCACCAATCCCAAATACAGCATGGTTACATGCAAAAGAAAAAGCTTCCTGATGAATCCGCAATTTGCAAGTGCAGGCGGTTCGGTAGATAATCCGTGTTTCACGCTTATAGCAAGAATGGATAAAATGCCTCCTTACCTTGTCAACACAAAAGATGGCATAGGTATCTGCATAGAAAATGGAGACAGCCCGATGACTGTAAAAATCAAGCAATTTATGCTTGTGTATGGATTGGCAGACATAAAGATGCGTATGCTTCGCATAGACGAGCTGAAAAAGATTATGGGTTTCCCTGAAAACTATATTCTTGTCGGTACACAAGCTGACCAGAAGAAGTTTATTGGGAATGCTGTAGAGGTAAATATGGCTCGCGTCCTTTGTGAATGCTTATGTCTAAGATTATCAGAAAAACATTTTAAAGTAGCATAATAACCAAAACCACAAAAAGAAGAAAAATGAAAACAATCAAGACACACACAGGAAAGATTTATGTAGATTCAGAAAAGAAGCTGGAATTTCTTACCGTGGGAGACTACGGAAAAGAAAACAATATCAAGGCCGATTTCTTGGGCCTGACTAAAGAAATAAACGGTGTGGCCAACACAGAAGTCGACTTGAGCAAGAAATGGGTGGCCACAATTTCTACACAGAAAGGATGCCCTATGAAATGTAAGTTCTGCGACGTACCCCGTTTCGGATTCCATGGTAACGCTTCGCTGGATGAACTGGCCTATCAGATTAGAACCATCATTGAAAATGAATCGGTACTCCACACAGAAAGATTTAACGTACATTTGGCCCGGATGGGAGAGCCTACCTGGAATGAAAACGTGCCTTCCTTTGCTCTGCAGCTGAAAAGTCTCGTAAGGAAATGCGGACTAATGGCAGACACCGTTCATCCGGTTGTATCCACCATGCTGCCAAAAGCCAACAAACGACTGAAAGATTTTATTCTTACCTGGTGCGACATCAAGAACGAGTTCTACCACGGAGAAGCCGGACTGCAGTTCTCCATCAATTCTACCGACGAAGCACAGCGAAACGAATTGTTTGACGGGAAGAGCCTTTCGCTTCAGGAAATTTCCGCATTAGCCAAAGAACTTCCTATTCCGAAAGGAAGAAAATACACGCTGAACTTCCCGGTTACGGCACAAACCATTCTCGATGCAAAGGAACTTTCTTCGCTGTTTGACAAAAAGAAGTTTATCGTAAAAATCACTCCGATTCATGAAACCAGCTCGGCCATTGAAAACGGTTTTGAAGTAACCGGATATTCCGATTACGATGTGTACCGCAAGTTCGAACAGCCACTGCTGGAAGAAGGATGGGATGTCATCGTATTTGTTCCGTCAAAAGAAGAAGACTCCGATAGAATCACCTGCGGAAACGCATTAATCAGTGATAAGGAATGATACGCATATTGGTAGTAAATGGAAGCCCGCATGAGAATCGCTCATGCGGGAATGTGGCAAGGTTTATCCAACGGTTAGCCAAAGGGATGCAGGTAGATATTTTCTGGATTGGAGAGCAGGTTGCACAGTGCGATGCGTGCCGGTCATGCAAGCGCGGAGGATTCTGCAAGACGGAAGACAGCGTGAACAACTTCGTGCGCATAGCCGGCAATTACGACGGATACCTCTTTGTGAGTCCGGTTTATTACGCAAGCATAAGCAGCCAGATGGATGCGTTTCTTACCCGTCTGTTTTATTCCAATCCAAAGCTGATGATGTATAAGCCGGTGGCAGGAATTACCGTGTCCAGAAGAAGCGGAAACACGTCGGCATTCAGCCGGATGAACATGTATTTCCTCATGCACTCCATGATTGTGGTCGGCTCGCAATACTGGAACGAGCTTTACAGCGACGAGACTGGAGATACAAAACAGGATGCAGAAGGTATGGAAACGGTTGCTTCCTTGGTGGAGAATATGAAATATGTCATTGAAGGTCTTTCTACCGTAGAAAAACCGATGAAAAGGATACATGTTCACACTAATTTTATCAGGTAATACGGGATGATATAATTTTGACATAAACCTAATTATGTTTAATTCGATAAAAATATGCCATCGAACAGTCGTAAGCATCCGCCTATTGGGTGTAAATATGCAAAATATAA